AAAGGAGAGAAAGGAGAGAAAGGAGAGAAAGGAGAGAAAGGAGAGAAAGGAGAGAAAGGAGAGAAAGGAGAGAAAGGAGAGAAAGGAGAGAAAGGAGAGAAAGGAGAGAAAGGAGAGAAATAAATAGATAATAGAAACTTATACTATAAAATCACAACAGGAACGGATAAACAGATAAATGATAAAAATATAATATAGTTTTATCATTTATTATACAAAAAAAAGGTAATCACATTAAACGTTATTCAAGAATTCCAATAATGTAGCCTTTGTGGGTTTGGATTTAAATTCGATAATTTCCGAACCTTTATCTAGCTTAATGGTCGGATAACCAGATACCTCATATTTATCTGCAAGTGCTGGTTCTTTGTCGCAATCAACGTCTACAAAATTTACACGTTTTCCGTTAAATTCTTTATCTTTATTCTCATCAACAAATTCTTTCCATTCAGGTTTTGCAGAGATACAATGAGGACACCACGATGTTCCGAAAAAGTATAGTGTTATCATATCACTACCATCTGGATTTTCTCTCCTCATATCCATCCCATTTGCGTATCCCTCATAAAATGAACGATCAGATTGTTTGAGTATATATTTTTTATAGATGTAATAAGCACATCCAATTAAAACAGCCGCGAAAACTCCTATTAAAATATTTCGCGTAATAGTTGGAAGATTTTTGAAAAAAGATCTAAGCGTTAAATCTGAACCTGTCATGATATAAGAATTCTATATATGTGTATATATATAATAAAAATAAATATGTTTTGAGAATAATACGAATATATATAAATACACTAAATAACTATTGTAAAATATATATAAATATATTCTTTTATCTACTATATCCAATATTTTATATCCCCGTATACATACCTCGCCTTTATACTCATATAATATCCAATAATATGTTAGTTCGAACAAGAGACGGGAAAATAATAGATATAAAAATAACAAATTTTGTTACAGACAATGAATACTATCAGGTGTTGTATAACATTTCTTGATGGCCAACTAACCATGTGACGGGCTTATATTGCAGGACATGAGAAACGAGAGAAAGGTGAGAAACGTGAGAAATAACTAAAATAAAATCGTATATAAAACATACATGATAAGAACAACAAGAGATATTTCAAATAAAGTAAACAAAAACATGAAAGTTCTTAATTTAGATAATGCTGGATTTGTAAAAATACCGGTGGTATCAAACAATGTTTTAATATATTTATAGTTTGTAGTAAATAAATAAAAATATATACCTATTATACCTATCTTACATATCAACGACAATAATTTATTGTTTTTAATAGGGGTTCCATATGTTATAATAATAAGAATGAATGCAGCCACGATGATATATATAAATCGGTTAGCAACATCAAAGAAATTATGAATAAATGTTATAATATTTGTCATAATATAGTATATTATTATAGTATATTATTATAGTATATTATTATAGTATATTATTATAGTATAATGACATACAAAATAAAAAAAAATAAAACATATAAAACCGCAAAGAAACATCAAAAAAAGAAATACACATTTACGCGTAAGGAATATATGAGTGGCGATGGAATGATGACTTCAATATGGGGGCCTGCAATGTGGCACGCGTTGCATACGATAAGTTTCGACTATCCCGTTCATCCAACAAGCGAAGAGAAAAAACATTATAAAGAATATATTGAAAGTTTAAAATACGTCCTGCCGTGCAAGTATTGCAGAACTAACTTAACAAATAATTTAAAAATATACCCGATTCGAGAATGTCATATGAAAAACCGGGATACATTTTCGCGCTATGTATACAACTTACACGAAATCATAAACAAAATGTTGGGGAAAAAGTCGGGGCTTTCGTATTGTGACGTGCGCGAAACATATGAGCATTTTCGGTCGCGTTGCAGTGAAAGCGATGGGAAGAAACTATTTAAATTCAATAAAACACGCAAAGGCAAAGGCAAAGAACAGGGATGCACTGCTCCTTTATATGGCAAAGACGCAAAATGTGTTATAAAAATAGTGCCAGAAGAAGAAAAAGAGCCTTCATTTTCAGTTGATAATCGGTGTGTAAAAGTTCGGGGGTAGGGGTGTCCGGGGTCCGGGGTCCGGGGTCTGGATTCAGAAAATTTTACATAATAAAATTGATGTATTATATAAAATATATATAAATGTAAGCGTATAAGTATACCATACCAAAAAAATGGACGATATAAACTCTATTCTTCTTGAAGATTTGAATACTGAACAAAATCATAATCAAAATCTTATACAAACATCACCCAAACGCAAACTACCACCACCATTAACAATGCCACTAAAGGGGAATGATAAAAGAAAAGATTCATGCAAAAAAGTAGGAGGAGAAAAAAAACGAGCGGGGCACGATATAGAAGTCGAATTTATGGAACAATTTAATAATCCTGAATTCATGAGATACCAAAAAGCGAAAGAGGAAGGTAAAAATACAATAGAATATGGTGCAACTTCTGACACAACTATAGATGAATCGCATCCGGTTCGCGATGTTTTAAAAGATAAATTAAATATATCAGGCGTTAATGTTACTAATAAAAGTGGAAACAATATTCAGTTTGTATTGGGTAATATACCCGAATTTAAACAAATTCAAACCGCAGCAGAAATAACTCCCGACTTTGTAACTAAATTGTTAAATAATTATTTAAAAAAAAGCAACAGCAGTAAACCTGCAGACATGTTAGTTTATAAATGTACAAGTAAGAACAAATGGATTTTCTTTAATATTGTAAATATTATTGACTATATAGCAGAAAAAGGAAAGTGGCGGAAATTAGAATCGGGCAGATATAAATGCGACTTCGATAACAACACAAAAAAAGGCACAGGTCAGTATATTACATATGAACATCGCAGCACACACAATAGTGACTTTCTGGGTTCTAATGGTAATACAGGAATAAAATTAATCAACTTACTTATGGATGAAAAATATGGAATCAAATACCATTCCGAAGACTTCATGTTTTAGAATTCTTACTACGCACTTGAACTTCAACGCGGCCAACAAATAATAATGATTTCGTGCGAATCTTTAATATTGTCTTCTTTTTCTGCAGTTTTTCTATTTTTTCCAATCCGTGTTTCACCTTGGCCATATGTATACTGCCATTCCGGAAACTCAAACTTGTATTCTTTATACCATTCGCGAATTGTTGTGCAGTCATTGTAGGTAATCAGAAAACCGCCTTTATGTTTTTTCAGCAAGTCGCACATTTTTTTATGGTCGAAGTTGTTATGGTGAATTGGAAAATTACAATTCGGATACATGCCCTTGAACATTTTACTATCGCCTTCCAAGTAATACGGGGGGTCAAGAAATATAAAATCGTCCGCGTGTTTCGCAATCACTGCCTCAAAATCAGAACACTCGACGCGCAAGTTGCGAAAACTGGTTTGCTCCAATTTCGCAAGACGTCTTGCAAATTTGTCTTTGTTGATTTCGTTCGAACTTGGCCATCCTAGAAACATCGGTCCATAGGAAAGCGTCATATTGTAGTAGTAGTATACCGCCTGCATGAGAGGACTGCTGTCAATACGTGCAGTGTCTTCTGGTTTTAATTCGACAACTTTTTGGGTTCTATAGTTCAAATCCGCGGGTTTAATCTTATCCCAGTAATGCAACAAGAGATGGCGATTATATGTGAACTCTTCTTGAGTAATACTGAATTTCCGTAACTCGCGTATAAATTCGGCCTTGGTGGTGGAGTCAATAACGACATTCCAGAAGTTTGTGAGCATGCCGAAAATATCATAGCCGATAACTTCTATACCGAGCTCCTGTGAAACGCAAATCTCGAATGAACCACCACCGAAGAAAGGAGACACGATTCGTTTCGTTTTTAGTTTAGGTAGATTGGATAAAATAAGACCAATGGCTTTTGATTTTCCGCCGGCATATCGTAGCGGCGACATACATACGCGTTTGAATGTATCAGTCTCACCTCCACCCTTACTTTTATTTTGTATTTTTTTCAAATAGTCAGATAAATACTTTTCTGACTTTTCGTATTGGAGCGTGGGAGCGGATGCGGACATGACTTGTTGCATGATACGCGATGTGATTATGTCTGTTAAAATAATATGTATGTGTCTATGTGTCTATGTCTTTATGTATATAGGTATTCACATATTATTTTAAAATCAATTTTTTATATAGTTTATTCGGGTTTGTATTTACTTACATGGTTACATCGTTACATGGTTACATGGCCATATTACAACTTGGACATCCAAGGAATCGGTAAATTCTGGTTCAAGTTTGTAGTATTATAGTTGGGAACTTTTACACAATTAAATTGTGGCTCAGGGCATCGCGCACAAGACGGACAAGGTTGGCATTTGGATTTACTACATTTTTCATCGCAATCTACTTTAGGTGGTGCAGGGCATGCGGGACAGATTGGTGTAAGTGCTTGAGATTTCAGTATATACAAATCTTCTTGACCGGCTGGTATTTGGTTACGTGCAACACCATTTTTACTATCATTTTTACTATCATTTTTACTTTCATTGGTAATATTGACAGCATATCCTGAACCGGAACCGGAACCGGAACCGGAATAAGAATATGCTGATCCATTCATTGCACCGGCTGATACAGAATCAAACATCTTATTATCGCGCCTTTCACGACGATTGGTATCATTATAATAGTCATAATTTTTATTCTTGTTCCTATTCGATGTAGAGATCATATATGAAGCTCTGTCATCATTGTTACCACCATTCAAGTCGTCATCATAGTATGAATAGTTTTTATCTCTGTTATTGGTATTTTTGGTATTTTTGGTATCTTTGGTATTTTTGGTATCTTTGGTATTTTTGCCATACCTCCTGTGAAATTCGTCGTGCTTATTGTAATACGGGTTGTTAACTCGAGCATTTAAACCCTGCGACCAATTCGTTGCAGAAATATTTGCATCATTTAAATTATCATAATAGTTGGCATAATTGTGGTAATTGCTGCTTGTGTAACCTTCTTTTGTCGAACATATACCTAAACATGAACATAAGACAAGTGCAACCAATAAGATAATAAATATATGTAACTTTGTAAATTTCATAGTATATATATAATTAAAAATATAATTAATTATATATATATGTGGAAAAAGATTATATATATGCTAAAAATGTTATTTTAGTTAGATTCATTATTTTTACTATAAAGGTACAGATTCATCATTTAAGTTATTATTGTTATTGGTATCGCCGTCTTCGTCACCTTCGACCATTCCTTCTCGCATGTTAGAACATACACCTAAAATAGGGCATAAAATAAGAGCAAGGGCTAGTATTATAATTAAATGAAGTTTTGTTAATTTCATTTTAATATAATATTATATTTTTTATTTTTATATTATTAAAATTGATATTAAAATTATTAATACTAATATAGAAAGAAAAAACATAACGCGTCAATACCAATGTCTGCAAAAACTGACAAACTTACGAAACCGGTAAAAGCTCCAAAAACTCCGAAAGTTCCGAAATCTCCAAAAGTTGCAAAAGCCACGAAAGTCACAAAACCACCCAAACATATGCTTAAAACATCACACTTTACAAGTGGAGATGGAGACGAGGGGGGTGACTACACAACACCATTTATTGAAATCGGTGTAGATGAAGCGGGACGCGGTCCTATGTTTGGACGCGTTTATGTCGGCGCAGTTGTTTTACCTAAAGATGCGAAATTATTCGATTTCTCGAAAATGAAAGATAGTAAAAAATTCACATCTGATGCTAAAATAAAGGAAGCAGCGGAGTATATCAAAACCCATGCAATTGCATGGAGTGTTGTTTACGCGGAACACGACGAAATCGACCGCATAAATATACGTCGTGCCACTATTGACTGCATGCATAAAGCGATACGCGAAATCCTTCACAACAAACTCAATATAACCGGTGACAAGGCGTATCTGCTCATCGACGGGAATGATTTTATACCGATGATGGAGCTTATAAATGGCGAATCGTATGTGCAAATACCGCATATTTGCGTGGAAAGCGGCGATAACACATATGCGGCAATTGCTGCGGCTTCGATTCTTGCAAAAGTCGCGCGGGATGAATATATTGGCGAAATGTGCAAACAACATCCGGAATTGGCCGAAAAATATGACCTTGGAAATAACAAGGGATACGGGACGAAAAAACACATGGATGGGATTCGCGAACACGGGATAACGCAGTGGCACAGGAGAAGTTTCGGAGTGTGTAAAGATTATTAGAAAATTAGAATTATGAAGGTGGCAATCACAAATATAGTATACTAGTAAATTGAAGTAGAAATAGTATACTATATGATATATATCCGCAACTCTATACGAAATAGAAAAAGCAAACACAATGAAAGTTCTCGTATTCGACACTGAAACATCTGGTTTGCCCAAAGAGAAAAACCCCTCAATCTACGATACAGACAAATGGCCGCACGTGATGCAAGTCAGTTATATTATTTACAATACGGACACGGGCGAAATTGACGAGAAATACGATGCATATATTAAACTGAACACTTGGGTGATAGTTGACCCTGTTTCAGAAGGGATACACGGAATTACACGCGAAATCATGGATACGAAAGGTGTGCCGATTCAGGAAGCACTTGTGCGGGTGCGCGATGCACTTGGAAAGGCAGATATTTGCGTGGGACACAATGTGTCATTCGACAAAAGGTTCATGATCGTGGAAGGTATCCGAAATAGCATTCGCATGAATTTTCCGGCAGACTATTGCACGATGAAAAACGGCAAACAAATATGCAAAATCGATTTCACATTTTCGAATGGCGAGAAAGGGTTCAAGTTTCCTAAACTGATGGAGCTATATGAACACCTATTTCCGGGGATTCCAGCACCTCTGAATTTACACAACTCTTTTGCAGATACGATTATTACACTGAAATGCTACTGCAAGATGGCACATGATGTGAACCTGTCTCTGGATTCGCGAGAATTTCGTGTGCTTTATCGGGAGAATTGTTGCTAGAGTTATTGACAGAGTTGTAGGCGATATGGTGATAGGTTATGGGCGTCGTGGTTAACGCTTTCGAGTATATTTTTTATTTTTAGGAGCATTTCTATGTTTACTTACGCCTTGTTCGTCGTTTTGTGCGACGATGGTGTTTTTTAGAACGTTTATTTTTACGCATTTTTTTATACTTTTTACTTTTGGATTTTCTTCTAGTTTTGCACATAATTCGTAATCCTCCAGTATAACTAGTAGTGTATGCGTTGTAATTGTCGTCCTGCTCAAACATTGAAACAACAGAATCAGTGCTACCCGTAACAAATGCAGGACAAGGAATACCTAAAATTTTATAAAATGTTTTAACTATATCAGGATATGCGTCCGTTATGTTACAAGGATTAGGATTGTTATCAGATGTGTTAAGTTGATTTTCCAAAAAACCACCTTGTTGGTTATTAGTACCAGTCATAACACCGCATGAATTAAAAAAACCGGGTTTAATTTCAACTTTAAATCTTCTACTATTATTAGGATTATCTAATATCGTAAAATTTAATGGTGGATTGCGACTTAATAAGAAGTCAAATTTTTTGTTAAAATCTTCAGCAAAATCAATAACATTTTTACAACAATTACATCTTAAAGCTGAAATGGAAGAATTTGACGAAATACATCCTTTGTTTATTGTAATAATATCACCAAAATAACTATCTCGGGTAATCTTTATATTTGAATCAAATTTTTTTTTTAATTCCTGTAATTTACTTGTAATATCACGATAGTCTTCGTCCGCTATTGTAACATTACTCATTTATTTTTTTATATTATAAATTAAGTATATATATATTTATATGATATAATCATAAATCCTACGAAGAACACATTTCACAAATATTTTTAACTAATTATTAAATTTTATCACACATCTATATTCATATTTACCCCATATGAGATGTATATTTTTTATGCTTGTGTATACGTGAATGACGTCTGCGTCTATGAGTGTTAGACTTGGATTTGGATTTGCATTTGGATTTACGCACGCAACGAGTTTTACGCACTGATTTGGACTTGCGGTGACGGCGGTGTCGGCGTCGTGATTTTTTACCCCCACCATTTAATAGTTCTAAATTTTCTTCATTCAAAACATATGGCAATGATCTATACATATCTTCTGATAAGTTTGCTAGCAATTCGAGTTCTAATGCTGGTTCTAATCTAACAAGCTCAATATTATTTTTAGTCATTAAGTTTCTATAAGCGGTGCCAATTTTAGTCAAAAATAATAATAGTCTTTTAGATGGACGTGTCATCATATCCGGTTCCATTATAATATTTTTTTCAATTATATGATCAATAATAGAGTTTACAAAATTATCAAATAATTTTAAAGAATGAGAATCAACATTCGAAATTCCACTAATGTTATGTTTTTCAACTCCTATAAAAAAAACTCTTGGTTCTCTTGGTTCTTCATCTGGTCGTGACTGCACCTGCACGATCGGCTCAATTACATTAAATAATAATTTATTACATAAACCCGTTATTTCATTATAAAGTTTCGCTCGTAATCCTTGAGATAATTCAGAAATTTTTACATATAAATCATTAGCACATTTGTTAAATACAATTTCTAAATTATCTATAGCCGAACCAGTATCATATCCTTCATTATTATCTTTAATCATTATAGCAAGACTTTCACATATATCATTTATTTTTGTTCTAAGATTATCTAGTGACATTGCTTTTTGTTATGTTACTGGTAAAATTATATAATTTTAAGTATATATAATATGTGATATAATTAAAATTATAGTAAATTAATAATAAATCAAATCATTAATGAATTATAAAAACTACGAAGAACACATTTCACAAATATCATTTTCATTGTTATTACTAATAACTACTTCATGTCCATTCCCATTTCCTTCCCCCTCCGGTTCAATCGTGAATTGTTGTGCCTGGTGTTTCGCCTTTCTACGCAAATAGTAAATCCCCGTCTTCAATCCACGCACCCACGAATAAAAATGCATCGACGTCAACGTATTATAATTCGGTTCTTCCAGCCATAGATTCAAACTCTGGCTTTGGCAAATAAATGCCCCCCTCTCTGCCGCCATATCTATCAAATGTTTCATCGGCATTTCCCAAACGATTTTATATTTATTTTTAATATGTTCTGCCTTCCCGACAGGAAACAAGGTTTCCGATAATTGTTGAATACTTCCACGATTCGCAATAATATTGTTTTTGACGCGTTCGTTCCAGATTCCTAAATCTATAAACTCCTTCATCAAATACTTATTCACCATGATAAATTCACCTGCCAAGGTCCGCCGCATATAAATATTACTCGTTATTGGTTCAAAACATTCATTGTTGCCCAAAATTTGTGACGTGCTTGCGGTAGGCATCGGCGAGAGAAGCAGAGAGTTACGCAGTCCATATTTCTTGACTTGTTTGCGTAAATGGTCCCAGTCATATCGCCCAGGTGTAGGCTCCACGTTCCACATATCGAATTGGAATATTCCTTCCGAGGTCGGCGATCCGATAAACGAAGAATATGCACCCAATAAGTCGGAGTCGGAGTCGGTGTCGGAATGTTTACATAGTTTATCATATTCTTCGCAAGTGAGTAAATATTTGGTATCTGTAGATATATCTAATGCATCATGAGTTATTGGCGCAACGATGGTCTGATTCGCGGCGAAGTAATTTGAGCGTTCTTTTGCCATCTCGTTTGATTCCGTTAGCGCGGCGTGATATATCGTTTCAAAAATGAGGCGATTAATCGTGCGTGCCTCTTCGCTTTGAAAAGCCAAATCAAGCATGAAAAATACGTCTGCCAATCCTTGCACTCCGATTCCAATCGGGCGATGCCTCAGATTGCTTACACGCGTTTTCTCTGTCGGATAAAAGTTGACATCAATCACGCGGTTCAAATTTCGCGTAATAACACGCACAACATCGTGCAGATGATTATAGTCGAAAAATGGTTTCTCCGACTCCGCGTCTACACTACCACCACCACTACCCCGCACAAATTTATTCAGAGCAATGCTTGCAAGATTACAAACCGCGGTCTCGTTTTTATCCGAGTATTCGATGATTTCCGAACACAGATTTGAGCTCTTAATCGTGCCAAGATTTTTCTGGTTACTTTTCGTATTCGCGGCGTCCTTGTAGCATAAATAAGGTGTGCCTGTTTCCATCTGGCTGTCTAATATTTTAAACCATAATTCGCGCGACTTGATTTTACGTTTTTGACGGCCTTCGGATTCATATTTTTCATAAAGTTCCTTAAATTCGGCGCCATATACATCCGCCAGTCCAGGGCACTCATCGGGGCAAAAAAGGCACCAATCTTCATTTGTTTTTATTTTTTCCATCAAAAGATCGGGCATCCATAATGCGTAGAAAAGGTCACGTGCTTTTTGTTCTTCATCGCCCTGGTTTTTCTTCAGTTCAAGGAACTCGACGATATCTGCGTGCCAAGGTTCAATATAAATGGCGAAACTTCCGTTGCGGCGTCCGCCTTGGTCAATATATCGCGCCGTATTATTAAACACGCGCAACATCGGCACGATTCCTGTCGACGACCCATTTGTGCCGCGAATAAGGCTCCCAGACGCGCGAATATTGTGAATATGGAGACCAATACCACCCGCCCATTTCGAAATACTGGCGCAATCTTTTAGTGTATTGAAAATGCCGTCCAACGAATCATCTTCCATCGCAACCAAGTAACAAGAACTAAGCTGCGGACGCGGCGTCCCTGCATTGAAAAGGGTTGGCGTGGCGTGTGTGAAATATTTTTCCGACATGAGAATAAATGTTTCGCAGGCTTTTGTAATATCGCCGCCGTGTATTCCTATCGATACACGCATCCACATATACTGCGGACGCTCCTGAATGACGCCGTTGATTCTCATAAGATATGCACGCTCTAGTGTTTTAAAACCGAAATAGTCGAATAAAAAATCATTGTGCGAGTGGTTAGCGACGAATTTTTCGAGGAAATCGGCGTTTTTTTCGATAATATTCCACGTCGATTGCGAAATAAGGGGTGTATGTTTATTTTCATTGTCGCGGAATTCGTATAAACGCCGCATAACGCCGGTGAATGAAGGGTCGGTATTTTTGTGATGATTGGAAATAATAATATAAGATGCGAGAGTGGCGTAGTCTGGGTGCTGCGATGATTGAGTTGCACATTGCTCGGCGGTGAGTTCGTCGATTTTTGTAGTGGGGATGCCGTCGTATAGCTGGTCAATAATTTTCATGACGAGTGCGGAAAAATTAATAGAAACATTGGCTTGTTGGCCGATTTTCTTTACACGTGTTAGAATTTTATCAAACTGGATTTCTTGAAACGTGCCGTCGCGCTTCTTTACACGCATTTCTTGTTCTGTTATATTTTCGCCCTTAACTACCGACATGGTTTGGGAATATAGGATGTATAATATTATTAAACATAATATATTTATACCATTTTATACTATTTTATACTATTTTATATAGTATTTCATTTGTGGTATTTTTCGACATTTTATACTATCTTCTCTTGGTTGTATTTTTACGAGTTTTTCTGTATGTCTTGCCACGAGTCTTGCTGCGTCTATTGCTATGTGTCTTGCCACGAGTCTTTTTAGCATATTTATGCTTTTTGTGTCGTCGTTTTATTGTATTATTGCCTCCGGTTTTTGCCACATTACCGCCATTTTGATTGCCAAGATTATCCATAAGAAACTTATATGCTTTGTAAACTTCTATAAATTTTTCTGTCCTATCTGCAACTTTATCAGGGTGATTTCCAAGAGCTGCCGTATTAAAAGCTTTTTTAACATCAGCGCGAGTAGGGTTAGAATTAGGAGGTAATCCCAGAGTAAATAAAGCATTGGTTCGTTGTATTTCAGGAGAAGACCGACCTCTTGTATGCGGTGGTTGCTGTTGTTGCTGTTGATGTTGTTGCGGACGTTGACCCCATGGCCAGGCATATTTCTTTGCCTCGCGGAACATATGATGGAATTTTGATTGTGGTGCAGGAGAAGGTGCCGCATTTGGTAGAGGTTGGTAAAGGTGATTTTTCACTCTGTTTCTAAGAAGTTCGTTATCATGTTCTCGTTGTAGTTCACTATAATCTTGCTTGGACACTCTGGATAATTGTGGGGTGTGTTCTCCTAGGTGATTACCTGTGTAACGTCTTCGTTTAATGCTGTATGCTAGTGATCCTGGTATCGGTTCCATACCTTTACTAGAAAATCCTGGACTAACGGGGGGTGGTTGCGGAGTAAGTCTAGTGTCGGGTATAAATGGTGGCATATTCATAGAAAAACTCATTTTTAAACTTTACGCGTATATATATAATATACTAACATTAAATAATATTCTTGTATATAATATTATATACGTAAATATTATATACAAGAATATTATATTTTATTTTATTTAACAATAATGAAAAAGTCGTCAAGTTATATAAACACAATACTATTCATTTTTCTTATATTATTAGTTGTATGCTATTTTGGAATATTTAAATTTATGTCAAAAGAAGCATTCGAATCTAAAATAAATAGCAATAATAGATTATCACCGGGTCAATATCCAAAGTCGCAGGATGAATTATTATTACGTGGCTACTATAATATAAAAGAGAACACAAATGTTACAAAAAATAATAATTATAACATATGGAAAGAATATCCGGTATACACGAATTCATATAAACAAGAAACTAATAATAAACGATACTGGAGCACTCCTGATAATGGATTGTGTTCGCCCGCCGAGTTTTGTGGGACGCCTTATAGCAAGACAAATATAAAAGTAGAAAAAGTCAGCCCTGGTTTACCACTCGGTGCACCTGTAACGCGTGTAAACTGGTGGGCAAGCAAGAAGTAAACCAATAAACAATAAGGTTCGCTAAATATTCAATTCCAGGTCAGCTATCATGATTAAACATCCGTTATTTGGTTTAGGTGCCGTGTTCGTGATTGCATCGGAGGGTGCGTTTCCGGCTCCGTTTCCATTTTTCAGTTTCTTATTATTTGCTACCGACGACGGCGAACCACGCTTTTTAGGTGCTCTATGTATAAACCCGGTTTCACGTTCGCGGACTATAATATTCCATACTTTTTCTATTTGGGGTATCGCATTTTGAAACCATATATCGTTCCGCAAAACAAGCACGCAACTATATTGGTCTAAATACCAGTATATATTTTTTATCCAAACTAAATCCGTGTGTTTGTCGATAATTTCTTCACACCATGTATCGTATTCTTTGCGCGTCAAATATAGAGGTGCGTAGTAGTATACAGGCGTGCCGCCATCTTTTATAAAATAAGAGAAAACACCCTTTAGCGTCCTTGCAGCAGTAAGATGAAACTCGTTATCAAAATCAGAAGCCGAGTCTTTCAAAAACTCTTCTTCGTCCGGGTATTCTTTAAAACGCGTCTCTAGAAAATCACATTCGTCGCATTTACATACTTGCATTTGGAGCTGCATTTGAATCCAATATTCTTCTAATGGCACACCATCAATTTCACGATTGACGATATTTTTGATTTCAACCATGCGACCATAGAGTGGTGACAAAGGGTCAATATTGATTCCATCAGGCGATGCACCTAAGAATGGATACGCTGAATGAGGAATACAACCGAATTCGCCAACTTGTGTGTTATTTCTCGACTCATATAACATACGCGATATTTCTTCATATTTTTGACCCCAATGTAGAGGTGAGTTGACGTTTACATATTGTGACTTTATTGGTGTCGGTGCTGGTGTCGGTGCTGGCGTGGGTGCAGAAACTGACGATACTATTGTTTCATTGGTTGCATCGGTGTCGTCAGACGATAAAGACTCGGTCAGGGTTGCCGATGCCGATGCCGATGCCGATGCCGCTGCTGCACTGCATTTTTCATAAACGATCTGATTTATATTGGAGTCACTTTTAAATACCTTCCATGCAGAACTTGCAGTAATCATCTCATTGCGTCGCTTATACCACTCTGGTGTGCGTTGTGGATGTTGAGGAACCGAGCGAAGATATTCAATATTTTGTTCAACGCGACTCCGACTCCGACTCAGACTCACATCGCAACTCTGTCGAATAAATGAAGTGGAATAAGAACGAAGCGGAACTATGCTAGTAAAATAATCTTCTATACAACTATCCACTATACTTTCGAGTTCTATCTCCATGTCATACGTTATCATAAACAAGTCGGTGCCGCAAATGTCACTAAAAGTCGCTTCCAATAATTCGTATATACCCAACTCTACTTTTTTGTGAAAATGTGGGTCGCTAAATGATGAAATATTTGACATGACCAAGTAGTCAATATAATAAAACACCGCCTCGTAAAGTGCTTCGTATTCTTCTTGTGTAAATGTTTCTTCCTCTGTGTCAGAGTCGGTATCGGCGTCGGCGTCAGTATCATGTTCGGCAGCATTATCAAGCATTTTCAAATAAGGTGTTTGTGGAATATCTAAGAGCAAGAATTCTCGCAGTGGCATACCATTGATATACAACTCGTCTGTTTGTATACCAATTTCTGTCATTATGGTCGTGCTATTAAATAAAGTTTGCTGTATCTATATTATAGCGACGATATGTTTAAATAGTATCAATTTTATATTATGACTATCCTATCCTATCCACCGCAAAACACTACTTGCTTGTGACAACTAATGTCACACCTTCATCGTCACTATTATGATTCGAAGTATTCCTTGAGTGTGTTGCACTATTTGAACGCGATGTAGGTTTGCTCGATTTATGGTCGCGTGTTTTATTTGCAGATACGCGTTTTGCACCAACCACACGCATAGTTGTCTGGCGTTTTTCTGTTCGCTTTAGTGTAAACTTTCGCTGACCTTGATTAAACAAAAGACACGGAATAGATTTGATAAGACCCGTTGATTTATCATAAACAACATCTTTTGTTTTTGATAATTTTTTCTGGTTTAAACTCGTTGTTAAAAATTCAAGAAGAGTTTTACTATCTTTTGCAGTCAAACTATTGTCGGCGACATATTTGTTAATAAACACGCGAATCTTTTGCATCTTGCTTGTTTTATCCAATTTGCACCATTGTTCGCCGACATGTTGCTGCTTTTCTTTTTCAAGAAAGTCATTTATATTTGCAATATTTGAATCATTTGATTCTCTTGGACTCAAATTATTATGAACGTTTCTATTGTTTGGCAGAATCATTGACTTATACTTTATTTGATTCAACTCGTGTAATTCTTTGTCTTTATTCTTTTCGTATTTGGTTTTCTCTTCTTTGTTTTTATCTTCTTTGTGTTTATCTTCTTTGTGTTTATCTTCTTTGCTCATTTTTAAAGCGTTGGTATATATATTATATAAATAGTAAAGTTTAACTTGTTTTTATTAGTTATATTAGAAAATCTATTTTACTATTCCATATTATATCGTAGTCAGTTGGTCACTCAATATAAATGAAATCAATATCAATCACAGGTAAAAGGAATACCGATAAAATGAAAACACGCGATAATCCCGAATTAGTATTAGAAAGAAATGTAGCTAAAAAATGGTCACAAGAAATAGTAGAATTATACGAAAAACATGGGGAGCAAATGAATATAGTAAATAAATTATTTATGGATGTAAAACCCCTACCAAATGGTGATATTTTTACGAAAGAGATGCAAAAAAAAATAGAAGGATACAGGCGTCAAGACATTGAAAAGGAAATCTATGATAAAGATAAATTCATAGATATGGAAGAGGTATTATCGTTGCTAGTTGCGTGTAGAATAAAATGTCATTATTGTAGCGTTGAATGTTATATCATATATAACGAAGTATTGTCAAAAACCCAATGGACGATTGACAGAATTAATAACGACTATGGGCATAACAAGGGAAACATAGTTATTGCTTGCCTGAATTGTAACTTGCGACGTGGAACTATGGATAGCGAACGATACAAATTCGGAAAATTATTAAAATGTATTAAAAAACTGGATTCCGAATCGGACTTGGAATCGGAATACAAAACATAAATATAAAATAACAAAAAAAGAATTTAAAATCAACTTGCAAGTGAAATACAAATAACAAAAAACAAAACAACGTGATGTCAAACTTAAACATATATACGGATGGAAATAATTCCATGACAAATTCTATTTACACAACACAAAATAGCCTACTACTTACCAATCTGTTAAAATTTTATGCACTAGACGATAATATGGATTATATGCTGCGAATTATAAATGGTGAGTCGAAAATCTCGCTTCGAATTATTGACTGGTTTGCTACAAACTATGCCAAGAAATATTACACACTATATTCGATTCATAATACAGGTAGGCGGTTTAAAGTATATGTAGATTACAAGTTGAAACTAAAAGCGTATTCAAAGAAAAGATTCGACCCTTTTTGCAGGTGGGATAGAATCAATGTTCCATACAAGGGTGACAAATATATTCAAACAACGATTGGACAATTGAATTTTTTCAAATGGGCACTGGAAAACGACGTGATTCGTTATATTGAAGAGAACTACGCCAATATTGAAAAGGATATGAATAATCGGAACAGCAATGCAAAGAAAAATTCGATGTGTTCGTCGATTGCGTCTGAGATGTCTATGGCTTCTACTACATCTGCAACATCACTATCATCGGATGGGGATGGCGAATGCGGTGAATGTGGCGAATGTGGCGAATGTGGCGAATGTGGCGAATGTGGCGAATGCGGCGTTCAAAATACAAATACCAACGCTTCTATCGAGAATGGATCACTAGCGTTAACAAATGATACAAATAATAAAACAAGAAAAAAACGCGAAGAATTGTCTATTTCTGCCACCAAAAGTATTAAAAAAGAGAAGGTGGAAATAGTTGTTAATTTTAACTAGTTGGATCCTAAATAAAAATGCAAATAAAATATATAAAGATGTCTTTATATTTTAATATAAAAACATATTTGAAACTATATATAACTATATATAACTATATATAACGTATAACGCACATAATATTATATTATATGGGAAATAATGCATCAATAAAAAAAGTAAACTGCGAAGATATGCAAAAAGCGTGTAAAAATACAAATCATTATATTATAATTAACACACTTGAACCAAACATGCAAAATTGCCTCATTGCAAATACGACCAAAATCGAAAATGAAGAGGCGATTATCAACTCAATTATAAAAAAATCAAAAAGTTCATGTATTATAATCTACGGAAGAAACTGCAATGACGAAAAAGTATATAAAAAATATGAGCAACTTATTAAACTCGGTTTTATAAATGTATACATATACGTAGGTGGAATGTTTGAGTGGCTATTACTGCAAGATATATACGGCAACGAATTATTCCCAACAACAAGTAAGGAGTTGGATATATTGAAATATAAGTCGCCGCAAGTGTTTGATGTAAAATATATTCAAAACGGGTGACCCCCTACCTTACAACGAATGAATGAAGTCGTCGATTTGTTTAAGTATTTCATCCTTGTATTCCAGATTTTGTTTAAAGTCTGTATTTGCGTCGATGTAAAGCTTCGGAATATTTTCTCTCCCAATCCATTCATCGTGATACCGATGACATTCCTCCAAGTATTCGATTGGAATATTTTCGCCTTCTCTGGCGCGAATATTTACACGTGATAGACATGTTTCGGGCGACGCCCTTATATATACAATCGCAGAAATCGGCACATCTTTTGCAAACTCGTCGTGCCACTTGTTGTAAATAGTATACTCATCGTGTGCAATATCCCCCTTGTCATAAAGCATTTTCGAAAACACATTTCGGTCTGTTCCGACACATCTTTCCGTGATGATATATTTATACCCCTTCCTTGCGACATCCCGCAAAAGTGCAAGGCGAGATATATATGCCAACATTTGAAGCCGAAATGCGTATTGTTTTTGGTTCTTATAAAAGTTCGTAAGAACAGGTGTGCCGTTGATATCGACTACAGATTCCCATTCGCCGACAGGTTCTTGCACGAACACAATGTCTTCCGTGCCCTTATTTTTAAAATATTGCTGGAGGTCGTTTACATTTGTTGATTTTCCAGAACCAATATTCCCATCAACGCTTACTATAATGGAGCGAGGATGCGGGTGAGGTGCATATTGAATGGACGCAGAAGACATTGTGTATGTTCTATGGATATTTACTATATTTAAATATAATAAATATACGATTCAATTTTATATAATGGTTAATATATGACTAAATATGACTAAGGACAATAAATAAAACGAGTAAAACGTGTTATAATATATACGAAATAAGTTTAAATATAAAACTTTATACTAAATAACCTTACGTATATCGTTTACAAGTCGAGTCAATACAAGTCAGATTATATAACACAAATAATAAAAGCGTTTAAATGTCTATAGGAACAGAAACCCATGTCGACCTACATCAGAAGAAATTATCGAAGGCAGAGTGGGATTATACGGAAATTCCGGAATCGCGCGAAGAGATTGAAATTTTGAATATGATTAAAGCAGGATTTAATAATGTAAATATACGATTCAACACAACAAAATCGATTATTGGTATTCTAAAAACATCTATGAACCAAGAAATTATGGTGTTTCTTTTTAATAAATATTTTAAAACACGTGTTGAAGAAATATGCGAAGAATATGAATACGCCGATTTTAATTGCGAACAAATAATCGGAAAAAATAAAAATCTAAAACTTAAAAAAATAGATGAGATGCGTATTACAAATAATAATTTCAACCACGACAATGACAAGATATACGAATATGTTTTACTCGAAATCGTGGATAATCTTTTGAGTTTTTATAATGAAAAACAAGCGAACTGGTATTATTACTATTATACGCTGAAACTTATGATGAAAAATGAAATCGATAACATGAACACATATGTAATTCTTTTCGTAAATAGTATTCTCGATAAATACGAAACCGAATTTAAAGTAAAAACATTTATACGCCACGCGGTGTTATTCATTGAAAAAAATGATTATCTATTTAAATACCAAGATAGCAGTTTGTATGAACACCAAAAGAAAATATTCACAGAGAGCAAAATAACTACCCCTAAACTTATATTATATATCGCGCCGACCGGAACCGGTAAAACGCTAACACCTATCGGGTTAACTGAGCCTTTTACTATGTCGGGGTCGGTAGTAAAACAAAATCGGGTTATTTTTGTATGTGCTGCCAGACATGTTGGTCTCGCCCTTGCAAAGTCGGCAATCTGTGCAATGAAAAAAATCGCATTTGCATTTGGGTGCGGTAGCGTAAGCGATATTCGTCTGCATTATTATTCCGCCAAAGAAGCAACGCGTGACAGAAACGGCCGGATTCGAAGGGTTGATAATAGTGTTGGCGATGAAGTAGAGATTATGATTAGCGATATCAAGTCGTATATTCATGCAATGCTTTACATGAAGGCCTTTAACAATGTGAATAATATTATTGTATATTTTGACGAACCGACGATTTCGCTCGACTATGAAGAACACGAATTTCACGCCCTAATCAAACGCAACTGGGTTGAAAACCAAATACCCAACATAGTGCTTTCGTCCGCGACACTTCCACGCGAATGTGAAATAAAGGATACGATATTGGACTTTAAAACGCGTTTTCCCGGTGGCAATGTTATATCGATTATTAGTCATGACTGCACCAAGTCGATACCGATAGTGAATAAGGAAAACTACGTCGAGTTGCCGCATTATTTATTTGAAAAATACGAAGACGTAGTTACATCAGCGGAGCACTGCTTGAATTATAAAACCTTGTTGCGATATTTTGACTTGGGGCAAATAGTTAAATTTATAATTTATATCAACGAGCGCGGGTATTATACAAGTGCAGCGGCACGTCTTGCAATTGACCGATACTTTGATGATATTACAAATATTAATATGACGAATATAAAACATTATTATTTGACTCTTTTGAAAAATATCAAACCGGAAACGTGGGGCGAAATATATGCAAAGATGAAGGAGGAACGTAAGAAGATATTTGAGTCGAATATCTATTTTACGACCTCGGATGCACATACGTTGACGGATGGTCCGACGATTTTTCTGACAAGTGACGTCGAAAAAATAGCAAGATTTGCAATTCAAAATTCGAAAATACCGGCTCAGGTTGTGGACGACCTTATGCGCGATATTGAGCATAATAACACGCTGTCTGATAAAATAGACGTCCTTGAAAAGGAAATACAAAATATCGAAGAAGAGAAGGAAAAGACGCGAAGTGGTGGTGGCGATGATGGCAAGAATAAAGGCGGCGGCGGTGGTGGTGGTGGTGGTGGAAGTGGAACCATCGTAGACACACGGGAGATACGAGAGAAACAGCAATTGATTGATATTATAAGAACAGGTGTTCGGCGTATTGCTCTAAACGATATTTTTGTGCCGAATAAACTGGCACACTTGCGTCGTTGGACGGGCAGAGAAGAGTATAAAAACGAATTTTCTGCAAACTTGGACGAACATGTTGTTGAAAATATTATGTTGCTACAGATGGATACGCATTGGAAAATGTTACTACTTATGGGTATTGGTGTGATTACAAATCACACAAACGTGAAATATAACGAAATCATGAAAGAATTGGCGCAAAACCAAAAACTATACCTGATCATCGCGTCGTCGGATTACATTTACGGAACCAATTATCAGTTTTGTCATGGGTATATTAGCAAGGACTTGAATGATATGACACAAGAAAAGACGATTCAAGCAATGGGGCGTGTGGGACGCAATAAGTTGCAATTGTCATATACGATTCGATTTAGAGATGATGAACTAATTAAGAAAATATTTATGCCGTGTTTAAATAAACCGGAGGTTGCAAACATGAATAAGCTTTTTAATTCGGCGTAAGTGTGAAAAGTAAACAAAATAAGTTTAAAATCAAATAATATAGTTATATAGATAATATATATTGCAAATAATATATATTATTTTAGAGTTTTAGCATATTCAAAAATGAAGAAGTGTTCTTTAAATAAGCGTGCACTATTTTCAAATAACGACGACAATTCTCTGGTAGTTTATACCTGCGATAGTTGCGGACTATTCAAGAGTCATCTTTCTATGACGATAGAAAATAAAGAGCGAGGATATTTATGTGAATATTGTAGTAAATCGGGATAATAATAGTGGAAATATTATGATAAATTACGCCAAAAATAATATAGCAGTAATTATATTATATTATGGACGATAGTCAATTTTTACTACACTCTTTTCGAAAATTTTTAAAAGAAACAGATAAGTCATGGAACTATATTACACCTTACGATTTTTACCATAGATATTATCACAAGAAGCCATTTGTATTAGATATACGTGAAAAGAAGGATTTTGAGTCTTTTCACATGAAAGGTGCAGTGAATATTTTCTGGCTTGATTTATTACGCGATGAGAATTTAAAACTTTTACCCAAAAATAAGAAAATATTTGTTATTTGTTATGTTGGTCATACAAGCAGTCAAGCACTTGTTATTCTAAAAATGCTCGGATATAATGCAGTTGGTATAAAATTCGGATATGGAAAATCACCTGCGTTTGAAGTGCCAATTGCCGGGTGGATTAACTATAATTATCCCGTTCTGTAGATTTGATTTAGATTTGGTTAGCTTTTCATACTAATCGTAAAATTATACAGCATATTTTGATTTGTATCCCAATATTCTGTATTTACCTTTGTGCCTTTATCCATGAACGTATGCGACGTAAATCCGGTTATTATTTTACTCCAAACGCTTTTCACTTGATGGTCGCGTGCTTTGCCAAAATTTGGCGAAGTCTTATGCAATTTCACGCCCCCCGTATTTCCGTTGTTGCCAATAATCACCATTCCGCCTGCTCCGGTCGTCATATATTTTGCTTGTCCATCTATTGAATAATGTTCTAAATTGTGGTTATGTCCATTTAGGTATAAATGAACACCCCCGCTTGTTAATAAATCCTGAAAATCTTCCACATCGATTTCGTCCGCTTTATGGTGTCCCAATACAAATACCCATTCTTTATTAGGAATACCGGACAATGTCGCATTAAACCAATCAAGTTGTGCTTTGCAGTCTTGTTGAATAATATTTTGATGAAACATGCATTCGCCTTGCATCGGTGCACATGTCGGATATTGTATACTACACGGATCCCACTTCGCGCGGTCATTGCCCCTATAATCAGCGATACATGGGTTTGTATCTAGGACGATAATATTTAAAACCAGCGATTCGTTGTTGTCGGTGTCGGTGTCGAGAACCACCCTCTTGTGATAATATCGCGCATCCATAATCCATGTAGGTATTGTCTCGTTCAGTGCTAGCTGTGCATCAGGATTAAAACCATAATCATGATTACCCAAAGTATTATACCAAGGTAAACCAATATTCCCAAACAATTCGACATAGTCTGCGCTGACTTGGGGGTCACTTGTGTTATGAATCCCGCAATAGTAGAAATTATCACCCGTATTTAATACAAGCTTTGGTTTATATTCTGATGCGTATATTTTCATCGCGTCGGCGGTATTTTCGGCGTTTCGCAAATGATAGCCGCCAAGCGCCGCTGATCCCCAGTCACCCACTGAAAGAATGCGTATATCTCGTGGGGTGTATTCCGTATTATATTCCGGGACGATATCTATTGGCAATGCAGACGCAAACGCAAACAATAGGAACGGAAACAGAACTGGAATTCGGTTATATTTATTCATTTATCTAAACGGAGAAAAGTATTTTGGGTTGATCGTGAATAGTAAACTACTATACTTTATAGTTATTCTTTTAAATAACTATAAGATATTATTTATGGAGGAGTGGTTATGGTGATGTATGGTTGTTTAATAAAAAGTAGGTGTTGTTTTACACTTCTTACCATTTTGCGAACTACAATTTAATAAAGAACTTTTTGGTTTAAAACCCTTTACCTTCAAAGACTCCAATAACTTATTTCTATTTTCAAAACCTTTTATTTTTAATGGTTTAAATCCCTTGCCATAAACGACATAACATCGCTCTTCGAGAATCATCGCGGTATTTATATTTATAATACTATTTTATAATATTATAAATATAATATTTTTATAGGGAGGGAGTTTTCACCTAAATTTGCGATAATGTTTTGTTTTTGAGGCAAAACGTTTTACTTTTCGGGATGATTTTTTTTTGCGACGGCGAGTTATTGAACTTCCACTCCCATGTTGGTCAGGTTTTGGCGACTTTGGCGACCCCGACTTTGGCGACTTTGGCGACTTTGGCGACTTTGGCGACCCCGACTTTGGCGACTTTGCCCATAGTCCAGCTAGCCTTACCGCACTTTCTCTTGCTGATGCGGATTTTGCTGATGGGTCTTGTAAAAGCATAATATTAGCTCTTCTTTGTCTAGAAACTCTACTAGCAAGAGATCCTCTAGGGTTGGGCTGTCTGTACATAGGACCCGGTGGAATCAATTTTCCTATTATATCGTGTTCTAATGCACCCATTCTAGCCATTTTGATTTGTGTATCAATATTTAATATGCTACAATCCCATAAGTTTGCGGTTCCGTCTTCACAACCAGTTGCAAAAAATCTACCACTTGGATGAACCATTAAAGATGTAAACCCACTTTGTGTCGTCAAAGTTTCTATACAAAATGCCGACATTTGGTTGGGTGCCATATACCATACCTTTATGGTTCTATCTCTACTGCATGAAAATAGAACAGGTGCGGTAGGATGAAATGCAACAGAAGTTACATCCCCGTCGTGATCATGAAGTGTTTCTACGCATTCAGTATAATCGTGCCGTAGTCCATCGCTTAATAATTCCCATAACTTGATTTTTTTGTCTCTGCCACCTGTTACCACAACCGGCGCGGTTGGATGAAATGCAATAGTTAAAGCTAGTCCCCTGTGTTTGTTTCCTTCCAGAATCGTTAACTCAGATAGTGTTTCAGGTCGTCGTGTTTCAGGTGGTCCCGTACCTAGTCTTTTGTTCCCCGATTCTAGAACATCAAACACTGATCCGCTACTCCTTGCAGCGGTTGCAACAAGGGGTTGTGTCGGATGAAACACCATACACCTGGAATCATAACCCCCGTAATCGCTCCAACCCCTATTAACCTCACCAACTAAAGTTACTCCCTTCTTATCAGGTGAAATCTTCCATAAGTTTAATAGATCACCGGTCGCACCTGTAATCATATCAAAGTCTTCTGTGCCGTTCAATCGCGGACGAAACGCAATACATGAAACCGATGAGAAGAGATGCGCGGCCGTAGTCGATAGATGCTGAAGACACTGATGTGTAGTTGTATCCCACAACCTCATTTTACCATCAGCACCACAAGATACGAGAAGGGGCGCACTGGGATGAAATGCGAGACATGTAACTGCTGCGGTGTGTCCTAAAAGCGTCGCTATTGGCTTATATGTATCGATGTCCCATAGTATTATACTATTATCATCACTACCGGATGCTAAAATAGGCGCGGATGGATGAAACGCTACACAATAGATGTACGAGCGATGTCCTTCTAAAGATGCCAATAATGGGAATTTACTTTTTATTTTGGACATAATGTATAAATTTTTTGATTGTATAGCTAATATATATATTATAATATTTTTATAATATTTTTTACAATCTTTTTCTTCTAAATTTCAGATAACACTACATACATTATTGCACTTTATAAGAAAATTCTAAAAAATCCCAAAAGTAATTGTCCGCCAATGGTCCTTTGTGGTATATATCTTTCCGCTTTTTTTCAGGCGTAAAATTATTTTCGTCTTTATTTTTCATTTTTAGTCTGTATATACCAACTTCATAGTAGTAAGTATTGTTTTTATGTTCTATGCGAACATCAACTATATCGTGATCAACACGTGACTCTTTTCTAAGTGGAATATCGTGTAAATTTTTTATGTAAAATTTATAATGATAAAATTCTTTGTCTTCATCGTTGTTGTCTTCGTCGTCGCCGTTGTTAAATAGACAATGAAATGATTTATATGAATTTTTATTCATATAAGGCCTAATAATATACTCAAGAAATGTATATTTGGTTTTGTCGATTTGCCTAACGTATTTTCCTTGTCGTAGTTTATATCGTTTCATAACTTTGACAAGTATATGTTCTTGTAAATCAAATGGTAATTTTTTTAGTATTTCCATTGGACCAAATATAAATAATAATAACTATTATTTATATTTTAAGTATATTCTAAAAATATTATAGTAGTAGTATTGCAATATTCACTAACAGAACTTCAATTTTCCGTAGCATTAGCGTGTGCTTCTGCCTTCTCTGCCGCCACTTTTTCTTCCATTTCTTTCATCTTCTTTTCTTCTAACTCGTCAATTATTTTATTCGCCGCAGCCAGTTTATCAAATATCGTAATTTTAGATGACTTGCTTGATGTCCATCCTTTTTTTAAATCTGGATGCTTTTCTATTTTAAAATATTCGCGTTCTCGTGAATGTTGTCTGTCAATCCATTCGCGATAATATACGACATATTTCTTCATCATATGATGCTCTAAACCTTTAGGTAGAGATTGAGCACTATGTTTTCTATTTCTCTTTTTCATCAAGTTTTTATTTATTTCTCCCGTTTCTCCCGTTTCTCCCGTTTCTCCCGTTTCTGACGTGGATGAATCTGGATGCGATGATGGGGGTGGTGTCACCTTGGATGCTAAAATAGTTTCCATTTTATATTATATTATATTTGTCGGTATATTAAATAATACAATAAATAACAAATACATTCCTTCCCCCGTATTTTCATTTATATTTTTTTATTTTTTATTTTTTTATGTTTCTAAAGTAGACAATTATATAGATAGACGGGCGGACATATGGAATTGAATCCCAATAATAGGCATTATATCGAGGCGGTGATTTTTATCATTTTCGGATCTATAACTTTATGTTTTTGTGTTGGATATTGCATTGCTCGGCGATATAATGTTTAGAAAATTGATTTAAATAAACGACCATATATTAGATAAGCAATCAACACAGCAAAACTCACAACCCCCCTCCGAACTCAATACATCGTCTTTGTATAACAACAATGGCCGGCAAGAGCAAATCAGGATCAAAAACAAAAAGCAAATCAGGAGCCAAAGGTGGTTCTGTAATGAAGACTGCAATGTCTGCGCAAAATAACCCAGCGGCGCGTATTCGAATTCCGCAGACGATTGGACTTCCAGGACAAATCGCTAATAATGCAGGTGGATACTCATTCCCTCTGCCCCTCGAACAAGAATGGATGCGATACTTGATTATCGGAAGCAAATCAGATAATGGAAGTTACTATCAATGTGGTGGTGCGATTGCAACCACGATTTCGAAGTGTATTATGGTGGCAGTTTCATCGCCAGCTACATGTGCACACTTGATTCGGGACATAGTTGACGTCTCTGTCAGCGCACGTGCACCCAAACAGGAAATGACGATGATGTCACTCGCGGCTGCAATTGTGTTTCCACCTGACAGCGCATGCAAAGCACAGGCACTGGCGGCAATCAATCAGGTATGTCGTATTCCGACACATCTCTTCATGCTTGTGCAGTATATTCGCGATCTTTCGCAAGACAAGCCCAACCCAGGTAAGGGGTTCGGCAAAGGAGTGCGTCGCGCCCTGACGGAATATTATACTTCACGTAATGGACTGGAATTAGCGATATTGGTTACAAAATATAAAAATCGCGAAGGGTGGACTCATGCGGATTTGATTTCACTGCTCCACATCAATCCGGCGGAAATGAAAGATGATGGAGGGCGGCTTGTATTGGAGTGGATTATGAAAAAGGACAAACCTGAGCGCAAGATTCAAGCAAATCCGGCGAAGGGAATCGCAGCGACAACACTGCCCGCAAAAATGGAGAGGACTGAATTTCTGAAACGATTGGTGGCAATTCCGACACCGGATAAGGAAATTGGTGGAGCAGCAGCAGCATCAGCATCAGCAGCACCAGGAGAGAGCAAAGGATTTATGAAAACCATTGCGAACGCGGTTGGAGCAGTTTGGGGAGGTGGTGGCAGCGGTGGTTCGGTGGCAGCTGTTCCCGATGTCAAAGAGTATTCACCTCCGCGTTTACTCCAAGTGTTGTTTGAAGTTGTCCACCCCGAAAGCCCAATGCCTGGAACATTGAAGTTAATGGTTCGAGACAACGAGCCGCTTCAAAACGTCAAGCAAACGCTGAATGATATCGGTGTCGGAACGAGTTTCGTCTTTCGCTACAACGGCTGTCTCATTTCGTCGACCAAGTCTTTGCGAGACATCTCATACGACACAACCAAGAAAATCTACCTGGGTGCGGGTATTGAGCCCGTTGTTCATGTGGTGGAAGCACTATTGTCGGCGGCACCCATCGTGGTATCGGTATCTGAGTCTGAATCGAAAAAACCATGCGAAGATCCTCTCGTGGCAACTGCACGATTCCTCAAAGCATTACTTGAACTTGCAAAGACAGGCGAAAAGAAGGACTCGGCTACCGCGATTGCACTCATGGAAAAGAACAAGAAGATCCAGCGCGAACATTTGCCGACGGAGCTTCTCAATACACCGCAAATTTGGAATACACTTTTAGGCGGAATGGGAATGACTGCTTTGATTCGCAATCTTGGAAAACTCTCGCAGGTCGGCATTACATCTACAAGAGCACCGGAAATTATTAAAATGCTGACCGACCCCAAATCGGTCAAGGATTCCAAGGTTCACCCACTTCAAGTTCTGGTTGGAATGAAGACGTATTCGCAAGGAAAGGGTGACCTTGGCTCGATGACGTGGACGCCAAATTCATACATCACATCCGCACTTTCCACAACATTCAAACAGGCATTTGGAAACATTACACCAACAGGAAAACGATACATGATTGGTTTGGATGTATCTGGAAGTATGGGGATGTGCATGTGCGCGGGGGCAAAAAATATTACACCTCGCGAGGGATCAGTTGCGATGGCGATGATGACACTACACGCCGAAGGTGCACAAAACGTCCACATCTATGGATTCAGCAATGTATTTTATAACTTCGATGGAAAGATACGCCCCGAGATGACAATACAGGATGCAATTAAGGCGACGGATGTGCCGTTCGGTGCGACGGATTGTGCTTTGCCGATGACCGAGGCGTTGAAAATGTATCACCAAAGTGGAATTGTATTTGATGTATTTTGCGTATATACGGACAATGAAACATACGCGCCGAAAATTCATCCCCAAGTGGCGCTGGAGGAATACCGCAAAGCAACAGGTGTGGATGCGAAACTGGTTGTGGTTGGAATGGTGGCGAACCAACTTACTATCGCCGACCCGAAGGACAAGAATACATTGAACTTGGCGGGATTTGATACAGCTACCCCGGAGTTGATTAGTATGTTTGTCAAGGGGCTCATCTGAAAACGTGTAGCGTCGTGGTGATTGCTTGCTTATCTAATATAATGCATTGGAAGGAATATATTATTACTTTTTTTGGTAATAATATATTTTATATAAAACTAAGCTAGTAAATAATATATTTTATAAATATAGTATGGATTGGTATAAACATATTAAATATTTTATTTTAGGTGGTTCGGCAACATTATTAGTTAATTGTTTAGTAGAAAAATATAAACATGGCCCCGCATTGACTGCTTATTTATATTGTGCACCAGATATCTATTTAGTTATTATGTATATTATATACAAAAGTCGTGGACTGAATGGATATTATACATTTATTGTTCATAGTTTAATTAACTATACAGCAAATATAGTAGTAATTTTACTTTTAGTATTTTTGACAAAATATATAGGAACAAGTATATATATAAATTTTTCAATAGTATCGGTATTATTTATATGTTATTCAATATATTATTTTTTGTATATTTATAAGTTGGAATTTACACCCCAACAATCATAAAATATCCAGATTCAAATTATCAGCGTATTGCATTAGGACAAAACTACCTAGACCTTATTCGTTCTAATTATAAAGCTCCGAAGTTATGTTAAGTATATGTTAAGTATATGTTAAGTATATATACAACCTATATAAAAAGAATGTCATCATATTATGTAGCAAACCTACTACATAATATAATAAAATGGCAGAGGTAGCCAATACTGCAACCACGTATACTACTTATACAGATGTTATCACAAAATTCAAAGAATTAAAAACAAGTTACTATTCTGAGCGTGGATGCATGATTTCGACATTGAATGACAAATTTTCTAAAAAGTTTTTAGAAAAACATCCGGATTTAATATGGGAACAGAAATATAATACATATGCAGAAGCGAATGTATTGGCGGCTAAAATAAATATAACTATTTTTGGAAGACCATTTGTGGTTGTATTGTGTCGTCCTATAAAAAAAGTTCACAGATATGAATATGAGGAGTTTTTTGGTTTTGGAGGGCATTGTGAAGGGTTTTCACATGACCGAATTATTATGACATTTGCAGAATCATTTGATAAAAATATCGACATCGAATATTTGCTAATGACGGGGACATTGGTGGGTGATGACGAGGGCGAAAAATGCTGCATTATAGACGAACAATATATAAAAAATGCTTTGAAACTACTGGTTGTTGGCGGATATGTAAAATATTGGGCAGCATTCAACAAATTTAAAAATTGGTTTAAAGAGCGTGGATTCGACTATGAAATAATTACCGACGATACCGATACTGCATTAAATATGGCATCATTTGTGTTTGAAGATTATGAGGTGGAAAATAGGGTAGAATCTGGGGTAGAATCTGATATGGTTAAGGAATCATAAACGACGGGTCGCCAGTAATTTCACGAATAACATGGTTTGTATATGCGCGTATGACAGCATCCGCTTCATAGTAGTTCCAATACGTGTCTTGAAGTCCTAGATCCGACGAGCTTTGATTACTTTTGCAAATAACATTTGTGAAGTGTGTAATAGTGCATTGATACGGATGCTCTGGATAATCATTTTTTACAAATGTTCCTTTGCAATTTAGGTGCGCGTATTCGGGGCGTTTTTCTTGAATCAGGTATGTTTTTCCGGGTATAAGGTCGGTGGGGTTGACAAGTTGAAGAGGGCGCATTGGTGTAATGTGGCGCGATGCGATGTGGCTATATCACGATAAAACAATATAAAACGTTTCAATTTTATATTGTTTTTATACTATAAAATTGAAACCAAAAATGGGTATGTATATACCAACAACAAAAGCATAATAAACTAATACACCAAATTAACTTTATTATAATTTCAAATATGAAACACGTTTCTAGTAGAACCACGACCACGACCAAACAACCGGATTCGAAAAAGACGGCAAATCGGGCACCAAGACAAACGCTTTCAAGACATAAATTACAATTTAATCCTTTTGAGATACTAACAAAACATTCTATTGGAAATGCAGGTGAGGACTTTGTTTGCAATACTATTCCATGTGAAACGTGCGGACGCACATCCTGGCAGAACTTAAACAAAATACAAATGAACTATCCTGGAGTTGATTTGTATTGCAGCAACTGCTCCACGTATGTGCAGGTGAAAACAATGTGCAGCAAAAATGGAAAATGTCCGCTGTCTCAGTGCAGCAACGGAGCATGGAAATTCCCGACATCGAAAAATACGATTCGCGAAACATTGAAGACCTTGAAGGGAAATATTCGTTATATTGCGGTGGTATATGACACGAATCATTTCGTTACAGAAGTAAGTATAACAGGACTACTATCGTCAAAAAATATACACTATACGGAAAATTACATAGTTTCGAATGACATCAAGTATTATCCTCTGCGGATTTTGCGGACATTGAAAAGTATATGCGAGGTGAAGTGAAGAATGATGTAGTGGATATTATCTAGTTTTTATTCGTTATTTTATACCATCTTTAATTTTTCACCTATTTCTTTGTAATAGTGTCCATTATATGGGATATTTTTAGTAAGTGCTTTTGTCAACGTTTTGTCGCTTATTGCTAAGGATTTAATGCAGTCGTATTTACACTCAAATTCTTTTATTAAGTTATTATTTGTATCATATTGTCCGACACCATTTTTGTATAGTATCGGTGTTCCATTTATTTCTTCAAATTTGCTGGTTAACTCTTCATCGCAATTATTATATAACATGTAGTAAAAACCATTAGCTAAACTATTATTTTTTACCGGATTATCTAGTGCAGATGAAGAATCGTATCCATTAAAATGTGCTGCAGTTTTTCTGTCTATATACACATTTACAATTTTGGTTTTATCTTTATCTAGTTGAGCTATATAACCTATATTTACAACTTTTGTTTTTTTTGTAGGTTGAATTTCATGTATAACATTTGGATCCAAATTTCGTTCAACTAATAACCATCGAAACCCACAATATATAGTGCATTCTGTTATTGCTTTCATTACACTTGGTCTCTTTATATGTTTACTTTCATTCATTGCTTCTGTAACGGATTCATAAACTTTAATTAATTGTAATGTTTCGGGATTTATTTTTTGGAGTCTTGGTCCAAGATGAGGCAGTTGTTGATTAAAACCGGTAACTATTTTCTTCTCTTGTTGTGAGTTCAATTTATGCAATATTTCTTTGTTTGTTTGTTCTAAAGAATTAACTTTACTTAATAAAATTTTATTAGTATGTATTATTTCCTTTAATAATTCATTATCATTGTTTACATGTGTACTGACAGAATTTGCTTGATTTTTAAATTTTAAATTTTCAATTTCAATCAACAATTCATTTACTTTGTAGTTATAATTATCTATATTATCGTTAACTATTTTTAATAATATTTTATATGTTAAGTTACCTCCAACTAAAAATAACTCATTTTCGTTGGTATGATTTGGTAAATTTTTTACTATATTCGGTTTTATAATACTATGGTTGTGTAAAAAATATTCAAAGTCTTTACTTTTATTTACACAGAAACAATCAAGTAATATGCATTCTTCATATTTACTTTTATGTTCATTATATCTACCTGTAATTCCTATTCTACTTTCTCCTATTTTTACAACATATGAACCATTTTCATATGTTTTAACTTTAATAATATAAACTATATTTCCAGCATTGTTAAATTGTTTGAGTAGAAATTTTTCATTGTCTAGTTCTTTTTGTTTAATTAATTTTTCTTCCATTTCTTTATTTTTGGTGGTTTCTATAGCAGACATTTCGTTTTTTGTTTGTTCTAATTCTTTTTGTAATTCATACAATCCATTTAACCTTATTTCTTTAATTACTTCACAAACCCAATCTTGAAAACGTTGTGCAATGGGTTTTCTTGACCTAAATAATACTTTATATAACCCTTTCTCTGTTAAAAATGTTACATCTTGCATTCTTCCCGTGCTGTCAGTACTACTTACAGCACGCTTTTCTGATTCGTCAAAATCAATAATTGACATTCTTATGTTATTTATTTCTAGTATTATTCCAATATCACTTGCTCGAAATAAAGGATCGGTTTTTGTTCCTTTTATAACTACTTCTGTGTGCAAGTTATTTGAATTGAACGCTTTTACTATATCCATTTTTTGGTGGTGTAATACTATACTTTACACCATCTCTTTAAGTTCTTTTATAAAATATATATTATTTTTGCTTTACCTCAAGGGAAAGCAATACTTTATTGTTTTTTGCTTTAAAAATCAACAAGCAATAGCACCACCTTCAATACTATGGATATATATCACTCTCTAAATCTGTAACAATTTTGTTTGCTGAAAGTAGTTTATCTACTAATGAAATTTTCGACGATTTACTAGAAATCCAGGGTTTTTGAAGTTTTGCATGTTTCTCCACTTTAAAAAATTCTCTCTTTTTTGTATGTTCTTTATCTAACCATTCGTGGTAATATACGACATATTTTTTCATCATGTCTTGTGTTATTCCGTCGGGTAAATTTATTGCATTGTATTTTCTTTCTCTTTTTGTTCCATCGTCAGCAGTTCCTTTGCTATTTTTTTGCTGTTCTTCTCTTGTAGCGATTCTTAAATTGTCGAAACAATTATTTAACGGATTTCTGTCAACATGATCCACACTTATAGTATTTGTTCCTTTGCCGTTACCCATACATCCTGTTATTACTTGGTGCATATGAATATTTAAACGACATGAAATATAACCATTCGACATTTTATACCACGTAATTTTATTTCCTTTATTATTTATTTTTTCATAATCTAATATTTTTTGGTAACTGGTTGGGCATAATATGCAAAGCGTATCGACTTCACAATACATAACTATAATAGTGGTTCCGTTTTCATTTTGAATTTTCCATAGTGGGTTCTTTTCTTGATTAGATGTTCGACCAATCGTTTTAATATGACCTTGTATAAAGTCTATTTTTGCCGTTTTATATTTATCGCGAATATATGCATCTTTTAATGAAAATGTGTTACCAATATTCATGTCTATTTTGTCTTTGTCTTTGTCTTTGTATAACTTATATCGGGGAGGTGGTGTAGCCATAGTATGAACGCCCTTTATGTGTCATCAATTTTTTAGTATTATTAAATGCATAATAATATTAAAATAAAATTGTAATTCCAGTTGTGAAGCGCACACGCAATTTAATTGCTGTAAGCACTCTTGTTCCTCTAAGTTTCCCTAGAGGGAGGACTGTATCTTAAGCCGTTTCAGGTTGCTTAAACCTTCATTAACGACCCACATCCGTTCAGTCTCTGACGCCCTACCATAGACTAGCATATTAATATCGCCTTTAGGTAGTAAGCATGCGGATTGCCCAATCTTTTTCATTATTACCATACCCAAGTTCATTACTCTTGGCCACTTATTCCTTTCGGAGATAAGCTTGGTAGAAAAAGCTCTAAGGGGTTTCCCGAACAACAAGATGTGTTGCAACTCCGACGACAACAAGTCGGAATCACTAGCAGTTAGTCAAATCATCAGTAAAGATGATGGTGAGGACATAAATGGTTTTCCATAGTAAGAGCTCACTTTACTATGGCATACTGCTTTTCGGCCCTTGTTCACAGCTAATATGATCATCATCATAATTAAGCATGTAGCTTCAAGGCCACCCATACCAGACATGATACGGAGAACGTTGTAATTGGTGGCATAGACACGAACCTTGGCGGTCTTGGTGCCTTCTACTGTAGCATTGGACAACACGAGCTGAAGGGTAGCATTGTCAATGCGGGAGAAGTTGCATGATCCGCTCGGTTGATGCTCCTCGGGCCTCAAGGCGAACGAATAAACGTTGACACCAGTGTCAGGAGTCTTAGTGTGGTGCTGGAAAGGCTGAACAAGGTCGAAGTAAGTGCCTTCACGCTCAGAGAAACGATCCTGGCCGTTAAGCTGGAGCTTAGCGGTGACAACGGGGTTCTGACCCCAGCAGTGAAGGTCAAGAGAAGTCTCAGAGAGGACGAAAGTACCGGCATCAGAAACACCAGAGTTCTCGAAGTTGGGACCTGCCTGACCATAACCAGGAGCAAAGTCGGGTTGAGAGTTGTTAACATTGGCGCCAGTAGTGTTACCCTGATGCCACCAATAAGCATTGGAAACATCAATGGAACCAGCCTCGGCAAAAAGACCAGAAGCGTTGATGTATGAAGTGCTGGACTCAGCGAGAGCATCGTGACCACCGAAGGCGTGGATGGCATTAGGAAGAGCATCAACCGCGTCAGTATAGTTGAAGGGCTGGGCACCAAGAAGCCTGTAGAGGAGCTGACCGCACTCAAGAGAAGAGCAGTAGTCAACGTTCTGATCGGGCTGGACAATCCAGATAAGCTCCTTAACGGGGTGGTTAAAGTTGAGCTTGATCTTGTTGGAAGAAGAGCCGACGGACTCATCACCGGTGAACTGCAGCTGCTCAATAAGATACTCGTGGGGGTTCTGGGCCATGCGTCTGCGCTCGTCAGTGTCCAAAAAGACGTAGTCGACATAGAGAGAGGCAGCGACGAGAGACTGGTTGTAAGCAGTGTTGACACGACCACCGGCAGCAGAAGAGGAACCACCAATGACGCCACCGCAGCTGAGAGAGCCGACAGCCCACAAGCACTCATCGATGGGGCGGATATCGAGGTTGATTTTGACCTCGTGATACTGAAGGGCGATGAGAGGAAGAGCAAGACCGGGGTTACGGCAATACCAGAACTGGAAGGGGACGTAAAGGGTAGTCTCGGGGAGAGCATTGCGGGGGGCGCAAACCTGACGAGGGGCGTTAGCCTGGCAAGGACCATCAATGGGGTTAAAAGAGGGATCGGTGATAAAAGTGAGCTCGGTGGTGTTTCCAACCATGGAGTAGTAACCCTTCTTCTGGTCAACGGGGAGAGTAAGGTTGTTCCAGATGTGCATCCAGTCACCATACTGACGATCAATGCGCTGACCACCGATCTCGACCTCAACCTGGGAAATCAGCTGCTCACCGGGGAAATCAAGCCAACGGGCATAAACACCATCCTGGGAAGTGCCCTTCATGGACTGGTTAACCTCGGGGAGAGTAACCTGAAGGTAAGTGCGGTAAGCCAAATCACCATTACGAGAGATGGTGCAAGTCACACGACGGCCGAAATCGGCCTGTCCGTTAAAAGTTTGCTCGATGGACTCCATAGCAAAGTTAGTGTGACGTTTGTAAGACACCTTCCAAAAGGTAATCTGGGGGTTGCCCGTAAGATAAACATCTTGGGCGCCGTAAGCGACGAGTTGCATAAGACCTCCTGCCATTTTTGATTATTATAATATTGCTAAAGAAAAAAAATTTATAAAAAAACTTAATTGGTTTTTATAAATGAGATATAATTATTGAATTCGGCGATTTCACCGATTTACATATATTACGACTATATATCCGGGTGCCTGTCTGTAGTAATATTTATTTTTAAAAAATTTATTAAGTAGTCGTCTGAATATACTTCATCGCGATTCTTATGTTTTTTCCTAAATACAAAGTTGTCATTCTTTTTTCGAATCGTCCAACCATTTTCTAAAGTATTCATTACAAAATGCATGACATATATTTTGTTCTTTATTTCACTATTAATATCAATTTTTTGATTTTCGATTATACGTTTTAATGCCTTAATCCCATCTTCTAAAGGAATGATATCTTTTTTTGTTTTTGTTTTTGGTTTTATAGGATTATCATTTTTATTTACTTCTCTCGCTTCTCTCGCTTCTCTCGCTTCTCCACCCCCATAATTCTCTAAATGTTGAACCCCATCTGTCGATGTATATAACTTCTCAATGATACGCCGATTTAAATAATCCTCTGTTATAATTTCTTTGCTAGATGTTTCTAAATTTTTAAAAAAGAATACCTTTCCTCTTTTTTTTATTGCCCAATGATTTTCTAAATATTTCATAATATAATTCATTTTGTAATATACTTCCCTTTTTACCTGCATATTGTCTAAAATATCTAAATTTACTTTTGTTTCCACATCATAATTAGAGGTGTTTTTTTTAATTGTGACTATATCTACGGGAGTATTTTTATTTGTGTTTGTTGGTATTATCATGTTTGTTATCAGATAACGAGTTATTATTATGAATTATTTTTTATTTCAAAAGATAACACATAATCTACTAAAACTATCACAAATGCACAAAAGGATAAAAATTTAAATCTATATCTTTGCTCTTAGCATTGTTAGGAAAATCTAATCCAGTAATAGGCAAAGCACTTGTATTTAAACTAGGATGAGAATCAGATTCAAAATATTTTTTGTTCACATACGTCAACTCAATAACGTCGGGGATTTTATTTAAAACAGGTCCATAGTTGTTACCATGGGCGTGCACAATATAATGCGTTTTCGCTAATTTTTCTAAACATTTAACTTTATCATTATAACACGTATTCCATCCATCATTAGTAATACCATGAAACTCAATTACTATTTGTTTAAAATTATGTAGCAGTTCTTCGTCAAAGTTTAATAACCATGGATACTCGCCACCTTCAATATCCATTTTCAAAAAAATATTAGTGTATTTACTAGCTAAAAAAGACAAATCTGTATTATCTTTATCATTAAAACTATTTATATTTTTTTTAACAAATGATATATTTTTTGTGTATTCATATGGATATTTATCTATCGTTCCATCGAATCCAAAGCTATTGTACTCGGACATATTATACTTGTTAATAAAATCACGGGAAAAACTTTCTTCATTTGATATTCCCGCAGAAATATATAAATCATACTCTCCTTCTAGTTCTGCAAATACATAACCACCATCGTTATTTGAACCACATCTATTTTTTTTATTAAAGTTATAAACTTTCAATAAGTCGAGATTATTCATATCTTGCAAATATACTTTATAGTTTTATTTTTTATTTTTATGTATAACGTAATTTATGTCATGTGAGTTAAATACTTTTATATTATTATATGTTACAAATACACTAGCTAAATTATTATCTAAACCATTATTTTCTTTAAATAAATATATTCTTTCTTTTGATGAAATACAAATATCACAAGATAAATTTTCTCCCCAACCTTCGGTTTTGTCTATTCTTGTAGCTTTTAAAATATTTTCTGTAATATTAAAATGAAATAATTTATCGGTTTCGTCATTTAATTTTATTTCATAAATAACATCATCTGGAAAATAATATAGATTTACAGATTTATTATTTGACTGACTACTTCCAATATTAATTTTTAGTTTAACTTGTTCTATATCATATACTTTATCAGCACAAATATTGTCAGTATTTAAATTATATTTTAAAACATTCATCATATCAATGCATGGACCATAACTGCAATATTTAATTTTATATGGTTCGTTAACTAAAAATGAAATTAAAAATAAAAGTAGTAAAGGATTTTTAGGTTTTGAAAAGTTTACAATAAATGCTTGAAAAACTGCCGATGTATTTGTGGCTAAACAAGAATAGAATGTAATGTCTTTATCTAATGTATTTAAATTTAAATAAGGGACTAAATCAATATCTGAATATACTCCACTATGAATAAATAATTTGCATAAACGCCATAAGTCTGCTTTATGCATGCCTTGAGGTATTTTATTAAACAAATTGGCAACATATTCATTAAAATGAGTTTTCATAAAGTCATAACATTGTTTATCAAGGCTAAGTTCAATATTATAATCAGAGTTTAATACTTTCCATCTGTTAAATACATAGTATGGGGGAATAGTTTTATATGTCATATAAATAGTTTTATTTATTTGAGCATTTGAATTGTCATTCATATGATATGATATTACACTTATACTAAAATTATTATATATTTCTAAATAAAATATTAAAAAAAATTATGCATATAACATTATAATAGACTTATAGTATATAGAAATATATCATATAATACATACCTAGCTTCATTTTATTTATATTTACTTACTTTTCTAAACTTTCTATACTTTTTTTTTCGAAATAACATGCCTTCATTCAAACACAAGACAAACAAAAAATTTTTGGTTGATAATAAAAAAACTATGACACTGGATGGCGTTCATCGTGAGTTGCAAGTAGAATTCAACCTCATTGAAACGGAAAGCTTACCTGCGCTCTATAAGGAAAAAAACGACATACTACATAAGCTAAAGAGCAACAAAGATACAGGTGTTCTTAATATTTCAAAACAAATAGAATTAAATGACCGATTATATGATATAAAAAAGGAAATCTCGGATAATAAGCGAAAAATAAGAGACTATTATCTAAACAATAGTAGTTATATTTTTGACTATTTTGAAAACAAGAAGGAGATAACAAATGGCACAAATAAAACCAAAAAACTCAATTCATTTTTCAAACTCGATAATTCGGTAAATGAGAATGAGCTAAATCGCGTGAATGAAAATAACGTGCAGAAGTTCTTTACAAATTTGGATCAGCGGTTTTTCAATGTGAATGACTATGTTATTGCAACCGATATATGCGTATCGTGTAACCGGGGTGAAATGATCCCGGTCGAACATGAGGGAATTATGGTTTGTAATGTATGCGCGAAACAGGTGACGTATTTGATTGAAAATGAAAAGCCGTCATATAAGGAGCCACCAAAAGAAGCGTGTTTTTATGCGTATAAACGCATTAACCATTTTAAGGAAATCCTTGCACAATTCCAGGCGAAAGAAACGACGCAAATCCCGGAAGAAGTGTTGGAGAATATTAAGCTACAGCTGAAAAAGGAGCGAATCCCACTTTCGAAATTTACAAACGTCAAGGCAAAAGAAGTGCTTAAAAAACTGGACTATAATAAATACTACGAACATATTCCGTTTATTAAAGATAAACTTGGTATTAAGCCACCGACTATGACACCGGAATTAGAAGAAACATTGTGCAATCTTTTTATGGAGATTCAAGGGCCGTATGCGAAATGTTGCCCGCATGATAGGGTGAACTTTTTGAATTACTACTATACAGTATACAAACTATGCGAACTGCTGGAAAAGAATGAATTTTTATCCTATTTTCCCATGTTGAAAGATAAGGAAAAGAGGATAGAACAAGATTATATTTGGAAGAAAATATGCGAGGAGTTGAATTGGGTTTTTATTCCGACGCAATAAAAATATATATGAACTAATCGCCATTCTATTGGTCATCGTCATCATCACTAGTACGATTTAAATATTTACGTAGTTTTTGCGCAGCTGTACTTGTCCATTCTTCGCCTTGTGCCGGTTCTGTTTCTTCATTGTGACCGATCGGTTGTTCCACGGCCTGTGTCGCCTGTGTCGCCTGTGTCGCCTGTGTCGGCTGTGTCGGCAGTTTAATAGAAGATTTAACATTATCGATTTCATCACTAATTGCTTTAGCAATTCTCGTAAATAAACCAGTTCCATTAGTATAATTTTCTGCTATATATAAATAAAATTTTCCACTACCCTGATCCTGAATCTCTGCATTGTTTGTATGTGTTGCATTTGAACTTAAATTTTTTATACTTTGTATTACGTCATTGGTAGTTCCTTTAAAAACAAATGATAAAGGTGTTTTGTCTTGTGCTACCCTTATAAAAGTAACATTAAGTTGGCTTGAATAATTATTATATTCTACAGAAACGTAAAAGTCATCTATTCTTATATCATTTTCCGTACGTTCACCTTTCAAATATCTAACATTTTTTATTTTAGGTAAAATACTAGATGCTCTTCTATTTGAAAAATTGGTTTGCGTTACATCAGTGGAATTTAATGATACCAAGCGATCATCTATTTCAACCGGTAGTTTTCCATCAAAAAAATGCCTATATATTCTACCCCCCCTATGAAACCTTTTTCCGCGTTTATGTGTGCGAGCGTGCTTATGCCCGCGACCTCGTTTTCCATGTTTTCCACCCCGGTGGGTATGTTTTTTTCTATAACCACTTTTAGTTTTTTTATTCCTTAATCTTCTACGAGAAACGGAATAAGAACAACGACTACGTCTACCTACTTTTCTAGAAACTTTCATTTTATCGTGTTTTTATTACTTTATATAATATAGTAATAAAATAAAAAAATTAAATAGAAAATAAAATATTAATATTTTTAGTCATCATTGCTGAGGTAAGTCCCACGTGGTTTCACCTGTTTCTGATTTATGATAATAAGTGTTACGTGTTTCGTCGTTCACAAATGCACGCTATCTAACCTCCAGGTAGAGTGTTGGTATTTTCAGCTCCAGAATCGGAACCAGCAGCAGCAGCGAGTTCATCTTCTTGATCGTCTTCTTGTTCCTCTTCTTGTTCGTCTTCTTGATATTTTTAATTTTCTGCGACTTTTCCCACCATTATGGGGTCCGGGTGTAGGTCTGAGTGAGGGTCTAGGTGTAGGTGTATTTGCTCGTTTACGTTTATTACCTATACCTATAGAATTCCTTTCTAAACTACGAAGTAAACTTACACTAGGATCGGGAGGAATATAATTTCTTAAAGGAGTATAAAAGCGACCATTGTCTGAAATATTCGTAGTTAACGTGTTGTGTATAAACTTACCATCACTTTTAATACACATAGGAAGAAATTGTAAATGATTTTTAAGATCAAAATTTGAGTATTCGAGTTCATTAAATTTAAACCAGAACGTATTTTTCGCTCTACGATGTAAAATATGTCCTTTTGCCATTAAATTTGGTAATAAAGTTTGAGCTTCTTGTATAGTTATACCATTAAGTGGGGCTCCATTGGATGGTGGATATAAATAAGTTCCTATAAATGGGCAGCCTATATTTCTTCTAATTAAAGATGCGGTAGGTATCCGTGCTGCATTAAATGATGGATTGATTGTATTTTCAAATCCTTTGTTACGCAAATCGCCGATATCAGTATTGGAATGTAAAAAACTATCTTCGAGATTACTTAAAATAAATACAGAACATCGTCCCTTGGGGTCTTTTCCATCCCATTTAACAATTTGATTATCTGCATTCATATGCATAAAAATTTTAGATAATTGTAGGCTCATAGGTTTGCGACCCATTGCATCGACAAATTCATCATCGCTCGTGACAATGTCGCCGGGATTCATAGTTACATTAAATACAGAATAATATTTTATAAGGCATGTATTATTTACTATTTAAATACTAAAATTTAAATAGTAAATTCTATCTATCGGCATAGTTATCTAATCTCTGAATTAATCTCTAAATAAACGCTTTATTTTTTAAATTAAATTTAAATTTAAACGCGAAGAGGAGTGGGGAAGCCAACAAGGTTAGCACCAATACCGAAGCCAGCACCGGTTCTAGCAGAGACCGCCAAGCTGGGAACGTAGACGTCCAAAATAGCAAACGTGGCAGCAGCAACCAGAGAAATCAATGCAATTTCATCCAATTTGAGTGTGCGAGAAGGAATAGAATAGGCAACGATGGCCACGCAAAGACCCTCAATTATATACTTAATAAAACGCTTAAAAAGCTCACTAAAATCAAGTGTTCCGTACATATTATAAATATAATGTAGAAAAAAATATTATAATTTTGTTATATTGTTATAATAACCAATATTGCTAAATATAATAAGTTTTTATAGTTTAAAATATATCAAACAATTAAACAATTAAACAATAGTTGTGTAAAATAACTTAAAATAATAAAATAATTATATGTATAATATTATTAACAGATGTCATTCTCAAATAAGCTACCCGAAGGTGTTACTCCTAAATATTTGCCAGATGGAAAAGAAAATCCTAAATACGTCGACTTATTGGAAGAAGATAAACCAATTGCAGGACAAAAGTTTGTGTGTCTATCCTTTGTGTCCCCGGAAAAGATTATTAAACAAAAGGAGGAATTTTTGTATGAGGAATTTATTAAACAATGGGACTTTAAGAAATCAATGGAGAAGTTTACACAATTTCTAAATTTTGTTGCGTTTAAGTATCCTTCTCTTTCATTTGACAAACTCATGGCGGATTTTAATGATTTTACAAAGGAGGAGTGTGAATCACTTAAACTTGCTTCATCTATTAGCGACGACTATAAAACATTCATTGACAACAATGAAGAACAACTTGACCAGAAATTTGGCGAGTTGCATCAGTTTCAGACATCGACGCGTGGTATCAAAGTTCGCGGCGTTTTTCCCACCCAAGGAGAAGCAGAGCTCCGCTGCAAATTGTTGCGCGAGGTTGACTCGAATCACGACATTTACGTAGGCCAGGTTGGTATGTGGGTTCCATTTCATCCGGATGCTTATAAGACCGGACGCGTCGAATATATGGAGGAGACACTGAATCAGCTGATGGCAGATAAGAAGAAGAACGAGGATATGGCCAAACACGACTTTGAGAAACGCGTGAAAGAGGCAAAGCAGAAAGCAATCGAGGAGAATATGAAGAAGGCCGAGGAGTCAGGAAATAAACTTACGCAGACAATCAATGCAGACGGAGAGCTTGTTGGTGTTGCAAATGTTGCAAACTTTGATGGTTTGGATGAAGATGCAACGATTGACGACATTAAGAAGAACATGTTTGAAGCAGAAAATGTCGTGGTTGACAAAAAAGGCGATCATGGTCTGTCAAAACTCACGCATTATGACCCATCTATGAGTGCGGAGGATAATGAAAAGAAGTAGAAATAGAAATGGAAAATAGAAAACGTAATTTATTTTGAATACATAAGTTAAATATATAAGTAGTATATATATATTTAACTCTTATCCCGGTCACTATAATTATACTAGTGTGATGAAAAAGTATACAAGGCGAAGAGGACGAAACATGCGAAGGATACCGAGACATAAAAAACAAACACGTAGTAAAAAATATTATAGGCGACGTTCCCTGTGCGGCGGTGTTTCTAAACGTTCGCGTGCAACTCCACCCAGAGCATCAACTAGAAGTGCTAAACCTACGTCTGGTCTATTGGTTTTAAAAGATGGTGTTTCTGTTTCGCAGTCCTCGCGTGCCCCAAAAACTTCATTACGAAACGCGGGAATATCAAAAGACGATGCCGACGCCTTAGAAGCTGCAAGAATAATATCTAATTTTCCACGGGGTATGGACAAATTTTTAGAAATGGTTATAAACAACTATGAATTATTAAGCTATGAAGGCGTGAAATACGCCTTACGCCAACAAATTAGTATAAATACAGCACCAGCGGTAGGGCGGTTATCTAAAAATGGTATTATATTTATTAGTTATATTTGTGGAAAAATAAACCATTTACTAAAAGAATTATTAACTACTACAGAAAGTGATGTAGGTAAAAAACGCAGTTTACTATATAGAATAAAAAAAATAGAAAGGGTTATTTGCTCACTAGATGGCGTTGGGTGTTCATGGGGTGTTAGGCCATATAACCAAGCAGAAATGAATACTATAATTAATTACTATAGATTAGTTAAAAATGACGAAGCAGGTTTACAAGAATATTATCAAGAACTTAATGATCTTATTGATACATATTTTCCTGTTTTAAAAAAATATACCGACCTGTCTCACGTAGTTTCATCTTCTATGTGTAGGCGTCTTATTCCTGGACATGTAATGAGTCGTTTACCTACTATAGAAGAAAAAACGGAAGAAGCCTACTAGTATGCAAATATAAATAGTATGCAAATATAAATATTTACAGAGTTTAATATATAAATAATCATATAAATAATTATATAAATAATTATATACATATAGTAACTACCTGTCCTTAATAAAAATGTCAGTTCCGGTTGTTTCGATCGACAGAATCAATGCACCCCTTAATTTTAGAACATCAAATACACTCATTACCACAAAGGTTCCGCATTATCCTACGAAGGTAGATACAGGTATGCTTATTATACCAGGATGGACACGTCCGAACGCAAATGGCGTTCATCCAAATATAAACTCCGCCGATTTTAATGGCCCGGATTTCAAGGCACGTCCATTAAAACATTGGCGACGTCAGTTACGTGTATACAACAACAACGGAAAAGGTCCATCGAATAATTCGCGCAATGCTACTATTGCCACTCTCGACAAGCCAGGCACAGGCGTTTATCATTATGATGACGATTGTGCATGTGTTGGTAACGAAGGCGGCAATTCATATATTATTGCAAACAACAAATTCGGTTATGAAACACAAGGAGATAAATATTCAACACCCCTAAATGACGTGACGATTCAAAACAACGGCTCTAATACTATACCCTACGATGCAACAGAAGCCGACATAAACGACCCTACTAATCCGGCATATAAAGTAATAACCGGTTTATATAATACAAAATGTATCAATTGTTCACCACAATCCAATCGAATACGCAGGTCAGTCGTATACAATAGTCAGGCATATTATGAGACAACACGTGCAAAGTTGCAATCGAGGTGCCAAACATATGAGCAAAATATGTCGACGAATCCGGCAAGTGGTGTCACATATTTTAGTGCCAGTGGCGAGCCACTATGGCCAAATAACACACCAACAGGTCCGCAAGTTGTTGCACCCATTGATTATGGAAGTATTACATTTAAAGGCGATTTTTTTAATATATACAACTATGCGAGTGGCACAGCATCACTTGGTCCAGCGAATAGTATCGTAACACCAAATTTTACCCCTAAAATACGATGCAGACTTTCGTATGTATTAGCGGGATTTTATGTGAATTTTCCGTCGGTTGGATCTTCTATGCATGCAGTTGTATATGACTTGGCAAACAATATTATATGCATTAGCCAAAATACGGAAACTATATTTATAAGCCCGTATTCGCCCGGTATTCCTTCTTTTAGTGAAGCAAGTTTAGCATTCTATTTTCCCCAAAATGTATATATAAATACATCAACTACGTATCGCATACTATTTGAAACATTGAATGCGACGAATTTTTACTATATAGTTGATACTACAACCCCGGGTTCGCCACTTGCAGGTAAACTTATCGCCGAGCCATTATATTGCGAGTCGCAGACTATTTATAAACCTAATAACGTAACATTTGCAAAACAAGGTGCAGTTTGCGGTTCTATCCGCACAAAACAACTTGCGACGAATTCACTGCTTTTAAATGGTTCCGTTTTTTATAGTGCAGCAGGTGCATCCGCCGCGAACACGGGTCTATACCAAGGGACAAATATATCGCAAAACTATTATGTAAAGACAAAACCGGTTATACAGGGTTGTGCAGTTAGGGATACATCAAACGACGGCAATCATCGTAATGGAAAAAAACTGAAATGTTTTTGAGGTAGTTGTGTTTTTATAAGATATAAATAAGTATAAATATAAATATAAATATAAATATAAATATAATACAATACTATATTTATATTACAAATACATAAGGTAATATAGTGATGACAAAAAATACGGAAAATACAGAAAATGCGGAAAATACGGAAAATACTAGCACGATTAAGCAACTGCACCCAGAACCTCACGCCCAACCAAAACCAAACCTACTTCCTTTTCATAAAACAAAAGAAGAACGAGTTGCAGACATAAAACCAATTATTCATAGACTAAATGAATTTAACCTAAATATGCGCTATGAGCCTATTCGCAAGATGTATAAAATAATAAACGAATACATAAAAGAAGGCGAATCGCATAAAATAAATATTGCATTCCCGGAAGTGAAACGAAGAATCAAGGGGTTTTTATCTGACGACACTCGTAAAGAAACGTGGGTGAAATTGGAAGCAGACGACTAGTGTCCGGAAAGAAAGGAGGGGGGCGGGGGTATCAAAGTTTTTAACAATTATTTTTATCTACTACTATTTCCTTCTCAATATGTTTTATTATTTTACGCTCGTAGTTCTCGTAGTTTTCGATCGGTTCGCATATCGATCGCACCATCGTCAAGTATTCGATTTGTTTTTGTTCTGTTTCTATCCAGTCGGGGTTATCATTTGCCCATTGCTGTAACGCCGTTCGTTCCTTGTCGGCGATTTTTACGATAGTATTTTTCATTGTTGCGTGATTCTCGTCTTTATGCCACTTGTCTTCATGTTTAATATACATAATATCGCGCTTAATATCTGTGCAATGAATTGGACGCTTATACACATCCAATTCTTTGAGACCCTTTATCATAACATCTGTTATACCACGCGAAATCCCATTCTTTTTTGAAAAAAGTAGGTCGTCTAGTGTGATTTTCAATGAGTCAATAAAGTCCGATATGTTAAGAGCATCTTTGCACTTCTCATTTAGAAAAACGTTTAGATTGAAATTATTTGTTGTGTTATTCATCGTGTTGTTGGTTGTATTGTTTGTTGTGTTACCTATTTTAGGTATTATACTAATTATTTGTTCTTGTTGTTTTTTTATTTGCTCTTGTTGTTCTTTTATTATTTTCATCATTTCTTTATTATCGTTTATCAGTTCTATAAACATATTTTTTGTTATAGTGTCTTTACTATCAGAAGATAAAATATCATCGTCTATGTCTTTACACGTTTCTTTAATATTGTCAGCATGCGTCGTGTCGTTATTTTCACACTCTTCTTTGGGAGACTTATAAACGAGACAAGTTCGCTTATGCTTTGCAAGGCCTGGTCTATACTTATAACTATTACCACATATGCAGTTAAAAGTCTCATCTTCTTTTGTGGGCATTTTTTTGTTACTCTCGGTTACTCTTTTATGTTTGATGGTGTCAATATGTTTTTTATAGTTAGATTCTTTACAGCATTTAAAGTCACAACTTTCGCAGACAAAAATGTGGCATTTTTCGGCATTTTTTTGGTTATCCATTTTCTCCATTTTTCATATATATAGAGTAACATAAAAAATGCCTAAATCATTTTCATAAATATTCTAAAAATGTCCAAAAAGTTATCGTAACAAAATTTTCAACTCAAAAAAGCAAATGAGAGCATTATGGTCTGAGTGTGATTTTCAATGTTTTTTTCAAATCTAAAACTGAAAAATCAAAATTGGACATTTATAAATGTCCATTTTTGAAAAATCCAAAATAGAATTGGAAAAACATTACATCATTCGTTTCGCATCCAACACTCTCCATTTCACCGAAATAATACCTTTTTCAAAATATATAAGTAAATATGAAACTATGAAACTAAAAAACAATATTCTCGTCAATCCATTTTTTAACTTTTATATTTGTTGGTTCTAGTATTTTATTTAATCCATCGATGAGTGTTTGATAAGAATTCTCGTTTTGTTCCATAAGTATGAGTGTATTGTATATAATATAGTATATTTCTTGTGTATATATGTCGGTGATTCGTATGAAAACATCGTCGATTTTTTTAGTGCTGATTGTATCGCTAGGTTTGCTAGTATTTTTGTGAGAACTTTTATCTTCTTCATGCTCTTCTTCGTTTACATCATCTTGCAAGACTTGCTGTGTATTCTTTGTCTTTTTCTTATTTGGTTTGTCTCTTTGTGTATCGTGAGAAAGGTGAGAAGGGTGAGAAACAATTAAATTGTCTAATTCGTGATTATAAACATCGTGGCGTTGATTTTGTTTTGTTATTTCAGAATCAGTTTCAAGAATGTTTTTATACATTTGTAGCGTATGTAAAATATGAATTTTTTCGGTTTGCCCATAGGTTCGAATCAAGTTACCTATTCCATTTTTTGCAAGCTCAATTAATAATTCATATAGTTTTTTATTTACTATTTTTGAAGAATGGTCGCAATCTTTTACCGCTACGCTTGTGCCGATTGTGCCGCCATCCCCCGCACCATTCGCGTCGCATAAAAAATAATAAAATTTTTTAAACCGATAAAAAATATTAAATAAATAAAACAAGTCTTCTTGTGTATCATTGTTATACCACCGAACTATCGATTGCGAATAATTAGGTGGCTGAATATATAATATATTGTTGTGAATAGTTAGTTTTGTTCCGATTGGTGTAAAAGATAAGTAAGCGATTTGTAGTAACGCTTGGAGGGGTTCAAGGATAGTTTCAAAACGTTCCTTCTTCTTTTTTGTTTTTATTGTTTTATATAAGACATTTAGTGTTGCTTGCATCTTGGTTTTTATTTGTAATTATACTATCTTATTATAATTTTAATATATTTTTATCGTATAATACCAAAATATATTAAACACGTATATATTATACTTTGGTATCGTATTATATTTCTCTATTTACATATGTCAACAAAAAAAGAAGTAAACGGCATTATTCTTATTTTATCGTGTCAGAAACATAAAGAAACAAGATTAAAAGAAATAAATTTAAAAAATACGTCTTATGCGAACTGGGAAGTTGTGCATGTAATAGGCGACTTCTTTTTGGATGCAAATTACAAATATGAAAATAACGAAAATACACATGGTAAAAATTATTTATACCTAAGATGCGAAGACTCTTATTTACACTTATTGAAAAAATTGGTTTTATCGATAAAAGCCTTATATGAAATATTTGATATAAAAGAAGGAGTGTTACGATGTGGGGATGATTTATATTTTAATGAACAAAATTTAGTTAGATTTTTAAAATCTAGAAAATATGACTACTATGGTCAGTCAAAAAAATCGGAAAGTTATAAATGTGTAAATAAAAATGTGTTACGAAAAAGGGGTATAGATTTATTTATGACAAGATACTATGCAAAACATCCTGAAGATTTTTTAAATCCGCATCATAATTTAAAAGGTATAGATGTGACAATGTATTCTATTCGCCCAAAAATACATGGTGCTATTGGTGTTTTTTTCTTTTTGTCAAATAAGGCATGTGCGATATTAGTAAATCATATGCAAAAACTAAATTTTAATATCTTTCATCGTGATCGGTTTACAAATTCGTATCCATATGTTATTGAAGATTGTGGTGTAGCGTTTATAATGTATATGAATGATATCGTGTATATTGATAATCAAGATTTTATTTTTAAAGGAAATGAATATCAAATAAATATTGGAGAATTTTTAAAAACGAAAACGATAGTTATGCACACAAATAAATATAAGTAACAAAGATTTGTGTGTATATACATATATAATTCTCACCTTTCTCACCTTTCTCACCTTTCTCACCTTTCTCACCTTTCTCACCTCTTTTATATCCTACCGATGTCTAATCACGATAACTATCGACTTCTAGGCTACTCTCCATCTGTATTTGATACACATCCAATAATATTGTCTACTATATCGGATACTATGTTGGATACATCATGTTCGTATTGAGGAAGAGGCGGTGCGTTGTTGTTGTTTGTGCAATCATTACTCTCATTTTTTCTATTACCGGTATTTTTATGAGTATGATTTTTATTTTTTAAAAATGTATTTCTTTTTAATGAGTTACTATTACCCCCGCTGCTACAAATCGTATTTGCACTATTTGCGGTATTTGCGGTAGTATTAGTAGCATTCGTAGAACACATAGATGTAGCGTCATCGTATATTCCAGATAAAAATATATTATTAGATGATAATAATTTTATACACGTTATATCGTATTTATCACACCATGAAATACACTTTTGTATATTCGCTTTCTTCAATGAATCTATTTTATCGTGATTATTTCTGCTACCGATGATATTTAATGTTGTAATAATATTCTCCAGCTGTTTTTGACCCATTATAATATTAATTTCTTCGATTTTGTTCAAAAAATAATAGTCATATTCAAAATTCAATAATGAAACTATATTATCATATTGTGTGAGTTTTTCAAATTCGTTGATAAAACTAGTTATAAACATTTCACAATCCGTTTCATCCAATAAAAAATTCTTACATACTATATATTTCTCCGAGTTTGCCAGCCTACTTGTGAATGGTTTGGTAATATATACTTCAGAATACATTCGCGTCAACATATATAAAATATCAATCGTCAGTTTTGAAAAAATATCAAATATTTTAAGTATAAAATGTCCGCCCCTTTTTTGCATCGTTATGGCGTATATCACTTCTGATACAATTAATTTACTTACCAATTCTTCTTGTTTATTAAAATCGTTTGATACGTCAATGCCGCCATCTGCGGTGATAATGTGCATAGTATGTTTGAATTTATTCACACAATAAATATAATTATCCTTGTGTAATAAATTTCCCGTTTCATCTTCGCCTGTTATAATAATAACGTTTTTATTCGCTTCTAAAAACTGATGACTTTTCTTCCACCCTGGGCACCCCGGGTCATTATTTATAAGTGTCATGCCATAGTATTTATCATTTATATTTTTACGCAAAAAAGCCGTTGCTTCAATAAACCCCCCCGGGCCTTCTGCAAGATGAAATGTTTGTATATTTTCTCTTGAATCGCCGAGTTTAAACATTTTCCATAATTCTATCATTTTATAAAAAGAACGGGATAGTGGTTTTAGTTTACTTACAGAAAGTTTACTACCAGGAATAATAGTATGAATGAATTCATACGGATTTGTATATTTTTTAATAGTGTCCCATGCTTCTGCTGATAATTCGATCTGTTTTTTAAATCTTGATAAAAAGTCAAATAATGAATTGGAAATATAAGTATAATTAGTTTCTGAAGGTATTCCGTTTCCGCTTCCGCTTCCGTTTTCATTTTCTTCCAATTTATGTGTTTCATGCGGAGAAAAAAATATTTTTTTATAAGTTTCTTTATCAAAAATGCATGATAAATTATAATATGACATTTATTTATATTTTAAAAATATAGTTATATGATAATACGAATAATGTTTAGATGGTTTAACAGATAAACATTATTTTTTATTCGATATTATTTAATATTGTTTAATATTATTCATCACCTTTGCTTGCACTTGCACTTGCACTTGCACTTGCACTTCCCAAACTTAATTTTCCAAGTTTTAAAAGCGAAGCCTTTGTTCCCGATTTTGACTTTCCTACGATGGATGCGGCAGCAGCGGCGGATGCGGATGCGGGTGCAGATACTGCTCCCAAACTTACGGGTTCAAGGACGGATTTCTTCTTAACAACTAGTTTTCCGGTTCCGGACGCAGACGCAGACGACGTCTCTGCTTTTTTACTTTTCGGTTTTGAAGAACCAAATAATTTCGAAATAGTTGCATCTTTCTTTTTGGGCGATATACCAGAATCCAAGTCTTCTTCCAATTCCAATTCCCCTGCTTCTGCTCCCATTTTCTCCAAGTCAGCTACTTTTGATGCACGATATGACATAACAAGATTTCCCTTCGCCGACGCCAATGCTGTGCCCTCGCCCTCGCCCTTACCTGTAAGTTGCAACGCCAGTTTTTGAACACTTGCGGAGTCCGCCAAATTCATCTTTTCTTGGAATACATGAATACCGGTAACACTACGAAATACGTCTTCAACATCAACATTCGCAACTTTTTTAAACACAAAATACCGATTATAAAATGATATCTGTTTCTCAATCGGTGTCATATAGATCGCACCGCCATATCTATTCTTCTGCCGCTGGTCTTGTTCGACATCTTGCTCCATCCTCGCGAATAACTCCGAAAACATCCCCGTGCCATTTGGCAACCCTAATGCCACAGCTTCCTCACGTCTCAATAGTTGAAATCCATAGTATTCCATAAGTTGCGTAAAATACGTAAAGTTCACCAGATATTCTTTGATCGTTTTATTTATGGAGTCTTGAAACACGTCTATCGCGTATCCTATACAACTAATATCGTTATCAAATGTAGTTTTCGAGTAGTCTTTGGCGACTTCCCATACTTTTGTATCTTTTATGCGAAGTGTAATAGAATTCCCTTTTTCAACACCCCTTAGTGCATTAAACATGACATTTCCATCATAGCATGTGCCGATAAAATATCCGTCTACTTTTGTGCACTCGCTCAGATTTTTAATAAAGTTGTTGAGTTTCTCAATCGTTTCAAAGAAGTAGTGTAACGCAAATTGACACGACGATATATTAAACCCATCGGCGGCTTTCCCATATTGCCGATAAACGCCTTTCCCAAGCAACCCTTCATCTTTAGGTCCTTCATTAAATAGAGCATGGACGATTTGTTTGCCCTTCTCGCTAAACACGGCTTGTCCGGATTTAATATTCACGCTGCTGTTTCCATTTACAAATAGTGCATAAGGCATCGAATGAAACTTTTTGCGATAGTTCAAAAAACGTGCACATGCTCCATCAAGGCGATTTTCAATATTGTCCTTCGACAAGTCTATACCAAAAACAAACGACAATTTTGCATCAATCCATTTCGGGAAATCGCCGGCTTTTCCGACTGCATAGTCGATGAGTGTATTTCCTTTTGCCGCGACTTTAGTAATGAGCATTCGCTTGACAAAGAGGTTATGAAAGTCACGCATCGCTCTCGTATAACTATCCCCGCTGCCGCTACTCCTGTTATAATAAATATCGTCATCGGCCAATTCATCGGGAATATTTTCGCCCGTAGTTATCATTTCTTCACTAATCGGATTATGAATCGAATACCAGTTATTGTTCGCGACATGGTAAGCATTGCCGTAGTTTTTGATACCCTTGCGATACTCCGACGTCTTGTCATAGCGAACGCGCTGCGGAACCCACTGCCAGTGTTTGGGGCGACTTGCGTCATAACTGAATTCTACTATTGTTTCATCATCGAATATCTCATTCTCAGCAGTAAACATTTGTGCCACGCCGTTTTCATCTTCACGCAAAGGAATGTTGCAAATATGCGTATCCGGATCATATGGATTTGTAGGATAAAATGGAAGGGGTTTATATCCTTCTTCGAGGTCCACGTCGCTCGCGGACGGAATTTTGTCGTCGATAATAGCGGCACACGGGTTAAGGTAGCCGTGTTTGCGTTCATCATAACCGACGCGGAGAATAATCGTCTTATATTGTTGTAATTGCTCACTGCGCAACGTATCAATCCCGCCTTCAAATATATTACCCACAAAGTCGGTCATAGTAGTTGGATTCTTTTTTGTAGTAATAAGAAAGTCAATCGTATTTTGATTGAGTGGTTTCCACTTGAAAGACAAATCCCATGTTACTTTATGCATTGGGCCGGCAACGCCGATTTTATTGCTTGCAACCCCGGTATTGGTTGGTGTGAAAATAAGACCATCGGTATTATACTCATATATACCGGCCTTTTGTCCGGCAATAATAGTTTTACAACACATGAATATATTTTTCTCGCCTGAAACAATTTCAAATTTTTTGACGTGTATTTTTATGGGGGGGACTTCGCCTTGAATCACTGCCCGAATATTCATAGCCTGGATTGCTTGTTTCAATAATTCAATGCGCGAAGCTTCTGGGTTTCTGGTTGTTGCAGTTGTTGCACCTGTCGCTTCAGTTTCTTGCCCCGCTTCGCCTGCGCGACTTTTGCGTGCTTTGCTAGACTCAAAATTAGCTTCCGCACTACCAAACTCGCTTAACCGCACCTGTTCTCGTTTAAACTCTTCTTCTGCGTCTATATCTTCCGGGTCGCGCATAAGCGATTCGCGAGCACGCATGATATTTTGCTCCTCGATGGATATATTTATAAATGCATTCCGACGAATATCACGTCCACCCATAAAGTAGATATCGAATGCAGCAAACAGATTAATATACTCGCCGTGTTTATTGTGCAAAATGTGTTCGCCGTCAATTAACGTATTGTATAGTTTATCTTCTTGTGCAATTGCACCGGTGAATTCCATATCCATATTTGTATTTATAAGGTATATACGCCCACTTGGTGCAATATATAACATTTTACGCATTCCGTCTGCTTTATCTGTCACGCTAAAATTTGTCCGAATATTTGGAATAGTGCAGTCTGGATTAATAGATGCAATATTTAATACTTGCAATGTATATGAAGATGGCCCGATAAAATGATGCGGAATGAGTTTTATATTCTCGTCGGCGTGTGTAGATAAACGCCCTTCTTGTCCTCGCCCCACCCCTGACGCCGACGCCGACGCCGACGCCGATGCACCCCCCCTTTCCTTTTCATGGGGATATAACATATAGTAGTATTGTTTTGCAACCAATCCCAGCTCGTGATAAGATACCGGGAAATTAGTTCCTTGCATGCCGGCTAAAACCATTTTAATCCCGGTTCTCAATATATCGGCAACGACAATTCCGTTTTGTAGACGCGTTCCTGGACCGACTGATTTATTGTCCATTTCAATTTCTATTTCATATTTGGGTTCGCATGCTGTAATCTGTGCGGATTTAAATGTATATTCCGGTGTCATATATCCATCCCTTCGATGCGATTCTTTTACGATGGAAATATCGACATGAAATGGAAAACTATCATGAACAAGTGTTGTTCGGTTCAAGTAGCGAAATATTTTCTTATTGTTTTGCCAGTTTGAAAGAATAGACTGCGCGAGTCCGGATGCAGTAGGAATAATGCGTTCTTTTTGATAGGAAATACGAAAATTGAAGTCGTCAATGCTGACGGGTCGAATATACTCTGAACCTTCCATGGCTGCCGATTTTTTTACAAAGCGGTAGTTTAAGTCTTCGAGAGAATCTGTTCTGCAATATTTTTGGATATCGCTTAGCCCATATATTTCGGTGCGAACATCGGACAACTTGGTCTTGCCTGTATTTTCGTCCGTGAATTCGGATTGAATTTTGAGACTATACTCTTGGGACATGCTGACTCTAAATCCAGATGAAATTAATTTTTTAAATACATTGTCAAAATCATTTTTGGTAATCTGTTTAATATTTTTTGTGCCGAATTTCACCTCAAGTTCCGATATCCCATCATCGCGATTTAAAACGTTGTCTAAATACTTTTGAGTAAGGATATTAAACATGTCTTTTTGTTGTTGAGACGTGGACGTGGACGTGGACGTGGATGCAGGTGCAGCACGCAAACTTTGTGATTGTGATTTTTGTTTTGATGATAACGACGGGGTAGCAGTAGAGCGTGACATATTTATATTATACTATACTATGTCGGTTCAGTAAATATGTTCTGGTATATATAATTCTACATATTATTTTATATCATATTCAATTTTATATTATAATTATTAGTATTGTTATTGAATAATTATAATAATACTAATTAGATTGCACAAAAGCACAAAGTTACAAAATCATAAACACTTTTCCATGATTTCAGTATACAATTCGTTTTTAGTTTTTACTTTTACTTTTACTTTATTCTTTGAATTTGTAACAGATTCGTCCAAAATACGTGTATCTAAGATATTCATTTTTGCCGCAATATTCACCAAATCAGTCTGCGAATAAGACGTAATAGGACGTAATGGTTTATTTACATCGTCTAGATTCTCTAATTTTAAACAAGTTTTTTTAATATTTTCTATATATTCAATTATTTTTGTTTTACCCTCACCCTGACCCTCATCCAGAGCCACCCCCAAACAAACGGAATAATAATTTATATCGGGGTCAAATTTAATAATATATACTTTGGAATTGGCGTTGGTGTTGGTATGAGCAAACATTTCATAGTATGTTTTTTTATAAATATAAAAAATATTAATATTATAAAACAACGATAATGCATATAAAATTTTAGGTGAAATTCCAGATGTCCCAGACCCCATAAGACCTGACTCAATCATATTTTTTGACATTTTGTGCTCTTTTAATATTTGTTTATTTTCACCTTTTTTGATTCGTTCAATCGTTTTTACTTTAAACTCTTGTTCGGTGGTAAAGTAATTTTTTTCGTATTCATAACCCGACAAACCATTCACGATAATATATAAACACCAAAACAATGAATTTTTTTGTCTAGGTGTGAAAAATGAAAGTTCCTGGGCGTTTGTGATATTTTCGGATGCGGCTGAGGTCGGGGGCTCCAATTCAATATTGCTTAAAATAGTATTTTCCTTTTTATGGTCTCTAGTCTTGCCCCCCGCTCCGACGCCAACGCCGAGACCGAGACCGAGACCACACGATAAGTTTACATCACGAATATTATTCAAAAAATCTTGCGATAACATTATTTGTTTTAATGACTTTATTTTTTCTTCCATTTCTAAAATTGCCTTTGCATATACATTATATTGTTCCGACATAGTTACAAAATGTGTTTTAACTACTGCATTTAGTGATTCGGCAACCGACTTATTTCCTTTGTTGTTAATACCTTTCATATTGTTATACCTATACACCAAATACCTTTATTATAGTTTAATAATAATATTACGAAACTATAATACTTGCTTGCTTACGAAAAAAATGAAGATGCAATCTTCTGCTTTTCCTCCTCGATTTCATTCAACTGATCTTCTTGTTTATTCACATAGGTTAAATATTTGTAAACTTTATCAAGAATACTTGAATCTACATATGTGAGATTAATAAAAATACCATTCTTATTTTCGGTTATATAAACATGGTTGTCATTAAATATTCTAAGAATTTCTATTTGGTGAAACATGTTAACAGATTCTATTTTATCTTTTAATGTTTTTAAATTATTTACAAAAAACTTTATTTTTTCTTGATTAGTATCCTGGTTATCTACATGAGTCATGATCTCTCTTGACTTATAATATCTGTATTACTTAAAATAAAAAAATCTTTCTATATATTTTTTACTATTAATATTATATTTGGTCATACATCATAAGGTAATCGAGACATTTTTAGAAATAATATTTATTCATTTGTTACCGCAACTGCTGAACCGGCACCGACGCCTACACTTTCTTTTTTTGATTTTTTGGGTGCTTTGGGTGCTTTCGGCAAATCAATATCCGCATCATATGTAATAGTAATCACATTGTTATCTGTATCGTTTGTGATACTAAGTGCATTTTTACTTTTACGAGGTGCACGTTTTGCCGAACCAGTTTTCGCAACCGGTTCTTCTTTTTCTTCTGTCATTGTTGTAGACGAGGGTGATGGTGATGCATTCACTGCCACGAATGATTTTTTAGAATGGGATGGAGTCGCAACACTAATGCGTTCTTTTTTTGGATGAACCAGAAATCCGATAATTTGTATATGTTTGTCATTCATTTCAAATCGTTTTCCGATAACTTTAATATTTATTTTATCCCCCTCTTTGATTGAATTATAATATGTTTTGTCCGAATCAACTCCAAAGTCCCTAGTAATATATACGACTATAGGAGAATATTCATCGTCGGAAAGTGCACGTATTCCTGCCTGTGTTATATTTTTTGCAACACAGCTAATAACAGATTGTGCACGTGGATTGCAGACATGACATTCGATCACGATATTGAATTGCACATTTTTTGCAATGATTTTGCCGCATTTGAAATCAATAATGCGTGTCGAGTGTGGTTTAATAAACCCCTCTGTAATACACCTGCCTTCAATACAACTAATTAGTGTAGTATGTAGTAGTGCCATAATATTTTCTCTGCTCGAAGCATGCATATTAATGAGAACAAATGGTATCAAAATATCATAGTTTATTCGTTGAATCGTATAAAGCGGATTCTCGTCTTCGGGCACCATGGAAGCAGTAGATGCAAGCAACGAATTAATAGCAGCACTGATAGAGGCTGGCAAGGATAATGATGAATTTTCGAATTTTGTATCATAGTCGCTATCTTCGTCGGTATCGTTATCGGTATCGGTATTGTTATCGGAGCTGCTGCTGGTGCTGCTGCTATTTGCATTGGTGTGTGAATACGATGTTGAAAATGTATTTTCAATAATGTTACCATCATCGCTTACATGATTAATATGAATATTAAATGTATTCACATTGTCTGTTACTTGTATAGGTTGCGATGGTGGTTGTGGGGGTGGCGTGGTTTCATCAACCAATGGTATAGTAGGTGGAGGCGGCAATGCATCCTTTTTTTGATTTGTTCGCTTTACTGGGGCTCTTTTTTTAGTATCCGCCTTGAGACAGGGAGCAGGAGCAGGAGGAGGATCGACTTGCAAGGTTGAGATTGGAGCAACGTCATTTACAACTTTGGTGGACTTTCTGGGCATTTGATAGTTTGTTTGGTGGGGGTAACAAGTATAGGATAAACGAATAAACTGAGTTTACAGATGTGTATGATTTAATATATAATATTCTATTTATAATGGTTTTCAATTTTATATTATTAATAATAATAGTAATATAAAAAGTAATATAATAGGCTTATTCCTCGGGATTTTCTGTTTCTTCTTCTTGTTCTTCTTCTTGTTCTTCTTCTTGTTCTTCTTCCTCACTACTTTTACTACTTGGAAATAAACTTTTCATCATTCCTTCACTTTCTTCTACAATAATTGATAGTGGACTTTTTGCAGGTCCTGCTTTATTTTGTATCTCGGATTCTTCTTCTTCTTCTTCCTGTTGTTCTACTTCTTGTGCACCAGATACTTCTTTAGGATTTTCGGTTGTTTTTTTTGAATTGAATACAAGTTCTTCACCTCCTCGCTCAAGTTGTTCTTCCAGTTCCGCAATAATAAAAACTGCACTATCATTTAATTCAAAACGTTGTCCTATAACGCGAACCATGACAACATCGTCATTTGCAAGTTGTGAAAAATAAGGAATATTATAATGATGGTCTCTTGCAATAAAAACATTTATTGGAGAAACATCCGAGTTATTTGCATTTGCCATAATTCCGGCGTTTGTTATGTTGTTTACTATACACGAAATACGCATTCCATTTGGCGGATTACAAACCAAATACTCAAATACTATCGTAAATATCGCAATATTCCCGTAAATATTACCACACGAGTAAGTTATTATTTTTGACGACCCCTTTTTAACATATCCATCGATACAGCATTTCCCTTCAAAATCTTTTTTCAGAATATCTTCAAGAACTTGCTTAATATTGGCACCGACATATTTTATAGGAATAGACAACTTTTTGGTAATAATATTTTTAATATAAAGTGAGGTGTTTGCACCATCCCTACCCTGGCCTCTGCTTCCTCTGCTTTCTTTTCTTCTACTTGAGATCCCTGCTTCCATCCCCGTCCCTACCCTGCTGCTTTTTCTTGAATACATAGACATAGACATAGACATAGACATAGACGTATAACGTATAACGTATAATAGTTAATTATTTTATATTATTTTATGTTATTATTATTTTAATGTATGGGACTTTAATGTGTAGAAATATATGATAATTAAATCGTGTTTATTAAAACTTCAACAGGCGTAAAGAACCATCGTTTATTTTCTTCTTGCTCCTTATCATAAAAACGTAAAAGAAACTCTTGCATTATACACAATTCTACTTCTGTTGTATTACGATTATTTTTAATACTAAATGGAAAATGAATATCATCATAGTTTAATGTGTTTGATTTATATTTTTCGACAAATTCCGCTTCAGGATAATCTATGACACTTAACATAGATTTGACTACCTTGGATGTAGTTATATCTTTTTCCTTTTCTTTTCGTTTTGATGGCACTTTTGATTTTGCTGTTGTCGCTGTCGCTGTCGCAGTTTCACTTGACGATTTCTTAAATTCGTTTTCAATTTGGGTTTGCATAACATAAGGTGTAATTAGTTTTATACGATTAATAAATAACTTTGCGATTCTTGTAAAGTCGGCGTCATAAAACAATGTTTTTTTTTTATACATATCTAAGAACGTTTCATATGAGTAACCTAAAATGGTTAATAATCTTTTAATTGCGGGAGAATTTTCTAGTTTACCTTCTTTTCGCAGTATTTCTTTGAATTCACCTTCTAAATCATAATCCATATAGTCATGGCTTTCTTTTTCTGTCATACGTGACAATATTCTTGTAATACGTTCATCGTTTAGTATTAATAACATATTGCTTACTATTTTTGCTCTACCTGCTTGGTCACATCTTGCTGCAATACTGCTTCCTTTAACGACACTCGATGATGTTCCTAAACCGGCACCAGCACCAGCACCAGCACCAGCACCAGCACCGGCACCAGCACCGGAAATTTGTTTTGTTTTAAATACAAACGCACTATAGTTGCCGATAGAAATATTTGTAATAAATCCGACATAGGGTGCCAATATACTTCCGATAGATTCCTTAGGTATGAAAAATTTTGCTAAAATATCGGCATTAAAGTATTTGAAATCTGGTTTATTTCCTAGTGTCCATCTACCCACTTCTTCATCTCTTATGTATAATTCCAGCTCTCCTTTTTTTGATATAAGTAATATGGCATTCTTTTTTAAAACAGATGACGATAAAATTAAAGAATGATAATACTCTTCCATCATACTATCAAATTCGTATTTGATGAGATTAGCAGATCGCATATCAAGAATTCTTTGCCTATCTGCAGTAAGAATATAATTCAAAAGAGTAAGGATATCGTCTATATTTAATTCCTGTAATATATGTGCAACTATGAATTCTTTTTGCATCCTTTCAGGGATAAAATTCATTTTATTTTTTAATACTACCCCAACATTATGATACCAGTCTGTTTTACCACGTTCTGGTTTTTGCTCCTTTATTGCAGTATCATAATACTTTCGCAGTTTTTTTAACAATTTGGGTTCTCTGCGAAAAGATGATATCATTTCCATGAGAGTTTCTTCGTCTGTATCATATTCTTTTTCTAATTTTTTTTGCATTTCTCTCGCTTCTCTCGCTTCTCTCGCTTCTCCAACCTCCTCAAACCCTTCAAGCCCTTCAAGCCCGTGTTCTTCGCCCTGCTCTTTTCTCTGCTTTCCAACACTTTCCTTCATTCGTGCTTCATATTTTTTGCGTATTTCTTCAACCGACTCTTCTTTCTTTTGTGGTGCAAATATTATTTTCTCACGTTTAAAATCAACGGGACGTTGTCGGTCGCGGAGCGGGATAATCGGATTATTTAATTCCAGAGGTTGAAAAAAATAATAATTTCCAATATTTACCAGTCTACCATACCGCCCATACTTATCAATAATAAATTCGTTCTTATCTTCGATAAGCTGTGTCAATGCAATATCAATCGCCTCAATAGGGTATTTTTTGTTGTAGTTTATCGTTGCAATAAGGTCACTCGAAATATCGTCTATTTTTCTACTCGACGCGGTTCGTTTATAAAAATATCGTTCCCTAAATATATCGCGAATCCTTTGCACTATTTTGTCCGTATTCATGGTTAGTATAGTATCCGTAAATATGTCTTTTTTTAACCCAATATTCTTCCGCGACGTGGTCGGTTTACACTCGTATAGGCATTCCATATAGTCACACGTTGAAGAGTAATCTTTGTCACCGATTTGATATGGAATTTGAATACTCGTCTTTGACGATTCATCATAGGAGGAAAGAATCTGGATAATTTGATTGTCAACACCCACCCCCAATGCTTCGCTAAAGTTTTTATCGGTAAAATTGGTTTGGTCGATATTGAGCAAGCAGTCTACTGCACTTTCTTTTAAGACGCGACTTACTTCACCGATTTGTTTCGCTTTTCTTTCCGAAAGTCGGTATAAATAAATATCGGCAGCTTCGACATTGGGGGTCAATGATAGCACAGACCCATGTAAAAATATCTGCACATTTCTCTTTTCAAATTCAAGATTCTTGTGACTGCAGTTGCGGACCCCTCTTCCGATCGTTTGCTCTACAAGGTTAATATTATACCATGGTTCAAGGATATGTGTTTGTCGAATATTCTTAAAGTCGATACCTTCTGTGCCGGATTTGGAAATAATAATCGCTTTAATAAATCGCCCATCGTAATTTCCGTCGCCGGTGACCCCTTTTACTTCGCCGATATTATCAGGCGACAAACTTTTATCACCGGAAATGATAATATATTTTGCAGGGAAAAAGGTCTCATCTTTAGCCATCTCATTGCGTCGTTTACCGGTGATCGCATCAATAGGTGGCACAGAGGGTTTACTAAAAAGTGAATGTCCGTGGGCCCCACTATATCGCGTAAAACCCATACTTTCCAGTGCGAGAGCAATCGGGATGACACCTCCGTCAATATAGAAACTATAAATGAGTGTTATACCCTCAGATTTACGAATATTATCGCAAATGCTTTTAATTTTTGAACTATAATTGCCGATATTATCGGGTGCAAAAACATGCGGAACATTTTCGCGATAGGAGTATCCGGATTTTGTTTCATCGTCAAAATTCATAATACGTCGGAGCCCGTATTTTCCGACAAGGCCGCGAATATCGTAGTTTTTAGTTTCGGCGACCGCGGGGTCAAAATCATCCGCGGGGTATACAATATTCAGACACTCAAGGGGGCGTTGTAATAACGTAATTCCTGCAGTTTGTTCGGCCTGGTCATTGCGTTCCATATTTTTTATCTCTTCTTTATTCGTTTTTAGAAGCTGATTCGTAATATATGTATACACGCTTTGTTGATAGGGTGATGCATCTGTCAAATAAATTTTATTTTGCATCATGTCTAATTTTCTATGGATTGGAATCATAGTTCCACTGATTTGTATTTCTGGGATTTGATATTTTGTTTTTCTTGTGGTTTCTCCCGGTTCTCCCGTTTCTCCCTCTTCTCTCGCTTCTCCCTCTTCTCTCGCTTGTTCACCCCCGGCAAATGTCCGCATTGGGGCAAACTCGTCGGGATAAATACGATACGGAAAAGTATACGGATTCTCACCCCGAACGTAGGAGACATAACCGGTCGAAAATCTGCGTAAATTATCGCGACCGGTTTCGGTCATAGTTCCATTTTCGTCAATAGATTCAACAAAAATACCATCATCGGGATTATCGTTAAAAACATCACGATAGTGTATTATAGCCCTCCCATCATTTAACCGCATAATATTGAGTAGCCAAATAATTTCGCGATAACTATTATACATGGGTGTGCCGGAAAGAAGCAGCAGTCGCGTCAATAAAGAAGGACCGAATTTTACCAGTTTTTGGAGTTCGTTTGCTACTGCACGATTTGTTGAATTTTCGTTCGTATTTCGTATATTATGAAATTCGTCGATCACGATAAGAGAATTACCAAAAACCGCTTTTAATTTTTGGTTTATAAGTTTATAACGTTGAACTTTATCTTCAATGCTGTCGTCGATGGTGGATGTTTTTTGGATAAGGGAAGCAAATTGGTCATATCCGAGAAACATATATGAATTTTTAATAATCTTTTTAATTTCTTTGACGACTTTTTCTTCGTCCATACCCTTCATATTCATGGGATTGATTTCCTTCAAGTATTTGTTACCTGTGCATGAGCGAATATTCCATACTCCATCGATGAGTTTTAGTTTGCGAGAATCAAACAATTGGAGTTTGAAATTTTGCTGGACATTTGGACTGGCAACTATGATAATTTTCTTTGCGGATGACATGCCGATATTGACAAGATAGTCACGCATTTCTTCGCAAATCGTAATTGCAGAACACGTTTTGCCGGTGCCAAGGCCGTGATATAAAAGCAGACTATTGTATGGGGTTTGAATCGAAAGAAAGTTGCGGACAAAAAGCTGGTGTGGCGATAATTCAAAATCCGCATTACACATCTTATTTGCGTATTCTTTTATTTTTTGCATAGAGTCATAGACCTTGCCATCGTATGTTGTATCCGCAAACTCACGTTTTTCTGCAATCTTAATATTAAATTCGGGGTCATCAAGTGTAGGATAAAGAAAACTTTCATCTTCAATGGCCTGCATAATAGTTTCTTCGCCGGATGTTGGGGGTGATGGGGGTGGTGGTATGGTAGGAACTAACGCGGGAGACGCCGCGGGCAATCGTTGCGATTCCGGCGATTCTGGTGACGGCATGGGTTGCGGTTGCGGTTGTGGTTGTGCTGCCGCTGCCGCTGCCAATGCTTGAGGTGTTTCTTCTTTTTCAGTAATCGAAGCGGGAGACGAAGGACGCGATAAAGCTTCTTGTTCTTCTACCCGAGGTGTTGCCTGAGGTGTTTCCCGAGGTGTAGGAGTAAATGCCACCGACGTTCCAAAAGACGATGTGGAAGACGTAGATGAAGACGAAGGCGAAAGTGAAGGATTGGTAGCACCAGGTAGTCGTGGTGGCGGGGGTGGTGGTGGCAAAACAATAGCATCTGATACATCGGGAAGTGCAGGTAGTCCGCCAAAATCAGGTAACGTCGCCAATTCTTGAGTATTTATTTTCTTAAGGGGTGGTGGTGCAACAGGTGCAACATATGGAGAAGGAACCGAAGACGTCGAAGACATTGAAGAGGCAGACGACAATATGGTTGGCGTTAAACTAAATATAGTTGAAGGCTGCGACATTGGACCGGGTTTACCGGCAGTAGAGTTGCCAGAGCTGCTTGCACTGGACAAAATAGAACGCTGCTGAACCGGAATCGGAACAAGAACTGATGGTTTTTTTACTTTTTTTTGCGACGATGACGAAGACGAAGATAGAGGCGACGGCGATGGTAATAAAGGAGAAAAAGAAATATCAGGCGAAATTGGTATTGAGCCGAGGGGTCTATTAATACTACTACCTCTACTCGCCTTTGACGTGTAAGAACTGGGGCTGGATAAGTAAGAACGCTCGCTTGCAGTTGCACTTGCACTTGGCGCCGACGAAACACTAGAGAATCCAGACATATTAAGTGGCGTTAACCCTAATCCCTTTTTAGATTTGGATCCGGAAGTTGACGTTGACGTGGACACATTTGCCATTGAATCCTTTGAAAGTGTTGAAGGTGCCGATGACAAGTCGGAAAAAACGGGAGGAGTAAGGTGAAAACCTGTATCACTATCATCCTGTGCCAAAGGTGACGGGGGCGATAAAGATGCAAGTTGTTTTGATACTTTCGATACTTCTTCAGAAGAACCAATCGCTTTACTCATTTTATTTATACTATGTTTATGTTGTGTTATGTTGTGTTATGTTGTGTTATGTTGTGTTATGTTGTATTATGTTATGTTTACGATAAATTGATTATGGCTACTAGCAATACTAATACTACGGGATATTATAAAAACAAGTATACTTCTTATATAATCTTAATATAATCTATATTCTTGCAAAACTTTATTTATTTTTTTTACTATATTTATTTTTTCTAAATTATAAGGACGTATGACATTTAAACATTCATCATATGACATCCATTTCATATTTCTAACTTCGGATTTCTGATACCTTTTTGTTTCCAAAGATACATTGTTATTTACCATATATGCGAGGTAGTATTTATGTTTATAACTTTTAATATTTGAACCAATAAAGATTTCCTCATAGGGAATAATATTTTCAATAAGTTTAAAATCGTTGATTCCGTATCCGGTTTCTTCCATAAATTCGCGTATTCCACAATCAATATCTTTTTCCTGATAATTTCTTCGTCCTTTAGGAAACCCCCATTCGGGTTCTACCCAGGACGTATTTGAAGAATCTATAAGAGACTGAATACTAAACTCATTATTTCTTATTTTTATCCCACGTTTTAACAATTCAAATTTATCTTTCGACGATATTTCTTCGCTTCTATATTGGTTATTTGAATATTCACCCCATAGTAAACTCCATAATTCTTCAAAACTCATAGTTATTAATTTTGTTTTTTCATCCATCGTCATCTCATTTATTAGTGTTTGTATATATTGAATGTTATAGAGCGGATACTTGCCTCGAATAAATTCTACAAATCCAAAACTATTATTTCTCTGAATTAAAAGGTATTCCATCGTGTTTGTAAGGTTGTTATATTTGAATGAAATAATTCCTATACTCGTAATTGGATTCTTACAATCATTCAATATATGACCACATTTTCCGCAATTGTTACAATATGCATTCCCGTTTCCGTGTGTGTTTGACATTTCGTATGTTTGTTTGTATGCCTGTTTGTTTATTTATCCGAAATTAATAAACAATTTATTATATGTATTCTTCACTATCTTTTTATATAGTTTCAAATTAGTAATGGTTTTAGATTCAAATGTATGGGGACCGCATTATTGGTTTGTCCTTTTAACCATCGCTATTTCATATCCAAAATATCCCAATGACGTTACCAAGAAGAAATACTACGAACTTATCCAAAACTTCCCTTTATTTATACCTATTCCGTCGATGGGTAATCATTTTAGCGAGTTATTAGATAAATATCCTATAGCGCCATATTTAGACTCCCGCGATTCTTTTATTAAGTGGGTTCATTTTATACATAATCGCGTAAATGAAATGCAAGGCAAAGACGAGATGTCGCTCACCGAAGCAATGCAAAAATACTACGACAATTATAAACCCAAGGGATTACTTATGAGAGAAGAAAATAAATATAAGCGTAAGTTGGTTTTTTTTGTAATCGTCGCGTTAGGAGTAAGTGCTGCGTATTATATGTATAAAAAGTAACTAATTATTGTTTTGTTACAAATTGCAAATATTATAATATCATGATATTATAATATATCACACACACACAAGTCTATAAAATTTAAAAGACTATAACAAAAAACAAAAACAAAAACAAAAACAAAAATAATCATGAAAATGAAAGCGAAACGACGACCAAAACAAAAAACAAAGAGGAAAAATATTAAACATAAACGATGTCGTAGTAAGCGTGTTACAAAAAGAACAGGTAATCACAAAAAAATACTGACTAGTTATAACTACGGAGGTGCACCATTTGTGCAAGGAGGATTTGGGTGTATTTTTTCCCCTGCATTAAGGTGCAAAGACACAGAAAGAACCAGCAATAGTCACTATGACAATGATAACAGGGATAAATTTGTAAGCAAATTAATCGAAACAAAATATGCAAAAAGAGAATACGACTACGTTGTAAAAATTAAAAAGAAATTAGAACATTTACCGGAAGACATAAAAAAATATCTATCTATAGATGATTTTACTATATGTGACCCTGCACCATTAACAAAGAGTGACACAACGAATATAGAAAGCGTATGTGATACGATACTTTCATATGTAAGTGATAATAAAACAAAATTACCGATTACCGCACAAAATATAAATAATAATTTGGATAAATTTAAGATTATTAATATGCCAAAATTAGGGGAGTCGTTGCATGCTTATATCAAGAATACAAAATTATCCACAAAAGAACTTATTTTTTTAAATAATATCATAATTAAGTTTGTTTCGTTAGTTGTTCCCAGTATGAATCGCACAGGAGTAATTCATGGCGACCTAAAAAGTGCTAATATATTATTTTCCGACAATATACAGGTTCCTGTTTTAATTGATTGGGGTTTATCTTATTTAGTCCCTCCAAGTGAAAGCGTTCCGGAGGATTTATTTGGACTGGATATGCAATATCAGCATCCATTTTCAACGATATTATTTTCTAAAAATTTGCTTCAAGAGTATGAAGACTTTTTGGTTATTTTGAAAAAACAAGGAAAGCATATCGAGAAAGAGTCGTTGCGAATATTTGCAACCGCTCAGTATTCAAATTTTAAAAATGATTATAGTAAAATACACAAGTACTTGGCAAGTGTATTTATTTGTGCCTATAAAGAGGACTTCTTACGAATGGTAAAAGGTAATGTTTTATTTATAGATGATACGATCACAGAAGATATTTATACAAACTACGTTATAAACTATATAGTAGACGTGCTATTTGAGTATACAAATCATAATACAAATGTATTGAATTTAGGTAAATATTTTAAACGTGTCTATATGCATAACGTGGATATATGGGGTATGGTATCTATTTATTATGAACTTATTAAAAAACCAATCGATAATTACACGTTAAGTAGCAAAGAGTATAAAATATATATTCAAATGTTGATGAATGTTCTTGTGAAGAATATTTTTGAAAATAGTACCAAGGTAATAAATATAGGAAAATTAATACACGACATTAAGAAAGTAAACTTATTTTTACACAAGTTGAATCCACACGAAGAATATAAAAAGAACGCGAATAAAATTACTTCATATGAAGATATCGTAAGTGAAAATATACACGAAATTGGCGCGCAAGCTGTCTCGCCACTCGCATCACAACACCTAAGTAACAATATGAAAATAAAAGATAGTATTGGTATTCGAAAACTGCAGCTTAATAAAAGTGTAAAAAAGTTCCACGCACATCCGCATCCGTATCCGCATCCGAAACTAGGACAAGTAGATGCATTGTCAACCACGAAGTTAACACGAAGTAGACATAATAGAACGCAACGAATAAATGTAATAAAAATATAAATATATAGTAGATATACTCACATATTTATATTAACATATTTATATTATACGATGAAGATAGAATTTATCATATTTATAATAACTGCTTTATTAATTGCAAATACGTATTATGATGGTAAACTGGTAAAGTTATTTAATACTATAAAACATAGCAAATATTTGAAAATGATAACATTTGGATTTGCCGGGCTTTCTATTTATTTATTTTTAAAAAAGAATCCAAAAAATTCAAGGGAGTTTTTAGGACAAGCAAATGAAATGATAAAAACATTACCTATGACGCGTGACTCTGCTTCACTTATTGCACCATTTTTAAATTTAACAAATTCGAAATCGTTTAATGATACGAATACTAGTGTTTGGGGTGGCGGGGATGGCGGGGGTAATAGTAGCACAGGAGCAGACGGAGGAGGCAATACATTTCAATCACAAATCAATCGTATGATGCAATCCGGAAAAGGTTCAACAAAAAGAAGCGTAAGCGAAACAAAGAAAAAGTTTATAGCCGCAAACCAGAATTGGATATGTAAAGATTGTAACAAACAACTACCGGCATGGTTTGAGGTAGATCACGTAATAGCATTGCACAATGGTGGAACAAACGAATTAGATAATTTAGTAGCATTATGTCGTGATTGTCACGGAAAGAAAACTGCCATGGATAGATTAAATCATTAGGGGGTTGGGGTGTATTGGGTTGTATTGGGGTGTATTATATTTTATATTTATATATTAAATTATAATAGGACAATATAATAGGACAATATAATAGGACAATATAATAGGACAATAATTAACTACATAAAAATAGAATGTCGTCATCATCTTCAAAACAAGAGTCAGAAAAAGAAAAAGAAAAAGGACCAGGGATATTTTCATTTTTTTTATCAGATGCATTGGGTGCATCGAAACAGCCACTAAACATTACTATCATTTTAAAATTCTTCATATTTTTATTGGTCGGAATATCGCTGTTTATAATGGCGACTATCGGTGGCGTAACAGGTGGCTATAGTATAGCGATAATACTAATTCTATCTATTTTAACACTATGTGCATTTAAAAATATTTCAAATTTAGGTAAAGTATTTGAAGATAAAAATTTTCTAGTGTTTACGTGGTGTTTTCCAACCATTATGCTTCTAATTTTATCAAGAAGTTATGTGCCTGATTCGTTAAGATACATTACGGATTATATTGCCGGTGCTTTGGGTATTTTACTAGTATTAAACTTTATGTTTACCCCATTAATTAACGGATTTACCTATATTTTTAAAGAAATAGTTAACAACTTAGGTGAATACAGGAATATAATATTCGGTGCAATTTTTCTCGTATTTTTAACGATTGGTCTTATGTTTTGGGATAAAGTCAGCACATCTATAAAAATAATCGCAGGTGTTGCAATACTTTTGCTATGCGTTTTCTTTATAAACTCAGAAAATATTATTGCATATGTCACTACAAATAAAATATCGCTCGCCATAAATGTGCTAGTCGTTACTGGTATTGGACTATTAAACTATATTTTGTATAAATATACAAACAATGGGCTGTGGGCAAACGTGGCCCAAGTGTTGACTATCTTATTTTTGTTGCGATGGTTTTACTTATATGTGGTTGAGTTAATGGGGTTTTCAGGCGTTTCAACGTTTACGGGAACTACACAAGCTGGGTCGGTTATGTCGCCATCATTTTTAAATTATTTAAAAGATTCCGAATTTTATTCATCCACGATAAAAGCATTTTTAACAGGAACGATTCGCTATTTTATACTTGCAATTTTGATTTTCTATATTTGGTTCGTATGTTATGTCTACTACAAAAATAGTTTCGAATTTTTGACTACATATAAGAGCCTTGCGTTGGCCGGATTTCTAATCGTAGGTATTCTTATATTTATCTTGACATTGTATTCATTGTCGGGTGTAAGAGGTATAAAAAGTGCCGGACCATATACAAGTCTTATCACCAAAATTATATTATCGTTTGTTGGATTTGCAGTTGTTATGGGGATAGTAATATACTTATTAATGCGAATACTAAAATTACAATCGATGTCTCTTCAGGTTATAACGCTTATTAATTTTATCTTAGCAATTGGGTTGATTGCACTTATCATGGTTATTTTTAACCTGAATATGCAAACACTTAATGTGCAATTTAGTCCAAATTCTCAAGTCGGTGTTGGGTTTATTTTTAGCTTTATAGTTAAACTAATATTATATATTCCTTGTTTGTTTATTGACATGACAAATGCAGTTGCAGAACAATTTAATATTGCAAAGAAGCAACACATAGTAATGATTATATTAGCAATTGAGGTATTATTAATTGCATCCAAGTTTTTGCTTCCGGTAGCATTTGATAAAGTAGTAAATTATGATGGTGTAGTAATTACAGACAAGGTATACCCGATGGAAATGAAAACACGCATTGATCTACCGCAAATCCTTCTTTTAGAGAAAAAGAGGACAAACTATGGTGTATCTTGTTGGGTATATATTCACCCTGTGCCGGATAATACAAATGAAGCATATGTTGAAAATACATCACTTGTCAACTTTGGGGGGGTGCCAAATATATTATTTAATGCACAAAAAGGCACATTATCATTTGCAGTGGATGTAAATGACGTGGGTGGTGCCAAAAAAATATTTGTTTTTCCGAATGAGGATAATATGCGAGAAATAAAAGTATTATATTCAAGGTGGAATCATGTTTTTGTAAATTTCACAGATGGTAACATGGATATATTTGTTAATGGTGTTTTAATAACATCTGCAGCAGAGGTTATACCATTGAACAACCCCAAATCAATACATGTTGGTTCATATCCGGGTATATATGGAGAGGCCTGTAGTTTAGTATACTATAAAAAACCCCTACTAGCAGAAAATATAAGAATCATTTATGAATCATTGAAAAATTTCAACCCACCTACTTCAAACTAGCGAAAATAAAATAAATCTACTAGATTAAACAAAATTATAATGACGATTTTATAATGACGATTTTTAATTTACTATAAATAGATTAAAAATCATGATTATAAAAATTAATAAAAAAACATTCTTTAGAAAATTTCTATTCGTATATTATAAATGGATTTAAAAATAATAATAGGTGTTGTAATCGTTGTTATAATATTATATTTAATATGGACATTTTTCTTCACTTCTGTAAAGGTATTGGTGTCTTTCCAAAATGCTAATACTATAAACTGCGTTTCAGGTAAAGAAGTGTCGCAAAGTGGGTTAAATAATTATTCTTTTTCGGTATGGACATATATTAGTGATTGGTCTGGAAACTATAGTATGCCTAAGAATATAATATGTATACAAAAAAACCCAGTAGTTGTAGGAGCAAATGTTAAACTTTTTCAACTATCTTTAGACGCCACTAAAAATGATTTGAATATCTATGTAAATGATAATCCATTGGCGCAAGAAAAAATTACATGCAGTGTCACTAACTTTCCCGTCCAGGCGTGGGTGAATATATCTATTAGTGTATACAATCGTGCAGTAGATGTTTATATTGATGGAAAACTAGTAAGAACATGCTCGCTTAAAAATGTAGCACAACCAATAAATGCAGGAAGCACGATTTATATTGGTGGAGAAGGGCCAGGTGGTGGTGAAAACAAGTGTCCGGGTGTAAGTGGATTGGTCGGATTTACTGGTTATATTGCTAGCGTTTTATATAATCCGGATATTATTAGCCCCCAAGATGCATGGAATACATATGCAAGGGGATACAACAATTCGCCATTTGGTTTGAACAGCTTGTTCCAAAGATATAAGTTGGAATTCTCGTTCTTGAAGGATAACAATGTAATAAAGAGCATTAAGATTTAATATACTAGTTTATTGGTATAGTAATTTAGCAATAAGGCAATACGACAATACGACAATACGACAATAATAAAGCAAAATATACAGATATAAAAAATTATACATAAATTTTTTATATCAAAAAATATAACCAAGCTAAAATAAATAAGCTAAAATAAATAAGCTAAAATAAATAAGCTAAAATAAATAATCTAATATATAAATAATATATAAATAATATAATAACAACACTTTAGATTATAATGGCAGATACATCAAATACAAGTGCAAATGCTGAACCTTCCGGCGATACAGGTGCTGATGCCGGTTTAGGTGCAGCAGGAGCCAGCACCACCGCGTCATTTAGTGATTTTTCATCAAAAAATGTAGTGAGTGGTTCGACGGATTTTCTTGAATCAAATAGTTGGGTTGCAAAATTGGCGTTTCTATTGATGGTAATAATTGGTTTTGTTATTTTATTTAGATTAATGATATCATTTATTACATGGATATTTTCACCGAGTGGCAAAGTCGTCTTGGTGAATGGTTTGCAAAATGGTTCGGTATCTAGTACCATATCACAAGACCCAAATAATAAATCTTCGATAACTATTCTTCGTTCTGAAAACGAAAAAGATGGTATTGAATTTACTTGGTCTGTGTGGCTTTACTTGAACGGATTCGAAGATGGCAGTTCTTACCACCATGTTTTTAACAAGGGCAATACATCTACGTCTACACCTACTAGCAATTTTCCAGGAACGACCGCACCAAATAATGCACCCGGTCTTTATATCAACCCCAACTATGACGGATTTCGTGTAATAATGAATTCATTCAATAATCCTTATCAAGAAGTAATAGAAGTCACAGACTTGCCTATGGCCAAGTGGATAAATATAGTTATACGCGTTCAAGATAAGAATTGCGATATTTATGTCAATGGTCGTCTTGTAAAACGTCGTATCATGACAGAAGTCGTCAAGCAAAACTACGACGATGTTCATGTATCTCTAAATGGCGGTTTTAGTGGATATTTGTCGAACTTGACATACTATAATCGGTCCGTTAGTGTTACAGAAATACAGGATATTATTTCCGTGGGTCCAAATCTTAAGCCTGTTTCAAAGGCACTTGACTTGACCAACTCTGCACCAAGATTCTTGTCAAATCGTTGGTATTTTGACCAAACTACTGCATAACCCGCATAACCAAACGGACTAAACGGAACAAACGTTATTGTGCGACTTTATAAACTATTTTATCGTTATGTAAAATAGTTTATTTAATGCTTGGCCACTGGCACTTCATTTTGAAAAAAATACAGGAAATTTTGTCCCACCCGACGAATACGTATTGGGGCGTCTATAATTATTAAATGGTGCATTTTTAGAGAAACAAAGCGTTGTCGAATTTCCCGGCACACCAGATGAACCAGAAGAGTTACATATTACCGATGGTAGAGGTGTCCAGGTAACAAGAGATGTCCCTGTCTGTTTTAAACCGACACCCGGTTCATTATTAATATTTGTAATATTAGGGTATGTATATTCTTGGGATTGGGATGCCCATGCTTTCTGACGCGAAAGTTGATTTTTTGCAGCCATTGACCATAGCGTCGCCCTTGAGTATTGTAGCGATCCGACAGCAGGATACTGCAATACTTGTGCCTTTCGAAGCATATTTCGCGTCAAACTATCAACCGATGCAATATCCCCAGAACAATTTATATCGAATCGAGACCATAAACGTGTTGGTGCATTGTTGTTGTAGCTTGTCGCACTTGCTGTATTTGATAGTGGACTTCGTGCGCCACACGAATTAACTGCATAAACTCTATATAAGTATGTTATATTATTTGCAATATTTGGATCATTTATTGTTTCGGAAGTTGTAGGCGATGATATAGTTGTAGGGTATGTTATCCACCCACCAAATTCGCATAATTTATACTCAATAACATAGTAAGAAATAGTTTGAGGTGCCTCTTGCGTCGACGCGGTCCATGTTAAAACGACAAATCCGTTTGCGTCTGTCGTTGCTACAAGATTTGTAGGGGCAGTGGGTGGGTTATAAGATGAAGATGAAACAATAGGAGATGAGAAAATACCGGCACCTGCAGCATTTTGTGCTGCAACTTTAAAGTCGTATGAAGTGCTAGACAAAGGCAGCGGAACTATAGCAGTTGTAGCTGCCGAATTTGTATTGTGTGTATACCATATACCTACTGGTGATGTTGTCCTATAGTATATAACATAGTTTATAATAGGACTACCTCCGTCGTTAGCTGGTGCAGTCCATGTAAGTCTCACACTATTTGTCTGCCCGGTATTGCACCCTGAGGTAGATACATTTGTTGGTGCGGATGGTGGGATACTTGCCGTGGTAATATATAATGCAGGACTAGATATTGGACCAACACCCGAACAACTGATGCTTGATATTTCTATTTCATATAAAGTAGCATGTGTTAAACCGGTTATAGTGTATGTAGTGGCAAGAGGAGTGCCGCTCGTAGTAGTATTGTAGGAGTTTACGGGGGGTATAACCGAACCCGTGGATGATATTTGCGACCAATAAATTAAATATCCGGTAATCGGATTACCACCCGTATTTGCAAGTCCGGTAGGTGTAGTCCATGAAACCGCAATACTACTAGATGTAATAGCGGTTGTACTAATTGGAATCGGTGGCTGTGGTGTAATTGATGGCGTAGCATTTGAGTTCGCGGTTTGTGCAGAATATGGACCTGCGCCAATCGTGTTTACCGCTGCGACTTGAAAATAGTATAGCGTGCCATTTGTTAAACCGGTAAATGTGTATGTAGTTGGCGATGAGGCAACAGAATATGGCATGGGAGTAGGCAACCATGGTCCGGTTGAACTTGTACTATATTGCAAATTATATGACAATATAGGTGCACCTCCTGTATTAGTCGTGGGTGCCCATGTCACCACAACCTGCTGGTTATCACAACTTGCTGAAGATGTAATAACAGAAGGTCCGGGGATAGTAGAAGGCATCAATGATATTACATTGGAAGGTGTTCCTGTGCCAACTATATTAACACCCGAAACGCGAACGTAATATAATGTGCCATTTGTTAACCCCGTTAATGTATACGTAGTCGCCGTAGAGCCAGTATTAACCGGCGTCCACGGCCCCGAAGGATTGGTACTATACTCAACAAAATATCCCGTTATAGGTGTTCCTCCGTTATTTGTTGGTGCAGTCCATGCGAGGGTGGCTTGTGTATTACCGACCACGCCTGTTAAATTTGTTGGACTATTAGGTGTAGTAAATGTTGTTCCTATTACTGAGTTGCTATACGTGCCGGTCCCTACTATATTTACCGCTGCAACTTGAATATCGTATGTTGTGTTGTTGGCTAATCCCGTAATAACATAATTCGTGGCTACAGATGATATTCCGGTAATAGTTGTCCAACTTTCTGTGCCTGATATTCTATATTGTAAAATATAGGATGAAATTGCGAGTCCTCCATTACCCGGTGTAGTCCATGTTACAGATATATTACCCACATTTGGCCCGGAAGTAGTAGTCACGCCAGTAACCTGGTCTGGCGTTGTTGCAGGAGTCGCCGAATTAGACGTTATAAATGGTCCCGATTCGGGTGCACCACTACCACAAAACCCGTTTACTGCTGCCACTTGAAACCAATACGTAGTTCCGTTAGTAAGCCCACCAAAACTAAACGATGTAGTTACACTAATGTAATATAAACTACTCCACGGCCCCGATGAACTTGAACTACTATATCGAATAACATAACTATTTATTGGACTTCCGCCATCACTATTAGGTGCAGTCCACGTTAGTGGAACATACCCATTTTGATAAGATGTTGCATTTAAAGATGCTGGTGCACTACATGGTTGAATAGTATATGAAATTATATTTTGTATACCACCATATGTGTTTAAACTACCACCACCTGGAAAAAGATAGGGATATGGTAGAGAATAATATGGGGGACCGATACCGCTTATAATATTTAATTGTTGAGAACTATAAAAAAGTATATATAATGGTTGTCCTATATAAGATCTATTTCCAGTATTATTTAAACCCGATGGGCTAAGAAGTAATGACCCTGTTCCGACACCACCCAAATCGTTATTGGCACTAATAGGAGTAACCGCATACGACAATTCGGTGCCGTTACTAGATAAAACTTTACCAAACAAATTATAATCATAAATTGCACCAGGCAAGGCGCCGCCACCCGTTAAACTTAAATTATAAACTATCGTCACGTAAACATTATCAACATTTGTATTACTTGTAAAATATACAGCACCATTCAAACTACTAAACAAACCTGTCGACAAAGAAAATACACTTGGATTTACTTGTAGTGATGACATGTTTAGAATTAAAATAATAAAATAATATACTTTCTCCTTCTAGTTAAATTAACCTCTAAGGAGTCGTCAGTAATAATACTAATAATACTATATTGTAATGATATAATATTATTAAATTCTGAATACCTGTAAAAAATATCCAGAATTTTAAAATTAAGGTCGCAAACGAGGATTTACACACACTTCCCTTGTAGGAAATATTTCACCCGACATGCATTTGGTGCTTTCACCGACTTCGATGCAGCTTCTAAATCCGCGATCTTCGCCTACATAACAATATCCCGATTTTGGACCGGGGATTTTGTTCGGGTCTTCTGCTGTAGGTTTCTGTTGATTTTTTTTCGCGTATTCTAAAGCTTGTTGTATAGATTTTTGGCGAGCTTTTTCGCGACTTTCTTCTTCTTGGTATGCCGCTGCTTGTGTGGCGGGTGGTCGCGCAGAATCGCCCACATTTTTAAGAGGGGTTTGTCGTTGATTCGGTTGAATTGGAATCGGTTTTATATTATCGGTTTGGTATATAGGTTGTTGTTGGGGGGGTGCGACGGCGGCTTGAGGTGGTGCAGGGAGTTGTGTCGCTGTCGATACAGGTGCAGTTCCTACATTTTTGTCAAGTTGGGGGATAGAATTTGTTCCTGTGGCGGATTGTTGGCCATTTGTTGTTCTATCGGTTACAGGCGTAGACTTCATTAATCCAATAGAAACAAGCAAAGGGTTAATATATTTACCAAAGGTATTCGTATACCATGCAATTAAATTGTCTAAATATCCTGTAAAATATAAAGCAAATGCAACAACAATAAATAAAACAACAACTACTCTAAATACAAACCATATTGAAGAAAACGGAGAGTCTTTTGCTTCCGATGATTCTGATGCTTCTGATGCTTCTGATACTTCCGATGATGCATCCGCCTTTGATTTGGAAGATGAAAATGAGATAGGAAAAGATGCGTCGTTGGTTTTATCTTCGTCGTTCGCGGCATTGTAGTCTTCTCCTGGCTTTGTAGAACTCGAGCGTGAACCGGGCAAAGAAGCAGAAAGTTTATTTAAAATACCGGAAAATGCGGATGGTTTTTCTACACGTGCTTCTTCACCTTTTCCTTCGCTTTCGCCCTCGCCCTCGCCCTCGCCCCCATGTAATGATTTTAAAAATGAAGAACGTTTAGGTTTTTTCGAACGCGAACCTTTTTTTGTCATATTAATATTAATATTACTATATAGCTATAAAATATTTTGCATATACGTATAAAATATTTTATAATACTATTTTATAAGACCAAAAATAAAACCATAACAAAAACCACAACAAACCCACGACCTCAGCCTCATCATGAATACATTTATAATCTCGTCGGCATTGTTAGTTGCAATTGATGCGATATATCTATACCTTGTAGGGAAGCCGGTTTTTGAAAAAGCCGTATTTGCAATACAAAAATCGCCACTTGTGGCAAAAATGCCACCAGCAGTATTTACTTATGTTTTAATGGCGGTTATTCTTAACTATTTTATTATATCTGTAAACAAGAGTCCCTTTGATGCGTTTATTCTCGGTTTTTGCACATATGGTATTTTCGATTTTACCAATTTAGCAATATTCAAAAACTACAATTTCAAAACCGCAATTATCGATACATTATGGGGTGCAATTTTGTTTTTTGTTACTACTCTTCTTACTTACAAACTGAAAAAAATATTATAAATGTGTCTCGAGTATGTATTCGCCAGCCCTCCCATATTATTCGCGATCAGTTTCCCGCATTCCCAAATCGTATTTATTTAATAACTGCATTTTATCAATCGATTTTTCAATACTAGATTTTTTAATATCTGCCATTAGGTAGTCGACTTTTGGCCCGATTTCATTTTTTTTAATTTGTTTATAAACTGCGTTGATTTTTTTAACAACGATTTCGACCCCCTCTTTGTCTTTTATAATTTCTATTTTTTCATCATATTTTTCGGTTAAAATAGAAATAGCATAGTAAATCAAATAACGTCTTCTTTTTTTAACACCGGGCGTATATTTCAAACAATATAGTTTCAAAATACTATTGATAATTTTTACTTTCATTTTATTATTTGAATTTTCGGCGTAGTTTATAATAATTTCCCATAAAATCCATATAGGATCCATTTGGTGCTTATCGTCTACGGGAATATTACTTCTTCTTTCGCATAAACACATTTCTTTCTTATTCGCACATATTTTTTGAAACTCCATTACCCATTCTAACCAAAAACAGGCTTGTAAACTATTTTTTGACTCCGGCGAAACATGATACGCAAACTCATTAATTGCAATAAACAATTCTTTAGGGTCGTCTTTACGATATATTACTTGTGCAAATGAAACCGAAGGTGCCTTTAATTTATTCGTCATCTGTGTTATATCATATTCTTCTTGTTTGTTTATTTTGATGCCTTGGAAACTATGTTTTTTGTTACTAAAACACAAGATGCAAATAACTTCTGCAAATAATGATCTTATTTTTGGACTATTTCTTAGGCGGAGTAGGTCGTCTCGGTAGCCAGACGATATAATATTTTTAAAATTTTCATAACGCAACTCTATATAGATTGCCAGTCGTGGATTTGCTAAATGAATATGTTTCCCTAAAAATGTTAGAATAATATCCCATAGGTCGAGAAACTGACCCGCACAAATAAGTTCAGCACTCCAATTACAAGCGTGTTCTATTTTGCTATTTAGTATACTATTTAGTAGTTCCTTTCTTACATCGGTTTTTTTATACTTTGAAAACGATTCTCCTTTAAATTCTGCAATCGTTCGTATATCATTAATTTGATATTCACCTTCCATTATATTAATTTTTTTATAAAAAAATATAATAATAATACATATAAATATTATATACACAATACACAATACACAATACACAATACACAATACACAATACACAAAGACACAAACTACTAAACAATGACTATTATTGATGCTATAATTAATAAAATCAATACGACATCAAGCTGGATAATCATATCTATTTTTATTATTATATTGATATCCGTAGTCTATATTTATCGTCTGTTTTTTATAGAGGCGAATAAAGTCCCGGGTTATAACAAAGAAGGGTTCACAATAAATAAAGGTATTACGATTGCGGATGTAAATGATATAGATGCGGGCGATGCGGGCGATGCGGGCGATCAGGTTAACAACGATCATTCATTCGACAAATTTTATGCAACAATATACCAAGACTTATTTTACCGGGATTTTGTAGATGATTATGAAGTGGGTATTATTCTAAATAAAATACAACCTGTTCGCCAAACAGATGCACTTGTTATTGGTTCTAAAACGGGCAAACATGTAGATGCACTAGCAAAAAAGGGTTATAATGCTTATGGACTAGATAATTCAGCGGATATGATAGTTTCGGCAATGAATAAATATCCAGGGAATAAATATGTTTTAGGAAACGGAATGAATCAGCTTGCTTTCGAATCAGAGCAGTTTACACTCGTATCTATTCTGGATTTTACAATATATACTATAAAAGATAGACGAGCATTATTTGAAAATGCATACCGCTGGTTGGTTCCTGGTGGATATTTGGCACTTCATTTAATAAATGTGGGTGGATATTATGACACACAAGTAATGTCTGCAAAAGAAAGACGATTCTCGCCAACTATTTCTAAACTATTTGACAAAAGACCTGCGGTAAACGTCATGGGCAATAATGATGCAGGGGTAGGTAGCTATGTATATAAATCTAAAATTCGTATGAATACGTATGATCCGGAGATGATTGAAATGTATGAAGTGTTTACGAATAAAAAATCGGGCAAAAAATATAATAAAACAACAAATTTTTATACTCCCGATCAGAGTGTTATTTTAAGCGAGGCAAAAGATACGGGGTTTAATATGCTTGCCCAATACAATTTAATGACGAATAATAAACCATACCAGTTTTTGTATATATTGTATAAGCCTGCAAATTAATCTTGTTACAAGTATAAATTTTATATAAAAATTATATAAAATTTATATATATATAAATAAGTTTTACAATATGTCATATAAAATAAATTGTTCAAAAATATTAAATGAAAATATGATAGTAAGAGTATTTTTATTTTTTTTATTTTTATTAATTTTATTCAAATATAGTAACAATAAAGTTATACATAAATATTTATTAGTAATATTAATAACCGCTTTGTTTATATCGGATAAATCTGATACAATTTTTCCCATTTTTTTTGCCCCGTTATTTACAAATGAAAAACCTAAATACAATAGTTGTCTACATACAGATATTTATACAATAAAAGACAAAATAGCAGATTTGGCATCATACGTTTTAGTGTTTTTAATTTTTTTTAAAAATGATTATTTATTATTGGCATTTATTTTGTATCGAATAGTTGGTATAATATTGTATTTAATAACGAATAATACTGCTTGGTTTATACCATTCTTTGATTTTATCAAAGAGTATTTATTATATAATTATTTATTTAAAACAAATAAATATATTTTCATTTTTATAATACTAAAAATAATTTACGAATATTTTAATTATTCAATACTTAACTCGAGATATCATGATAATAAAGTTGATATACTTGAAAAAGGAATAATATTAGTATGAAATATTACCTGACATTACCTCACGTATTTATTCGACTTGGAAAATGAATCTACGATAAATATAATAAATATACCTAAAAATGCATATAATATCAAATCTTCTAAAATCGAATTGGTTTTGTAGTCTTGTTGCTCTTCAAGCAAATCGATAATATAGTTTAATTTTTCAATGAGTTCATTTTTGGGCATAGATATAGATGCGTGTGCGCCACCTGTTAACGAATCATCGGAACCAAGACCGCTTCCATACCCTTTATTTACCGCCGATACAAATTGATTATAATACTGATTTGCATAGTTGCTTGATAAAGAGTCATACATTTTATTTGAAATCGGATTGCCATTCGTTGTTGGAATATCTTTCAAGTAAGTTGTGTCGTCGCTATTTTGGTGACTATTTTGGTCACTATTTTGGTAACTATTTTGGTTGCTACCATTACTGACACCTAAATAGTTTGAAGATGTATTTGCATTTCCTTTATAATTATCATTCTCGTTTTCATTATCGCTATCCGATGCTTCATCCATTGATTTTAAAAGTGCAGAAAGTTTTGACTGATTCGGAATATTTTGTTTTTGTTTAATCGTTTTTCTATAGTTATTTTTATTTTTTGTATTGTTACTACTATCGTTGCTACTATTGTTGCTACTATTGTTAGTATTTTTATTTATTTCTAAATTATTTCTACTCATATACAATGCTTTAGAATTTTGAATCGTTGTTCCACTTGCATCATCTTCGTTATATGATGAAGCAGATAGTGCTAAAGGTAATGTCATTCCTATAAAAAAATGAGATATTATTTTAAAAAAAAAACGGAAATTAACGACTATTAAGAAATAACCAATAGTCAATAACCAATAACCAATAATACTATTTTACCTTCCTGTCCAAACTTTTACGATTGGAAGTTTCATCGTATGTCTGTTTTTCATATATTCGTCAAATGTAATTCCCCATTTACAATATTTTATAATATCTCCAAGTAGCGACGAGTGTTTATTTTTTCCTCCTGCACCATTCGCCACACTTCTCTCATTTTGTTTATATACTAATAAAAACGAAAAAACTCTTTCAAATGCACATCTTGATATGCGGCATGTTATATGAGGTAGTAGTTTGTCTATTTTAAATATAGTATTTATTTCACTGAGATAATCATGCGTAATAATCGACATGGCACCAAAACATCCATTAAATTTATTCAAGTAAAAATTTTCATACATGTGGTTTAATCCTTGATGACCGAGTGCTTTTATTTGCTCTATTTGTTTTCCCGAAGACTGACCATCTTTCATAAGGTATGAAGGAAAATGCCACAGCATTTTATATTCGTCTATGTGAAAGTTGATATGTGTTTGTATAAAAACAGAGTCATGTAAAATGACGGCAATATCGCAAAATTTATTTTTTAAATAGTAATAATAAGGTAACAACTCACCCCTCTTTGGGTAGTCACTTTGAATAATAGTTGTATTATATAGCTCTATGGTGTTAGTGTTAGTGTGTGCATCTGCATGACATGTTAAAAAAACCTTGTCGCTATTGTCGTCGATAATTAGGATTTTATTCGATGGATAAAAATATCGTATACACCGATAACATTCTTTCCAATATTCATTTGTTTTGCTGCTGTTGACGTGGCGTAATATTATAAAACCGATTTCTTTGGTTGCGGTTGTGGTATTGGGAACTATTGACAAAGGTGTAGCAATAATAGAAGCAGGAAGGTTTGTATTTTTTTGTATTTTATTAAAAAAAAATGTATTCATGTGAAACACAATACTAATAATACTAACGATAGTAATATTAACTATATTTTTATTTCTAAATATATATTATTAAATGACAGGTATATTTTTTTATTCTATTCTAATATTTATTTTACTAAGTGTATTTGTTCCGTCGATATATAAATATGCGTATAGTTGTTTTATTGGCAGAATAGTTTTAGTATTATTGATAATCTATTTTTCAAAACATAATATAATTCTCGGGTTAGTATTTGTAGCGATTATTATTATTACATCTATGCCGTTATATGAAGGGTTTTCGCCGCAAGATACACTAGCAAAAAACTACTTAGTCACATCAAATACTTCTATTAAAGATAAAACTAATAATCAACAAGTGTTTGATTACTTTACAAAATATTATTGTGCAAAAGATTCGAATGGAAGTGTAATTACTAGTAATTTGGCGCCAAATAAAGATAAGTTAAAAAGGTGGGATGATATATTAAATAAAAAAAACCCACCAGCTGACTTTGATAGCGTTAATCTTGCACTTTCTAATAAAATGCTACAAGAAGTAATATGCAACTCTAAGATGACTGAATACTATAAAAATCTTAGTAATAATATGATTCAAGACAATAGCGGTGATGGATGTTCTAAAAAATTTATAGATAAAAATATTTATTGTGGATATTGGGCGAATATTGGCGAATGTTATACAAATCCTAGTTATATGTTACATACTTGTGAAAGGTCGTGTAATACTAGTGATAATTCTGCCAACAATTACGTTTTTAATGTGCCACATTGTTTACCAAAAAATTTTAAAAGTGAAGTTTGTCAAGCCGACGCGATTAAAAAACTTATTTCTTCGGCAACTAATGTTTCGGATGACCCCAAGTTAGACCCTTACTTGCAACAAGATGGTCAGTGGATGTTAAATATGTATTCGCAGTTGTGTCCGAAAACATAATTTTTTTTTAATGAATTATGATACTTATGATTTTATAATTTTTAATTATATAGTTAATAATTATATAGTTAATAATTATATAGTTAATAATTATATAGTTAATAATTATAGTATATAGTAATATATTTCAATAATAATAATAGTAACCCAAAAATAATCCCAAAATAATCATGTTCGGCGTAATAAATAATGGTATCAACTCATTAAATTCTAGCACTTTTTTTGCAGGTGTTATGATGATTTGTTTAAATATTGGTTCAAGATACATCCAACTTAATTTAGACGAGTCTACGGAATCTTATATAAAATACGCACTTACAAAGGAAATCATGGTTTTCACTATCTCGTGGATGGCGACAAGAAATATTTACATGTCTCTTGGTTTGACTGCAGTTTTTATAGTTTTAGCTGATTTTATTATGAACGAAAAGAGTAGGTATTGTTTACTGCCAAAGAAATTTATTCAGTCGCGTAGGATGAATGAACTAGTGGATAACAAGATTCTTTCTGAAAAAGAAATCAACGATGCATTGGAAGTATTAGAAAGAGCGAAAGTTCAGAAATTTAAACAAAATCAGTTGAACTATTTAGCGTCGTATGACTTGAATAAGTTTTAAACCAGTAACACATAAATATTTAACACATAAATAAATATTAAATAATTATTATATATAATATTATTCGTATAATATAATATATAGTATCGTATCATATAAACACAACATAGTATTATATAAATATGTCATCACGATATGATAACGATAGTGAAGATGTTGTGCAAGAAAATAAAAAACAAACCGAGGCTATTAATAAATATATTATTGGAACACTAAAAATGTATATTGACCCTGAAATATTTATAAAAAATGCTTCAGGAAATACTAAAAAACGTAAAATGCCAAGTGTATACTATACGCGAAGATATACAGAAACACCTAGCGAAGTTCAAAAAACACAAAAATCAATAACAAATGAACAAGCTGCAACTAAGTTGTCTAGTGGTAGTGGTAGTGGCGTTTCGGGAACTAGCGGAATAACTACAGGGACAGGGATGGGACAACAACCCCCACTTCAACAATTTCAACAACCAATGCAACTGCAACAACAAATGCAAATGCAACAACAAATGCAGCAACAAATGCAACAAATGCAACAACAGCAACAGCAACGAATGCAGCAACAACTGGTTCGTCGACCAACTGAAGTAATGGGGGGTGGGGCTGAACCCATGTATGGTATGGGTAGTATGGGTATGGGTGGCGTCAGTGGTCTTAATTTTCAAGCAACAAGTATTTCGAGTCGTGTAGACCCGAATACTGAACCTTATATTGCTTCCCTTATTAAATTTTCAAATTCTGGTTTTCCACCATATTCTACTATAAAAAGCCAGGTTGATACTTTTTTTAATCTTAGAGCGTTTAGAGGATTTTTGAAAAGACTAGGTAATCCAGTGCCGATAAAAGATAAAGATAATAAACCTATAGATGTTGAAAATGCATTTTTAGGTGATCATATAAAAAATGTAAATGGTAAAATAAAAAAAATCATACCAACTCCTATCGAAACTAGAATTAGAACGTTTTTTGGACCGGAAATTCGTGATATTCGTGAGAAAACATCAGAACCAACTCTAAAAGAATATAAAAGTGATAAATTAAAAGGAAAAAAAATTAGTTTTTGGTCTGCAAATCAAAAACCACAAAAAATAGGACAAGCTTTTATATTTTTATATACTATTTCATCCCCACAAGAATCACGTCAACAGGCACAACTATCCGGACCAGGTAGAAGCACAAATGCAAATAGACCTATGATGTTAATGGTAAAAGATGGCAATGAATATAGTTTAATTGGAGGTTATGTTGATAATACGATTAAACAACTACTTGCAAATAATACGCAAGTAAGCAGTGAAAATGAAACTGAAGTAACAAAATTTGATGTTATTAGTAAAACGATTGCAAAAGAATTTTCTTCAAAAACAGGAATGTCAAATTTTCCTCTAAGTATTGCATCAAAATATTTATTGTATGAGCCTCACTCTTCAAGCACTATAGTTGATTTTGAATCTGATAAATTTTCTGAAAGACAATATGAAGAAGAAGTAATTAAAAAAAAAAAAGTTATTTTTGAAATAGATAAATTAAAAGAAAAACTTAAAGAATTAAGGAGCCGTTCTAGAAAAATATTACCCGCTAATATAGATGAAAAAGCACAAGTTAATAAAGAAATCGAAGAAACTGACAAAAATATTGAAGATAAAGAGGAAGAATTTAAAACCATAGATAATAAAATGTATATTATAAAAAAAAGAATAGATAAAAAAACACAAGAAAAAGAGACTTTACCTGTTATTGTTTTTGCTGTTCAAATAAATCAAAACACTATGCAAACTATTATTCAAAGTTCGAAAAGTAGAACTACACTTGCATCTGGTGATCTTGTTATGGTTCCAATAGTAACTATTTACAATGTATTAGGAGGTAAACAAATATCAGATAATATAGTAATATCAATTTTTCAAAACCAATTACTACAAATGATTATTGGAATTTTACAACAAGAAAAAATAATATCGCAAATTGCCGATGCTAGTCAAATTGGAACTGACTATTATGAACCAAAAGATCGCATGGAAAAATTAAAAGAAATTTTATCACCCGACTCAATTAGTGAAGTTGACGATATCATAAAACATAATATAAAATTTATGTTGGGTATATTTTTTTCATATAAGAATTCATTCAGTTACTCGGGTATTCAATATATTATAAATTCTGTAGATTGGGATGATACTTTTAAACAACTTAGAGATAAATCTAAATTACTAAAACGCATGAATGCAAGTTATTATATAAGTTTAAAATTATTTCTTGAAAAATTAGAGCCGGGGAAACTTCCAAGTGATAGAAAAGGCACCTTCCTCGAATCGTGTGGAGTAAAGGGTGCAATTATACGCAATGAATGGAAAAATAATTTTGAGTCTAAAACGTTGGAAGAATGGAAAAAGGTCTTTGGTTTTGGTAAAAAAAAAGAAGGTGAGGGCGAGGGTGAAGGTATTTTCGATAAATTAGTTCCTTCTTTTATTAAAAACGCGATTAAATCAATAGAAAATCCTTTGATGTCTCCACTTGACCCTGGTGTTTTACAAGTGTCGCTTATTCAGTATTCGCTACTAAGTGAAACCGAACTTCAAGCATATTATCCCAAGATAGAAAATTCATTTTCCGGTGTTGCATGGAAAAATGATAATACATGGGAGAAACGAAAACAACGACTATTTTCCGCAATGGATGAATGCCAGGCGGATATTTATTGTTTTCAAAATGTGCAATGTTCTATTGCGGTATATGACAAATGTATTACGGATGCAAAATTGGGCAATAAACAAAAAGAAACATTGCGTAATATTAATAAATTATTAACTTATAGAGAGCGTCTTAATCTTTATTTCGATAAAATACATGATGCTTTAATTTCTACGAATGATACTGAAGGTCTGAATTGTGTTAGTGATATATATATAAAATATAAAGATTCATATGATTTTGTTTACTTTTTTGAACAAGTGTTTTATACTTCTGATGAAATGCAAAATAATAATTCACTTAATTCGGCAGGATATATTCCAAATATGTTATATCCTGAATATGGGAAAGAGGTTGCACTTGGAAATTTAACCATGGTTAAAAAAAGTAAATTTGAAATTGAAAATAAACTACGTTATGATGTTCGAATAGGAGCAGCTTTTTGTTTAGAAAATATTAAAAAAAAATTTAATGAAAGTTTTCCAGCTTTTGCTTCAACGTCATCTGCTTTTAAAGATCAATATGACTCTATATGTAAAAATAAGTCTTTTGCATCTATGGTCTATATTAGATTTAAACCTGTATCGGCAGACGATTCTATGCCTACGGGGATAGTATTAGGAACAAACCCAACTAATGATAATGACGTAGAAAAAGAAATGAATAATGAAGACGACGAATTTAAAAGTGATGAGAGTTTACAAGAAGTAGTTGAAAGTAATGACGATGAAGAAGAAGATGAAGAAGATGAAGAAGTACAAGGAGTACAAGGAGTACAAGGAGGTGGAGCACCACCATGGTATGATAAAGACACCACAGAAGTAGACGGATATGGTAGGTTAATAAAAAAAACTCAACCCCCCGTTCCACCTGGCGATAAATCATTGCCGTGTTTTGATATGAAAGATACATTGTATATACCAACTTCTAAATTTACTAGTAACCCGAGTCAATTATATGGAATTTGCAATATAAAATTTGATACTAGTGATATATATCAACAAAAACCAGGATTAGATAGTTTACCAAAAGATGTTATGCAACTTGTTTTAATGACAATATTTATTTATAAGCTGCGATTTAATATGCAATCTTATGGTTTACGAATTACTAACCTAAAAGATTATCCTTTTATTGTTTCCGGACTTTTTAGAGATGATATGATTAAAGGTTCCGATATTAAGCCTGTGCTTAGTCCTGCGTTAAGGTTATTGACAACAAATGGAGGGCTTCCATGGATAAGAAATATTAAAGAGCCTCTTGGTGGAAATAATGGCCCCATAGTAGTTTTTGTAAAAAGTATGATTATATTAACATATTTACGTGTAGGTAAAATTCGAGTCGCAGGTTATAATAATGGAAAATTTAATAGTAAATTAATTGGGGATGTTTATCCACTAGAAGACTCTTCGGGTTCAAGTAAATCAATATCTGAGTTGATAATTTGTTGTGATAATTTTAAAATATGCAATAGTGACCCAGATAGTGACAACGCAATGTATAAAATGATTCCTATAAGAAATCCAGACCAAAATTTTCCTATATTTCCAAATAAAGTAAACCCGTCAAATAGTGTTGCCATTGGTGGTGTTTTTGATATAACTACGCCGGCAATAGTGAATCATATTGATATTATAACTAATAAAATAACAGAAACACGCGAAGCAGATAAAAAAGCAGTAAATCAAGCACAACTTGCTGCAGTTCCGTATGAAAATGAAAGAATGAGTTTCGATGAGTTACAAAAGATGCTTCCCGCTCCTGCTCTTGCTACTGCTGTTGGTCCTGGTTCTGCTCATGTTAGTAGTGGTCCCGGTCCTGCTTTAAAGCTTGCTGCTGCTCCTGTTAGTAGTGGTCCCGGTCCTGCTTTAAAGCTTGCTGCTGCTCCTGCTGCTCCTGTTACTGATCCTGCTGCTGCTGCTGCTGCTGCTAAGGCAAAACAGGATGCTGCTGCTAAACTTATTGCTTCAAGTAATGAACAACCTAAAAACAATGGACCATATATTAATTTAAATTCTTTTACATTTAAACAAGATATTATGATAGGTGAACAAGGTGGTGGAGATATAGACTCTGATATAAAAGTTTGCACAAATGGTGTTGCTTATCGTGATTATTTAACTAAATCTGATGTAACCACATGGACAACTAATTCTAATGATATTTATTCAGACCATGCACCAATTCGGTATGAATATACGATTAATAATACAACTGGTGTTGTAACTTGCAGTAGCACTAGTCCAGGAACAAGAAGTATTCGATTTGTAACATGGAATATTGCTTATCAGATGCAGTATTTGGTTACAAAAAAAGGTAATTTTTACACAAGTAAATTTTATTGTTCAAAAGCAACAATTGTTCCATGTAAAGAAGAAGATGGCGTTTATAGAAAAAGGTTAATCAATATTCTTAATGCAGTTTATAATATAATGCAAAACGATAATGTTGACTATGTGTTACTACAAGAATGTGAAAAATGGTATACAACAAGTCCAAATGCTATTCGAAATATTGCGAATGAAATTACTGGGTTTATAGAAAAATATGATGTTTTAAATTTTAGTTGTAATTATACATATAAGGATAAATCGTCATTAAAAAATACCGAATTTTGCCTAATTGTTAAGAAATCAACACCAAGTGATATTCGAGTTTTTAACTTTAAACCAGACACAATTACAAGTAACTATCCAACACCAATGAGTAAATATATTTCTGAAAAGTTTAATTCTTATTTGACAACTTTTAAAGCTTCAAATCTGCATCCTAAGCTTGATTTTCTTGATAGAGACATAGATTCTGTAATGTGTTGTGTTATACCATTAACAACAACTATATTTTTTAATGTGCATTTTCCATTTGGAGATCTAAATCCAAACATATGGCAACGTCAAAAACAAATATATGATTTTATGAATGCAATAGTTGATATTATTCGGTCAATTCCGCAAAGTGAAGATGAGTTATATAAGTATCAAAATTATGATATCGTATTTTCGGGAGACTTTAATGTAAATATATTACAACGTTTTCCAAAAGATATTAAGTATCCTGGTGGTATACCAATGGAACCTTACTTTTTTAAATGTTTAAAAGTTCCTGGCCAAAAAACTATTATTTCAACAACAAAAGATAATTCTCCATCAGCTTTTGGTCAAAATTCTGATACTGATAACTATAATACTACAAATATAGACTTTTCTGTTCTTTATCCCGCAGTAGTTCAAGCGGCTCCTGCTTCTGCTACTCTCGTTTCTTCACTTCCTCCTACACTGAAAGGTGTAGTGCAAGTTCGTGAAGGTAAAGGTACCTGGCCTCTACCTGGTGAGGGTTTAGCAGCTGGAGAAGCAATCAAAATTTTTGCACCAATAAAAAAAGTCATTGATAGGATACTTGAAGACCCTCTATATAATGACTATTATATTGGATTAACCTATTCTGCAAATCGTGGTCAAACTAGCAATATATTTAAAGAATATGGATTTACTGATAGTCAAAGGCCTTCATCTTTATCAACTATGCCATCTAATTTTATGGATGTTCAAGTTGCCAAAATATTAAAACACATTAGTGGTTCTAACCAGGCAAATGTAGTTCAAGACTTATATAATAATGGCAGTGGCGAACTAGTTAACAATGAAAATTATAAAAAATTTAGAATTATTCCATTTAGCACGATGGAAGGTGCATTAATAGTTCCTATCTCTGGTGAACTTGGAGATGAAAGTGATTGTATCAAATTTGTAGATTTATTTTTAACATTACCCAAAACTATTATTATAGGCTGGACATCTAGTCTGGGTAAACATACAATAAAAAGCAATACAGACAAACAAGGACCTATAATTGGTTTTAAAGACCTTGTCATCGCAATAGGAGGCGGCGTCACAGCAGGTCGTCCACCTTTAGAAACGATGGTAACTAAATATATTAACCTTCTAATAAGTAAATGGGACAACCCATCTCAAAATTTTGTTAATAGTATTCTTGGGATTGCTCCTATTGCTGCTCCTGCTACTGCTACTGCTCCTGTTGCGCCTAAGCCTGCTCCTGTTCCTAGTCTTGTAAAAAAATACATTTTTGCATTTGACATTGATGATACATTGTTTCGTGGTGGAACTATTAAAAATTTATCTATGAACGCCAAAGATTTTGCACGTAGACAAGAAATTATTGAAAATATGAAAAAGGTTATTCAAAGTGGTAACTATGTATGGATAGTAACTGCGAATCCTGAATACAATAGACAAGAAGACTTTACTGCAAAATTTTTTGGATCTACTGATAAAGTTTTTTTTGATAATTCAGAATATTTTTTCTTTATGAATCCTGCTATTATGACAGAAGCATACCGAAAAGCACATTCAATATTTAAATCAGATGAAAAACTTGATTATACTGGCCCGTGGCATTATTTAGATAATATCCATGAACAGGGATTAAAACCATACGCCATATATGCACAAAGTTTAATTACACAGAATGAATATAACTCTCACGAAAAAAATACTCCAAAAATAGGTGGTTTTAATATTTATTTATTTGATGATACAGATAACAATAGAACACTTTCAACAAATAGCAAAACTTTGGGTATAGATTTTATTAAAGTTACAGATTTTGCTACTACTACTCCTACTCCTAATCTTAATTTACTTACTGAATTTGAAAAAGCGTTAGCTTATGTTATATCAGAAATTGGTTCAGCGTCTGCACCTGCTCCAGGACCTAAACCTGATCCTACTTCTACATCTACTCCCGCCGAAACTTTAAAAGTAATGTCATTTAATACATGGTTTCCAGTATTTAATCCTGGGGTGCATCATGATGGTGTTGATACAACTTATTGTAATGATAATAGTAGTGGAGAAACTATAAATGAATGCCAAAAAAATGTTATAGGAGAAATTATAGATAAAATGAAGGATGGGTTTCAAGTTATATTTTTGCAAGAGTTTACAAGTCGAATACAAGATGTTTTTAAAAAGGATTTTCCAGAAGTAGAATTTAGCGATACTGAAAATAGTAGTGTTGGTGGTGACACTAGTCTTGGTGCTAATAGTGAGAAACCACCATTTACACTGACATATACTCCTGGAGGGGGAAGACCACCTATTGAATATTATGTTTATACTTTTAGAGCAGGTAATCCAAATAATCCTGGAAATAGTGAAGTTGCAACTACATTATGTTCAAAAAGTTTTTTTCCTAAGGCAGATAAATACTTTATGGGAAATTTAGTTGGTATCCCAAATCACCCTATATATGCATCACCTGGGTCGGGGCCAACAATAACCTCTTTTGATGCCAGTAAATATTTAATCGGTGGTTCAAGGCCTTATATTGTATTGGTTTTTAATGATAAAAAAATGATTTTAATCAATATACATGCGCCCCATGACCACGTTAAATTTAAGAAACCAACAAAATATACCATTCCCCCTGCCCAAACACAAAAAATTGATGACATTAATAAGGAACTAACAACTAATAATCTAATGAAATATGCTGTTAAGGAATTAGGAAATTTGCTTAGAAATAGAATACAGAATGAACTTAAAAGTTATAGTGTCATAATTGGTGGTGATTTTAATGCAAATCCAGTTAAAACACAAGAATATTTAGCAATGCTTGGTGAATATTTCTTTTCAACTGATTCAAAAACTTTTTCTACGACTGCAAATAATCTTTTAAAACATAGTAACCGCAATGTAGATACTTGCTGTATTACAAAACCAGATGATACTTTTAGATATGCAGTTGACCAGATTTATTCTAATAAATTAAATATTGTAAACTATTGGGCATATGGGCAGAAGAACTTACAAAAACCTAAACCTCATATAGGAAATTTAAATTATTTCTCAGACCATTTACCTGTGTATGCAGAAATAGAAATACCAGCAGTCGCACCTATAACTGCACCTGCACCTGCACCTGCACCTATAACTGCACCTATAACTTCAACAAAAACTAGTAGTCCAATTGGAGTAAGTGGTGCAAGTAAAGTGCGAAAACTTAGTCTTGAAGAGATAAATAATGAAATAAGGAAACCTGATAATAATAGTATATACATTATTAATGGCGGAAGTTTTAATCCACCACATTTTGGTCATATAGGATTGTTTGAATTAGCATATGAAGCTATTCAAAAAGATACCACTATCCCTAAAGTCGCTGGTCGGAAATACTACGGAGTTATGGTATTAGCAGAAAATAGTTGGATTGAAGGAAAATTATCAGAGGAACTTACAAAAAAAGGAGGAGTAATAAGTTCGGAATCTAGAATTAATTTATGTGAATTAACTATCAATGATTATCAATGGAAAGATTCTTTACAATTTGGACCACAAAATATGATAGTAATATTACAAGCTAATAATAATCCAATGGGAAGTATTATTGGAAGCAATCCTAGTAAAATACAAAATATGTATTATTTATGTGGTTCTGATTTTTATTTTGATCAAACAGATAGTAAAGGTAATATCATAAAAAGTGGATATTATGGAGCTAATATGAATATGATATATAGTATTCGTGACCCATCATACAAAAAAACATCAGAACCATATCAACCACCAGAATCTGGACCACGCTTTACACGTCATAGAATAACAGAATCTACATATAAAGATGTGTCATCAACAAAAGTTAGAGGAAACATATTAACGCTTGAGAGTAAAGATAGTTTTAATAAATTAGTTGCCGAAGCAATAATTGAAAATATAGGAAAAGGTTCGTATTGTTACTTAGGTAGTATGCCATACCTTATACCAAAAGAAAACTACCATTTACAGGAAATGGGTTGCCCAGAGGCACAAGGAGGTGGTGGAAGCAATGGCATAGTAGAATATACCAATAAACGTCATACACTAAAAAATAGTAAACTAAAATCAAGGAAGATAAAGAAACATGCGTCTACATCCATATCTACGCCTACAACCAGGTTTACAAAGAAACATTTTCATTTGAAGCATAGTCATAACAAAAAGCATAAAACAAGGCGTCATAAGCATTAGGGTGTCTACCTAATACAAATATCAAATTTCAAGTATTAAAATACATACATAATGCGTGGTTATGTATGTATATATATCTAGATGCCGAGACGAATCAAACACTGCACCATATTAGTTCTTCATTGGATAACTCAGCACCAATCAAAATACTACGATTCAGCTCCGGATTCTCACTCGAAAAGAAGCTGGGACGTATTATACTCCAGTCTGTTTTTTCATCCAGTAGTCCAACTTTTGTATATATAAATGCTGCAAGAGCACTACACCAAAAGCGTGATATTTTTTGAGGGTCTGGATCTTTCTTGCAATACGCTTCAATCCAGTCACGCACCACAATATCATAAGGTTTATTATAAACACAATCATGTATTTCTTTCATTTTTTCATGTGTAAATGGATTTCCTGTATGATAGTGTAAATGTCGGGGTTGGTGTATACATGTATCAAGCGAACCTTGGTTGGATTCGATATCGTTATCGTTATCGTTTTGTGCATTACTTTTATAAAAAAAATATTTAAATATGCTGAATCCCGAGTAGATATAGCCAAATGTAGTCGAAAACGTCTTTATAAGTAAGTTATGGTTTTGGTTTTGGTTTTGGTTTTGGTTTCTATTTCTAGTTACTAATGCTGTGCTACCTGTGTCAATAGTAACCATGGTTGTATTGTTTTCGATACTATCTTCTGCAAAATGAACACGCAATCTTCGCAAATAGATTTTCCCTTTATATGTAGTTATAAAATCGACAATAGGTGTAAGTTGCACCCCTATTTTTCTCTTACCATCTTCTGCGTCGGGTATTTGTGATGTGCCGGATTGCCATACATATACACCCTTCAGTGGTTTATCTAAATATGTAAAATCTGGGTTTACAACCACCATCCCAATATGCGAAAAATCACTTTGCGAACCATATTTTATAAGCCATCCAAACAATCCGAGTCCTTTTTGTTCAAGGTTGTCGCATAATAATAAGTCCCCTGTTTTTAAACTACATATGCATTTTGTTATCTCTATAATTTGTTCGCTATTTATCATTTTGTGTAACGAATAAACAATATATATAACCTTTATATTTATTGTTTTATATATTTTATTGTTCTACATAATTATTTTGCATCGTTATTGTTCTATATAGTTACTATGTTCTTCGACTTCTTCTTCGACTTCGTTATCGTTATCGTCAAATATGCTATCATAGCTTCCACTAAATAAATCTTTAAAAGCGGACATTAGTTGTTCGATATACGTTTTATCCTTGCATAGAGAGTTGCATACATTTTCTGAAATAGCAATTGCTAATTCAATCCTACAAAAGAATTTAGAAAAGGTAAGATTTTGTGTTTTTAGTATTTTGTTTACTTCATATATTTCTTCTCCTCCGAAAAATATTTGTTTTATATTAAGTGTATGATAACACACATCGTAAATGTCCCTTATGAGTTTTTCATTTAATTTATCGTGTTTCTCTCCTTTCTCTCCTTTCTCTCCTTTCTCTCCTTTCTCTAACGGCTCAGATAGATGCTTAACAATATACTTTGCAAGCTTCTCATAGTTTCTCGAGACCAAAATCTTAAAAAAATTGAAAAATAAATTCTGTTCTTCTCTTGTTAATTTACCGATAATTCCATAGTCGATGACTCCTATTTTTAATACTTCATTTAGACCCCGTGTATCTTTTTCTTTTATAAAAATAATATTCCCAGAGTGTAAATCTGCATGATACAACGAATCGTAGAACACAGATTTGATATTAAATCTTGACAATATTTTTGAATACTTGTCTCTATCATCCGCGTCAATATTTTCAAGTCTTATACCCTCAATATAATCCATTACAATAGCGTTTGGATTTGCTTCTGTAAAATACGAATAAACATGTGGAATACATACGTCTTTCACGTCTTTGAATTTATCATAAAAAACTTGTATATTATCAATTTCATTTTTAAAGTCAAGTTGCCTTTTCATGATTTCACGATTCTCTTCAAAAATATCGCATATGTTCAGGTTACATAAATACGGCAGTTTTTTGGTTATATTCGCCAAAAGTTCCAGTTCATTCATTGACTTGTCAAATTTCTCAACAATATTTTTACGCCGATATTTTATAATTACCTGTTTCCCGTTAAGCGTAGCTTTATATACAATAGCAATAACGCCAGATTTGATAGGTTTGCTCAGTTCACCACCATGAATAACAAGTTCATCCCCCTCGTGTTTTGAAATATTTATCAGTTCAAATAGTCCCTTATAATCTATTTCATTCTCGTGATATTTCACGTTATCTGTATAAGTAATAAAGTAGTTGAACAAATCTTTATTCATTAGTTTATTATTCGCGTTATTCGAAATTCCCTGAAATATTTTTGTGAAAAATATATTTTTATCTGCCAAATCTCCGGCAAGACGCATTACAATATTGTTATAGTTAGTGGTTGTTTTTTTGGAGCATTTATATATCACATAATATTTTGCACATATCCCCATACAGGAGGTTATAAAATATGATTTCGACATCGCGGACACTAGTGTGGGTTTTATATTGCTTAAAAATGAACCGATTTTGTCTAATATTTTTTTCGCGTAGTTAGGGGTATCACTTGTTTCAGAATCCAGGTCGCATCTTTCGAGTAGGAATTGCAATTCTTGTGAGTGTGCGTCTGCGATATCGTCATTTTTTTTTGCATCGTCATCGTCATCGGCATCGGCATCGGTTTTGTAATAAAAGGGGTATTTGTCTTGAATTCGTTTTAACATTGCGAACATGGATATAGGTATGGATAGGTATAGTATATTGTATTAAATAATATTTAAACTTGTTAGTTTTTAAATAATATTCGTCTGTATTGGTGGTATTGGTGGTATTGGTGGTGGTATTGGTGGTATTATTATATCATCTCAATAAATTGTTTCAGATTCATAAACACTTTTTTCATGATAAGCCCCATAATATTTTCCATATAAATGGGCAATGAATGACTTAATTCCAATTTAAAAATATAGTTAATATTGATTTTATGACACGACTCGAAGTTTACCACCATGGATGATAATATGTTTACAACTTTGTCGTAGTTTTTCAACACTTCGGGATTCGGATAGTCAACGTCCGCACAATTATATGTTTTTTTATTTGGTTCACACACTTCTGTAACCCTCACATACATGTATTTGGGTTTAATCCCTAAATCGGCTGCAAATGGTTTAAAAAGAAAAAGAACATTGACTTCATTGACGGATCCATGTGAAGGTGTTTTAGATACTATGCCGTGCATTTCAATTTTCTCAAAGTTGTCTTTATTTAGCGTGAACATCAAGTTATATATGTCTAAATTTATGATATTATACAAGTTTGCTCGGTTATTCTCCGCATAGAACTGCAGTAAATAAATATTATTATTTTTATCCCGTTTCAGGTGCATTTTCTCCTTAAAACAAATCGTCTTAAAATTATATTTTAAAACATCGTTCATGTTTATTTTGTTTTTGATACGTGCGTGTGCGTTTGTGTGTGCGTCGTCTATAATTATTATTATAATCTATTTATGTATATTTTACAACTTATCATTATTCGCGTGTTTTGTTTACAGCAACCTTTCAACATTTTTAATAAGATTCACTTTGTCCAATACTTCTACTATATTCGCCTTATGTTTCTCCACAAAATATTGCGGATTTTTCAATACGCGGTTAATCGTAATCATATCCATATTTATATTACCTGTTAGTTTTATAGAATAGTTAGGAAAATAATCTTCTATTTTTTTACACCCCCAGTAAAGTGGTATCGTATCATAAAGAATCGGATTAACTATTTTTTCACTAAAATAATGATCGTGGGATGTATTTTCGATCGCAATCGTAAACATGTAGTTTTCGCACATTTCTGCCATGGATTTGAAATTACCATATATGTTATTATTTTCGGGAAATCGTTGCTTATAAAATTTTGTGCCATTCCCCCATATATCTATTGGCAGTCGATGTTTGAGTATATAACTTACAAGTGCGTGACGATATTTGTGTCCGGGTGTATAGGACTTATGCGAAACCATGATCGACATTATGTTTGTTTTTTTACTTCGAATAGAACTACCAATATTTTTAGGCATTTCATGAAACAGGAATCCATGGTGCCCTAAAAACGGAGGTGATGGTAATGAACCGACGCTGCCTATAAAATATTTTCCTATACTACTTACAGCATATTCAATAAAGTTATTATGATATAGTCGTAAAAAAGAATTGTCGGGTGGTTCGTGTGCAAAACCAATAACACACTCTTTTTCAACATGAAGAGTTCCAGGAACAGGGCAGTTTAATAAAATGACGTGTGTATATGTTTCGGTAGTTGTAATGTATATTTTATTTGTTTTACCATAGTAGTCTAGTTTTTGATAAAGGCACATTCGTTCATAGTTCTGTTTACATGTTTCCGATGTGCAAAAGTCGCTGAAGAATCGTATTCTTATATAGTTCTTCTTAAACTCCGATACTATATTTTTAAAATATTCGCTTTCATAGCATGTTTTATAGTGATTGATTTGGTATGGCGTTTTATGCACTAGTGTGACTTTATTTATATTATACAATACTGCTTCGTATATACTTAACTGAAGCCATAACTCGTTCATACAGAATTGTGTTATTTTGTCTGGGTCTATGTCATGTTGGGGGTGTGGGTAAGGATGTTGCGATCGTATATATCGCAGCACATCTCTTTTAAAAACGACGCTACTATTTATAAAGGGGTTTACTTTAAAAAGATTATAATTGTATATCCCGTTAATAGGTATTTCGGGGATTTCGTTTTCTAGGACGGCACTTGTATTAGCATCACCATATCTACTTTTTGTCCCAATTACATCTATTCTTGGAAACTCTTTTAATTTTGAGGCTTGAAGTTCTAGTTTGTTTGGTTCCCATATATCGTCTGCATCTAATATTCCAATATAGTTATAAATTGCATCGGTGTTGACAACATGTAACAAAGTTTGAAAATACGATTTAAACTCTTCTTTGTAGATTTTCACTTCAATTCTTTTGTCTTCAAATGTGAGTGTGAGGGCTGGTGTTGGTGTATGTGTTGGCGTGGGTGTATCATAACATACAACCTTCAACTCCCAATCTTGGTATGTTTGGTTTACCACAGATTGAACACTTGCCGATAATGATTCTAATTGTGTTGCTGTGGTGATTGCATTATGTATAATGCATATGATAGATATCATTTGTGTTTTGTATGAAAAAACGTATATAATAAAAATATATTTTGATATCTTTATTATATTTTATAGTGTTTATTTTTTATTTGTATTGCTTAGAATTAAATATCTAAACTAATTGTGTTCTTTTCAGATTTAGGTTTGCGTTTGGTTCTACTCGGCATATTATCATTTTGCAAATCTTTCAACTCAGAAATACTAATCGTGCTTCCTTTTTCCTCCGCATTGTTTGTATTGTTTGCAGCTCCACCACCACCAAACAACGCCGTCATATCATTGCCGCCCCCACTTCCACCCCCGCTTCCATTAGGAATATTTATACTTTTGGTTTTAAGACCGGAAAGAATATTACTAATATCACTTGGTCCTCTCATTTCAGGACGCGGGTTTTGCGGATTAGGTGGAGGTGCTCCACGCATCGATTTGTTTGTAAACGCATTTACAAAATTGTCTGTCAAATTCACGCCTTCATTCATGTCTCCTCTACCAAAATTCAAATCAGGACGATTAGAAATATCGCCTTCTCTTCGCGGAGGTGGAACTGAATTGGGTCCCTTTGTAGCAACGGGTGCAGGTGGCGGGCGCTGGTTATTAAAGTTGCTCGACATTGGTGGAGGTGCTGCCATACCGCCCATCATGTCCCCCATAAAGTTCCCAAAGTTGGGTGATGATTGCGACATCGTGTTGACCGCCGCTTGTGTGAATTGTTTCATAAGTTCGGGATTTTGGCGCATAATGTCGTCCATACCCGGCATCGCCGATTTAAACATCGTGTTTGTCATATGAAGCATAATTGCACTTCCACCTAACTGAAAAAGCAGTTTCAATTCAGGTGCCATTTTGGCTTTGGACTTATATTTCTCATGCAGTTCTCCAAAAATCTCCTCGTAGTCGTCAACATTTTCGTTTATCTGTTCCGACCATCCATCCAACTTCAAATCAAAAGGGTCGAACTTATTATTCAAAAATTCCAAACCTGTAATTGCAGTCATCAGCAACTTTTGCTGAAACTTGATACTATTCTTCTTCTCACGTTCTTCAACATGTGTCTCGTATTCACCCTTCATTTCAAGTAGAGACGACTCCATGCTGTATTTCTTACTGAGACGAACACCTTTTGACTCAAGTTCTTCTAACTTTTGCAGCATTTTGAATTTTTCGCGCAATAAATCTTCTTTCGACATCTGGGGCGTTGCATCCACATTTGCATCAGGATTTAGTGGAATATTACTAAACTTACCAAACCCGTCCCATGTTTTATTGTCGTTATCTGTATTTGCGGTAGATGCACCGACATTACTTCCACTAATATTATTATACCTTGGTTCAGAATATCCACCATCACTGGCATCATCGTCGTTGTAACTGCTCAGTTTTATGCCGCCGCTGCCGGCATTCGCGCTTCCTCCCGAAGAACCAAAAAAATCAGACTTGAAATTCTTTGAGATTTTTTTAGGTCCACTGCGACTACCTCCGCCCAATGCATCTGACAAATCATTCAACTCGTCTTCCAATTCATTCAGATCATCTAAATCAATATTATCGCCGCCGCCCATACCCCCGCCATTTTTATTACCGCTTTTCAGTTTATCATTCATAAGCAATTCTAGGCCTCCACCGAAGTTGACGGATTTGGTGCCGCTGCTGCCACCTCCGCCACCTCCGCCGCCTCCGCGACTACTTTTATTACTAAAGCTATTATCTAAATCAGATAAATTTCCAAGGTCAATGATTTCTTCCATAATGTTGTATTATCGATAATAATAATCTATAATTTTAATTTTAAGTTTGTGCGCATTATAAATATATATTTGCGAAACTATATGCGAAATTAAACTATTAAATACTCAAACACCCAAATACTCAAACTACCTTTATCATATTTTTGAGTGTAAGATAATATATTCCTTGTAAAAAACAATCTGCAAGATCGTCTTTCTTTTTATTTTTGTTCAGATATCCCTTAAAATCGCGAAACTCTTCTTTTGTTTCTAAAAGCTCGGCAGTTATTTCAACGCTTTCTGCTTTTCGTTCCGTGTATGTTGTTTTCTTTTTTGTCATAAACATTTTTAGTTTATTTGATGCGGAGATGAATTCAATATGTGGTGTATGTTTCATTATAAAATATTGTGCAATCATTCCTTGCAATGTTTTCATGCGGCTTGCAATCGTGCTAATTTGATTTTCAATAATTGCGATGTCAATGTTTATCTTGATACCCAGCCCTCCCATTCCTAAAACCTTGTCAAGCTCTTGCATCATATTTTTGCCGATCGTTATTAAATCTACATCCATTGCTTTTACATTTTCAATATGTTCAAGATAGTTTTTGTGTAATTCTTGTTTTATCATGTTGATTAGGTCGTCTTTTGTATTTGTGTTTGTTTTTGTTTTTGTTTTTGTCGAGTTTGTATTTACTATTTTATTTTCGTGTTTCTCTCCTTTCTCTCCTTTCTCTCCTTTCTCATCTCCAATAAGAGATGGAATGTTACTAGAGCCAAAGTTATACTTCACGATTAGTTCTTTGATGTCTACAAGTTTCATTTTTCTTATTTTTTTGATATTCAGTTCAGGTGTCGGAATCTTATATTTTGATATTTTTGCATGTTTGTTGCAAAAATATTCTATTTCATTTTCGGATTCCTGATTTTCATTTATTTTGTCTTTCTCTCCTTTCTCACCTTTCTCACCTGTTTCACAAGCCTCATCCTCCTCCTCCTCCTCCTCCTCAATGTCGTCATCATCCTCATCGTCGGTTGTGCAAAACGTCTTACAATATTTCGCATCTTGGGTGCATCCCAAAGTGTTACACTTTCTTACTATCGGAGTGCAAAGATTGATAACATCCCATTTTAATATTTTTACGCTGTGCGTAGTTTCGCTTACCTGAAAAATACAATATGCTAAATTTTTCATCCCGACATCAAAGCTTATAATGTTTTTTGTTTTTTCCATGGTGTATAAAAATACATAATATGTTTTTATTATGTATTTTGTGCCGAATATATTTTGTAAAGATATTATTGTTATGATTTTACAAATGAAGACTTGGGAACACGTCTAGTTCCATGGCCATGACGTTTTACAGAACGTATTGCCATCTTATATGCACGACTTGTTTTATGATTACATCCCTTGTCAAGAATACTAAAATCAACTGCTGCACTTTTCCCGCCGGTAATTGCACTTGCAAGACGTGCTCGCCCCCACGAGTGTGCTGTCTGGTTAGGTCTACTACCGGATGAAAAATACGCACCTTGGCCTTTCTTCTCAATTTGGCGGAGGGCGGAAATACTGCATCCTGTTTTTTTGGCCAGTTGGGAAGACGGAAGAATATCTTCTACGCCATATATTTTCCTTGCATGAAGAATATGCTTTGATACTTTGCCGGGATAAGATGCGACGGCTTTTCGTGTATAATATTTTTTTTGCTTATAAAGTTTGCGGGATTTGTCGAGTTGCTTTTTTTCGATTAAAGTGTCGCGTCTGGATAAAATACGGGGTAAATATTTTGATGCGTAATATTTTAAGGTTTTTTGTTTCATAGGTATTTGTGACGATATATATAATATGTTGTTATTATTTTAAGTGATCGTGTATATATTAGTCATCATTCTTCCATTCCACTTAATCTTCGCCCACGACTAGTAGTTGGTGTTTTAAATCGTCGCGGTGTCAAATATTCGTCTGCTTTTCGATAAAATGATGTTGAGGGTTTATTTGATAGTGGTCTTACTATTGCACCTGGTTTTGTTTCACTTTGTGGTGATTTTATACTCTTGAATGACCTTGGTGCTACCGATTTGTGTATATCCGACCTTGGTGCTACCGATTTGTGTATACCCATTTCTTTTAACACTTGGTTAAATGTTTCGGTTTTTTCTCTACCAGAGCGGGTTGGTTGCAATGTCGCGACCCCTGTATACCATTTTGCATGAAGTCCAAGTCCACTATGGTCATTAACATCTTGACTATCAAACGCGATAGGGCTCGCTGGATCTAGTTCTACATCTTCCGCAATTAATTGGCTTACATCCAATGATGATGCGATTCTATATTGTGGTATTTTTGCTTTTTTTTTACCTGTTGAATTATCGTGTCTAAATGTACCACATTCTCTAGACGCTTTTACATCTAGTCTTACTTTACATCCATGAACCGCCATTTTTTTACTAAAATCATTTATTTTATTTTTCAAAAGTTTTAATTGAGAACATCGGTCAAAAGGAGTTAATTTTGGATTGTTAAGTATTTTGGAACCTTCATTATTAAAACCTGATACGCTATCTATCAAGGATTGTATTTCTTCTGCTGAATTATACTTTTCTCCCAAAATTCTTCCTATATTATTTTTAATATCGTAAACACTACGATTTTGTCCGGTTACTGCAACTAGTTTTCCAGAATCATCTCTAATAGGAAGATAACTTTCTAATACCATTTTAAATCCATGTCTACCTAGTCCACGCGTAACTACATCTTTTAAAGAATCCAATAATGTTAAAGCTTTACCAGTTTCTACATAACCAGCGAATTTACCACCTGGTGATAAAACTTGTTTAGTTTTTAAACTTAAGTAACAATCCTTAAATATTGCGTTAACACTATCACCCATGGTATACTTTGGATCAACGTCATATTTTTCTTGACCTTTTGTTGCAACAAACTCATTATACAATTTGTCTTCAAGCATTAAATCTTTACGAGCAAAAATGTATTCAAAAAGTTTACCATATAAAGATAATTTTGTAGGGCGAATATGTTTATCCAATAACCCTTCTTTTTTTAGTTTTATTTCTATTTCTTCAACAAATTGTTGTGAACTTTTTCCTTCAGGTGCTAATCCGGTAGCTTCTATAATATTTTCAGCTATTTTTATATCTTCATGTTCAATAGGAGAATCCTCCTCTCCAGCACCTCCTACATGATGTAAACGCCCTAATCTACGTGTTACTTTATTACTAATTTTTTTTTTATTAATATTTATGTTTTTTTTTCTATAAGTTTTCTTTCGTATTGATGTTTTTAGATTACGTCGACGACGCGTATTTTTTACACCTCTTCGTCTTGTTGCCATTTTTTATTTAAACTTTTATTTAAACTTTTATTTAAACTTTTAAAAGTTACTATATAGTATTACTAGATATTATGTTATTTTACTTTCAAAAAATAATATAACATAGGATTAAAACTCTACTGGCACCACTCCCTTTCTCAATTCGAACGCGCTAAACCTTGTATCAACATTTGCGACTGAGAAATATGCGGTGCACTCATCCGACTCTGCAATTCGTTCCGCGAAAGATACATATTTTTCAGGTCGCTTGTTTCATAGCCAAAAGGTTGGCTATTATCTAAAGGCGATTCAAAAACAAACGGCACACTCGATTGTGAAATCGGATTTTGGCTCCCCGTGTAAACAGGCGGACACGCCCCGCAGTTATTGCACGCAGATATAGAATTTGACTGCATTATTTTGACTGCATTGTTTTGCAAAAAAGTTCGGTAGTCCCAATTCGACTTAATATCATTATTTTCGCGGATTTTCTCGTTTATAACTGAACCGGGTTGCCAGGTCGAATAGTTTCTGCCATCGGCCATAATGGGTGGAAAATTGAAGTGGATATTATTTGATCCAGAGTAGCAAGTTCCCCAAGACATGTCTGTGATTGTGATTGTGATTCTTGCTAAACTACTATATATACTTTATTGTATAATTTATTATAATATATATAATAAAATATTAATACTTTGCTAAATAATATTCGCCATTCACCATTCGCCTATCATTGGGTCAAATGTTTGATGAGTTCTTTCTTGTTAAGTTTGTTAATAGCAGTCTCGTTATATTGAAGCCCATCCGCCGATAATTTAGTCTTCAATTGTTGCTTAAGTGTTTGAACATTCATTGAGTTGTAGTCTGCGTGTTGTTGTTGCGGCTTATCGGCTTTAAAAATGGTTTTAATTTCGATAGTGTTAATATCGGTCGCGGAAGTTTCTAAATGTTGTTCTTGGTGTAAAGATAAAGATGCATGATTAGGGAGTTCTTCTATTTTTACTTCCGTATCATCGCTCGTTTCTTCATCATCGTCATCGTCGTCGTCACTCGCATTCTCATCGTCGTCGTCGTCGTCATCATCGCCGTCATCATCACTTACATCATTGGTATCATGATGATTCAAATCTTTGGTTCCAGAAACGTTTCCCCCTCCTACAGCATATAAAGGCTCCGACAACTCAATAACTTTAATGTCATCGCCGGTTAAATGTTCGAGAGTATGTGAATGTATGTCTAAAGTTCCGGAGTTGTTAAATATTATTTTTTTTGTAGTATTCTCGTGGTTCTCTTCGTTCTCTTCGTTATCTTCCTCTTCTGAATCCGTCTCATCATCTTCAGATTCAGATGAGGATGAGGATGAGGATGAGGATGAGGATTCGGACTCGTCGTCGTCTTCTTCATCGTCGGAAACATCAATCAAATCATTTGTGTGACGATTTTGATTACCTGCACCGGCACCCGCACCCACACCCACACCCGCACCTCCCTGTTGCATCTGCATCTGCATTTGCACATGTTTCATGATTTCATCATCGCTTACCATATCTTGTCGCGAATGTCCACCATTTCTCATACTCATTACTAAAGACTGCAATACTTTTGCCTGTTCTCTTTGCGAAATCTCTAAAATTCTCATTTTAGCTCTAAAAAAGAGAAACATTGCTGAACATATGATTAAAGTAATAAGAATATTGAAAATAGTTTGTGAATGGAATAGTGACATCTTTTATTTTTATACATAAATAAAAATAAAATATTTAACGCTTAATGCTTTAACGCTTTCTTAATTACATTGACATCAAAAGTTGTTTTGTATTTTCTATGATTGCTTTTGGATAGTCTAAATCATATAATACTTTGATGCCTCCTTTTATTTTAGATATACCTCTTTCTATTTTGTATAAATATTTCAAATTATAATCTTCTTCAACGTTCACTTTCATTTTATAATTTTTAATTCTCTTATTTGTCTTCAGGTTGTTGCATAGTGAAATATAATGGGTTGTAAGCATAAGATCGACATTCTTCATCGTTGACAAGTAGTCAATATACCCGTATGCACTTGCAACTGCTTCATAAGGGTTTGTTCCCGAATACAATTCATCAAAAATACAAAAGTGGCGTTTATCACTTTCTTTTTCTAAACTATCCAAAATCTCTTTGCAACGTCTTGACTCGGCTTGGAATAAACTATCACGTCCGGACGTATCTGGGATATTCAGGTAGCTGTGTAGATAGTCGTAAGGGCAAATATTTGCACTATCATAAAATCCGTAGCCTATTTGTTGGGAAAGAATAATATTCATGAGTGTTGATTTGATAATCGTGGTTTTGCCTGCGGCATTTGGTCCCGTAATTATAATTTTTTTATTTATGACAACATCGTTTTTGATGGGTGTTTCATGTGGGGGATAGTATATCTGTTTAAAAGATGTATGCTTTTTGCTTTTAGTGCTTTTAGTGCTTTTTGCAGATTTGCTCGAAACTGCAGACAAAATAGACGCTATAGAAGTATTCTTTTTAGATTTCTTTTTTTTATTGTCTTTCTCTCCTTTCTCTCCTTTCTCTCCTTCGGGCAACTCGTCGACTTGTTCTTCTTCCTCCATCACTTCGGTGGCTTCGTCACCTTCTTCTTCTTCGTCGCCAATAAATACACAGGGATTGATTCGCAAACTATCAATCATTTGTTTGATATGGTCAATATTTTCATAAAACCCGTTGAAACCGAAACTATAGTCTACGCAAGATTTTATATCATGGTCAACAAATATTTCGTAGTTTAGTTTCATAAGTTTTCCAATTTCGGTGAATTTCTTAAAGTTCACTGCGAATGGTTTGATTTTACTAAACACAACACATAGTTTCTCAAGATGTTGCACCTTTGCCTTCAAATCGTTTGTAAATTCGCGATAGGTTATAAGATTATGTGACATTTGAATAACATGCTTCATATTTCGAATCGTATACCGAAAATAGTCGTTCAAAATGAATATATTTTTGTGAATAAGAATCATATTTTTATAAAAACGATGACACGACATGACATTCTGGTAAACTTGAATAAAGTAGAAGAAAACAGACATGAGAACATAGATACGTTTATCCCACGGCATACTTGCAAAATCAAGAAGCGAAAATATTTTCCCGATTGGGTGACTAGAAAAAATTGTTTTCAGGGATGCGAAGTAAGACGACAACGAGACTTGCGATTTTTGAATCTTTAATAAGAAGAACGGAATAAACAACAAAATCAGGGGCGAAAGAAGCGAAATCACGGGCGATGTGAGGTTATAAATACTCATAAGTTGCATGACCATCGGCGACTTATTTAGGTTATCCAGCATCGGGAAATCGATATAACTGAAACGCTGTTTGAAATTCTTGTCACAAGCAATATCCAGCCATAGTTTATCAATCGTGTTGTAAACATCGTGTGGAAAAATAATTTCTCCGGCACCAGCACCAGCATCATCACCGGTCTTATATGGCTTATACGTGTAGTTATTTTGGTCATCACAAATCATGCGCAAAGGTTCGCTAAGTTTACAGCCATATTGGTTCACATAAGATCGATAAAATGTTTGCGACTCTTTTAAAAACTCGACATTTGTAGTATAGTAGCGACTCCATAGTGCCACATATCGTTTACTGAAAGCGGATTCGGGTTTAAAAATCGTTTCATACATGGGGGCACAATCGTCGTTTTTTGTTTCAAGTAGTTCTAAATCATTTAAAATATTGGAGTTGATTTCACGTTTATCTGTATCTTCTAAATAACAGATGGGGAGTTTAAAAGATGTTTCTGGTGAAGAAATACTTTTCTTATTGTGTTTTGATTTTTCTTTTTTGTGGCATTTCTCTCCCTTCTCTCCTCCATCCGCCTCTCCTTGTTCTGGCGTATTGCCAGGAAATGTCTTCAAATATTTACTCACTTCGTTGGTCAACTGCATCGTAAAAGAGTTTGCACTTGCACCGGCATTACCGGTTGGATCGCTTTTAAGTTGTTCTTTTTTTATTTTATCATTTATTTCCTCCAGTTTCTTTAATTGTGCATCTTTCATATCTGTTAAAATTTTATTAATGTCAAACATTTTATTGTATCCTATTATTTTGCTTTATATCTAAAAATATTAATAATAAAATAAATATACGAATTTATTTTATTATTAATATAATATATAAAATGGAAAACTACAAAACAAATTATGGTATAATTACACTTTATAAAAATGAGGTTTATATTGGTAGTCAATTTAAAAATGGTAATTATTTAGATATTGACACATTAAATAAATTAGGTGAATATATAAGCCCAGATCGTAATATTTTAGAAATAGGAGGACATTGTGGAACATCATCTATCGTTTACTCAAATTTTTTAAATAAAGAACAAAAAATTTACGTTTATGAACCGCAATTAAACATGTATAATTTATTAGTTAAAAATATAAATCAAAATAATCTTCAAAACAAAATTATACCTAATAACTTAGGTGTATTTTGTTTTGAAGGAAATGCTAAAATGAATAGTATTGACTTAGATGGCGGTGGTGGTGTGGTTGAAAAAAGATACAATGAAGAAAGCCACTTAGATTGTAACTTTGGTGGAATTGGAATAGGTTCGGATGGCGAAGATATTCGTGTAACAACAATAGATAATATGCAACTAGAGAATATTGGTTATATTCATTGTGATGCACAAGGTTCAGAAAATTTTATATTCTCAAAAGGTATAGAAACAATAAAAAAATACAGACCAGTAATTCTATATGAAAATATAGAATTTTATGGAACGTATCTTTATGATAATATATGCAATGCATACCCTGGTTATAAAGAGGAAAGCAAATTTGATATTAAAAAATACTGCATGGAAGAGTTAAAATACTCAACCTTCATTGATAAATTCAATGATGGAATTGATACACTTTTAATTCCATAGTAAATCGTAAAATCTTAATCAATTGCAATATTTGAAGGCAACTCATCTACTATGGTGTGATAGTGTCGCTCAATCTCTTTCATCGTTTTCATATCCCATCGAGTAACAAAATTAATCGCAGTTCCTTTACGTCCCCATCTTCCTGATCGCCCAATACGATGCAAGTATTTAAATATACATTTTGGCAAGTCGAAGTTTAATACTGTTCTAACCTGCTGCACGTCGATACCACGAGAAGTAACATCGGAGGAAATAAGGACACGATGTTTCCCAGCCTTGAAGTCGCTATATGATTCATCACGTTTCGACTTTTCCATGTTGCTGTGGATACAACACACGGGAAATCCATCATTTTGCATTGCCTCTGCCAAATCCGTGACACGCTTGATACTATTGCAATAAATAATACACTGCGACATTGAAATAATATTGAAAATATCCTTAAGTGTTGCATATTTCTGTGAATCGTCATCGAGAGCAACATAATATTGTTTGATACCTTCAAGTGTTAGCAACTCCGACTTCACCAAAATACGGACAGGATTGCGCATAAATTTGTCTGTAAGTGCTTGTAACTCGGGGGGTAATGTTGCACTAAACAACCCCACCTGCACGTTGTTATTTAGGTATTGAAAAATATTATAAACTTGTTCCTTAAATCCGATCGACAACATTTCGTCCGCCTCGTCTAATACAAGAATAGAAATGTCCTTTGCAACTATGTTACCACGTCGCATCATATCATAGACGCGCCCAGGGCATCCAACGATAATATGAGGTGTATTATTTTTCAATTCAAATGCATCATCGTCGGTTGAAGTTCCGCCAATAAGCAGATGATACTTGATGCTTTTATTTACAGACCCGATACTTGAAATGACTTCGTAGATTTGTTTTGCAAGTTCGCGTGTAGGAGCCATAATAAGCCCTTGGGTTTTATCGAGTTCCGAGTTTATATTTTGCAGAACACCGATCGTAAAAACACCCGTTTTGCCTGTTCCTGACTGAGCTTGTGCGATAATATCCCTTCTGTCAAACATAGTCAAAAGTGCTCTACGCTGAATCAAACTTGGGGAGTCAAATCCGTAGGAGTAAACACCCCGCATTATATCTTCATTGAGAATACCCTCCAAGTCTTCCCATTTATCGAATTCTTTTGGGGGAGCGGATGTATCGATTTCAACCGCGGGTTCGATGTTGGTGGCGAGAATAGAAGAGACGGGTTCGGGTAGAGAAGAAGAAGGAAGGGGATGAGGAGGGGGAGGAATATCCGCGTTATTATAATTTCTTTGAATATTTAATCCGTCGTTGCCGTTGCCGTTGCCGTTGCCCTCACTTCTATCATTCTGATAGTTAAAATGACTTCGGTTGCCACGATTATTCATACGATTATTTTGTCTACCTTCGAATCTTTGTTCATTTTGCAAAGACGAAGAAGAAGAAGAATCATTTTTATAGCGACCATTAGCTTGTCCGCTATTATTATATCCGGAATAATTAGAACGATAGTTATTGCTATCACCTGCACTAGTTCCACCTAATGCATTAAATTTGCCACCTTGGTTCGTGTTCGGGTTCGGGTTCGGACCACCATTAGCATATCTATAATTTTTATTATTGCGTTGAGGAGTATACTTATCAGTCATCTTGTATTTTACTTCTATAGTGTATTATAATATATCTTTATGCATTTAAGTATTTATAGTTTAAAATATTTATATTTGTAATATAACCATAGAACGATACCGGAAAATAATAATTATATTAAAATCAATATAAATATGTTATAATATATAAGTATAGGAGTATATCATACAAACAGCAAACAAAATGATACAATATGATATGAACGATTATGACGAAATAACGAATGCTGGTTTTTTATGTAACCTAACACAAGAGACATTAGATATAATTTCAAAATTATCTG